ATTTTAACATTACAGTAAAAGGCAATAAGTCTATTATCAATATCACTAAGGATTGTGAGTATTGGTGTGTAATTAACCATTTTACTATATCTGAGCTTATTACAATTATAAAATTGTCAATGAACTTAAACGCTCCTCAACGTATGATAGATAAAAGTATTACCATTATATATACTGAAAATACTATCACACTTGAATTAACCAAAAAAGAATCTCCTAAAACTGCATATAAAATCGCTGATGACTTTATGGTTTGGATGATTGATTATGTTGAAAACTCTCTCAATACAACTAAATTAATTAATTGCTTAAATACTTGCTTAGTTAATAAATCTATTAGACTTGGTCATGGAGGATAAAATGGACACCTTTCAAGTAATTAGTATTGGTATAATTATATTTGTATTATATCGTTTTATACTTTGGACTGGTCATATCTGTGAAGATGTATTTCCAACTTGCTCTTCCGATTCAAGAGATGAACGTATTACATTAAAATCATCTCTTATATTACGTGATGAATTAAATCGTGATATTAACAAGCAAATAAGTAAAATGAGTAATTATAATAAAGAGCTAGTGTTAAAACAACTTGAATAGGAGTTTGTTATGATTGAACAGATGGCTCTATTAGGTTTTGCTTGGGGAATAGGCATTTGGGGCTTATGGATGGGTTATCTAATGGTATGGTGTCCAACTTTTATTAAAAACATCATCATGAGTCGTAAAATATATATCATTGCATGTGATCTTATTGTCACTTATTTTGGTAGCAAATTAATATCAAGCTCTAGCGGTAGTATTGCTGCCGGCATAGGAACATTTGTACTTTTAATGGCTTGCTTTACTTCTTCTTCTATTATTATACAAATAGCTAAACGAAAAAAGAATCTTTATACTGTTAAGGTTCCAGAAAGAAAGAGAGGCAAGAAATGTTTAAGTTCTGTGGATCATGCCTTGTCATCTTGGTCATCTTCATTAACGTAGGTTGGATCTTTTCTATTATCAGTTTTATAATCTCAACTCTTAAACAAGCACCACTTCTTTTCATAATTGCTATTATTGGTAATATTATTTGGAAAATTAACATACGTAAGATAAGGGAGGAGTAATGCATAAAATATTTACTATCTTTATACCCTTGCTTTACTTTTCAATTACATCTCATTCTTTTAGACATACAGTATTGCTTATATTTGCATTCATACTTTGTGCATTTATAGGTACAATTCTTTCTATAGTAAATCGTAAAGGAGTTAATTATGAACAACAAAGAATCAGAACTCAAAGAGCTACTTGCACAATCAGAAAAAATGAATAAACGTTTAGCTGAGTTAATAAATAAGAACTCCGAAACAGATGAGCCTTCAACTACTAGTTTACTAATTGGTGGTATTGCTGAAAAAACTCTCGGTAACATTGGTAGCTTCTTTACTGGTAGTATTAATAAGGTTGTTGAAGGTTATGATGATATTAAAGAGGCTGGTCATGACCGTAAAGTTCGTCAAGCAACTAAACTTATTCTTAAGCATCAAAAGAGTAATGAAAAATTAAATGAGGAAATTCAAGAATTAGCTAAGAAAGGCCTCATTGACTTACCAGACACAACAGCACTAAGTACAATAGCACCAGACACAACAGATACATCAGACACATAGTACATGTATAACCTCCATATGATTGGGTAGCTCTAAAAATAGAGTTGCCCTTTTTTTAGCTATTTGCTATTACTGTATTGTTACTATTTAATCTTTTTATTTTAAGGACATTCTTATGTTACAATTACTTATTGATATTCAATTACGTCATCACTGGAAAGAAACACTGATAATCCCTTCTCTTGTTAAATCACTTGTTCAACGCCTGACAGTATCCTATCTTGTTACACTCTTGTTCGTCCTATCTTGTACTATTACACCACTTCTTTGCTCAAACCACAAGTATTATACTCCAGAACATCTCACTCACAGTCTGTAAATTTAAATTGTCTGACGCCTGTAAGTATGAAGAGAAACTTTTAGAACTTCTTTTGTTCTAAAAAGAGGCACTAGCCTCTCCTTTTAAGCCTTCTTTTAGTTTTAACGCCTATAAGTATGTTAAATACTACATATGGTATGGTAAACTTAAAGAAGTTGGTCTAAACACGGTTATTTTGTCCTATTTTGTCTTAAACTAAGAAATATAATACTACATATGGTATGTTTTATATCTGAAAAACTTAGAAAAAAGGGGTAAAAGAGGGTGAAAATGGGAGGAAGGAAGGGGAAAAAAGGGGACAGCCCCCCTTTCACTTCCTATCCATGTCTCTTGTAGTCTTTCCTTTTCTTATCTTGCCTCTTATTGTCTTTTTTATGCTCTATTTATGCTTTTATAGTCCCTTGTATTTTATCCATGCCTCTTGTAGCCTTTTATGGCCTCTTATGCTCTATCTAATTTAACTAGGGATTTCTATCTTCTAGGGAAACTTTAAATTTAGCGTAAACTTAAGCGTTTTTAATTCTACCTTACCTCTAATTCTTTGCTATTCTTGAAATTTCTTTAATGATTACGGAAACTTATCCGATTTTGCTATTCTTAGCCTTTTGTAGCTCACTATCTTCCTTATGTATGTAGGGACTAATAGTCTTATCTTCTTGCTATACTCTGGCCTGGGAGGCCTGTTTCTCTCTTATTAGTCTTATTGGCTCTGCTATTACTGATCTCTATATCCTGTTCCTGCTCTTGTTAGTTAGGGCTGGACTCATATATAATACAAAGTACGTTATTCGCATGCTATTTGCACATAATATCTCTACCCACATATCTAGTTTTGCATATGTAGGGCTATTCCTGCTCTTGTGCTTGGAACCTTAAACCTAATCTTAATCTCTACTCTTGTTATACTGTTGTAACTCTCTCTTGTTCTCTCTCTATTCTTTTACTATTATTGGAGTATCTTGTATGACTGGTCGTGATTTTATTGTTGGGGTGTGTGTATCTGTTATATGGATGTGTGTAGTTACTGTTATTAGTGTAGGTGAGCCTGCTATTAGTGTAGAAGATGGTAGGGCGGCTATTTGTGAAAATATGGTCAAGTTGAATAGTGCTCTTATTGAGCGTCTTGATTTTGAGATGCAGAAGAATGAGTTTCGCAATTGTGAATCTTATCGTATTCGTCTTTCTGATGCTAGCTCTGTTCGTGTTGTTATTCCAAATGATGTTGATAAAGAGTATTTGATTGGTATTATACGTACTGCTCTTGTTGATATTACTAGTCGTGATATTGTTCTTAATGCTATGCATGCGAAGTAATATACTGTTATGATTCGTATAATTGGTATTCCATTGATGAGAGGATGGTTATGAGTAAACTTGAGATAATTAGCTTAATTGATCGTAAGTGTGAGAATTGCGATATGTGTTCAGCAAATAACCCGCTTACCCCTAGTGATAATTGGTGTGGTTACAAGGCTAGAACTATTCCGACAAAGAATACGTGCGAACACTTTAGTCCTACTGAAAGTGCTGTACCTTATTTTGTGTACTTAGCTACAGAGGAAGACCATTTTAGATTGTGGGTTGAGTTTTGGAATGGAGCTTTTATGGAGTTTGATGGGCTTGCCGGTCATACGTTTTATGCGGAGTCAGACTCTGAGATAATTAATGCCTACAGCAACTTTTGTGAACTAGTAGACTTTGATTACGACCATGCTGATGAGGACTTAACTGAGTCTTACGTAAAAGCCCAGTTCCGCGAGTGTGAAATAGCGGTAGATTATCCAGCTGTAGCGTATATTAAGCAGGCAGTGTGGTTCGATAGAGGCAGTGGTGACAATAAGATGTTTGTGTTGCAGATTGAGAGTTTAGCGAGCATGGCTAGATATCGTAGTGTGTAAGCTGTAGAGGTTAATCTTACAATTAATAAAGCTGGAGGAGCAAAGGTGGTTGAATTAAAAGCAGGTGATGTGATTGATATTGTCGAAGGTACTGGTTTGTTAAAAAGCTGTCCAGAATGCTTGTTTCATGGTGCTTATAATCGTCAAGTTATGTGTAATGATGAGGGCATTATGTTTAAACTCCGCACAGGTCCAAAGCAAGGGGATACTGTTTGGATACGAAACAGTGACCACGATAAGTGGACTGAAGGCGTATTCGTCTCTGAGTTTAACAGTGGATTCGTTATAAAAAAGAAACTAAATCAAAACTACTCAAGATTTAAACAGCTCACTACAATCGACCCTTACGCCCTAAAGTATACACTGACAGCCCAGCAGGCACTTATTGCTATTGGGCAAGGTAAACGAGTTAAGCCTGAGAGTAACTCAAGTAATAAGATTGACTACCTCTACTATAATAAAGGCCTGAGGGTGATGTGGTATAATGGAAACGATTACGTTGTTGAAATAAACCCGCGAACTATGTATGCAATAGTAGAGAAGTAGAGATGAAGCAATTAAAAGCAGGTAATGTAATTGACACTATTAATAAGTGCAAGATCCCTGAAACCGACCCGTTTACTTCAAATTACTCAAAAGTTCATAATGCTGCGATTGAAAGTGTCATAAATAAAGTTAAAGAGTTACCTTCGTCAATAGGCCCAAAGCAAGGGGATACTGTTTGGTGCAGAGGGTCAAAGAAGCACACTTGGAGTAAAAGCATATTTGTTGTTGAATTTAATAGTGGATACCACTGCATTAATTACGACGATGGTGACAGGGCTATAAATACCAGAGGTATAGAAATTCTCACCCCTTGGAGATACATGACCACCACCGACCCTTACGCGCTGAAGTACACACTGTCAGCTCAGGAAGCTTTGGTTGCTATTGGTCAAGGTAGTACGGTATCTGACCAAGCTGGTGCTAAGTACAAGTTAGATGAAAATGATAGAGTTGTTTCTGTACCTGATAGGGTTAACGTTGATCTCACGTTAAATAGAAACTTCCTGTACGCAATAGTGGAGGAGTACAAATAAAAAAATCGGCGCTAGTTCTTATCGCCTTTATTTGCTTATTAGCCTATTACTGAGGTGAGGAATGGAATGGATTAGTGTTAAAGATGCCGTACCACCAGCAACCCCTGAAGGTCTATCAAAAACCGCGACAGAGAGTGATCTTTTTGTTGTCTATAATTTAGACACCAAAAGTTCGTTTACAGGTTTCTACTGTCATAATTTAAATGGTTGGTGGTCGCATGATGGGACCTATAAAATTTACCCGACCCATTGGTTGGCTTGTGCTTTGCCGAAAGCCGGATAGGAGATTAATGATGGGTATTTCAGCAGATTTTATTAGCCAGATACGTACGATGTTACGTGAAGATGGATACTCTGAGACTGAGATTACCTCCGCCCTTGCTGATGCAAAAATAGATGAAAATTCAAGCACTATTACGGTTGAGTACGAGAATGGGAAGGTTGATACATTTAATAAAACTACGAAAGTAATTCTTGAAATTTGCGGGTAGTGAAAGAAAACAAGATTATGAAATTTAAAGAATTTGTGAAAAACTTGAATGAATTAATTGAGGGTAGGCCAGAAACTGCTGAGTTTGATGTTGTTACCAGTATAGACAATGAGGGTAACGGGTTTAACTTAGTACACTATACACCTACGGTTGGGCATTATAACAGTAAAGACAGAGACTTTGAGAGTGAGAAAGAACTAAATGCCGTATGTATTAACTAAGTAATCTAACGTTTTTAATAACCGTTGGCGTACCGCTGATACAAGTATTGCCACATTAATCGAGCACCTAGCGCGTACCCCCGTCTGGTTGATATGTTTGTTAGGTGTTTTGAATTTACTCTATGGAGAAATTATGAACGAAAAAGGCGAACCAACACGGCAACCTATTGCGAATGAACTCTTGGGACGATTCGCTGCACTTGCTGATAGAGCACAGGCTTTAGCACAAAGAACCACAATAAGGCTTGAGCCAATAATGAGACAGGCAGCACTCTGTACAGAAGAATGCGAGGCTACGGAGGAACAATACCCACCAATCTTAGCAGAATACCGGAACAAGTTGTATGAGATAGAGAATGCAATTGCCCGCATCGAAGAGTGCCTAGACAGGGTTGAGGTGTAACTTATTTTTACATCTAACACAAAGCTAAGCGGCGGCGTAATGACTAAATAATTAACGACAAGCATCTTCCATTCGGTTGATTGGCTTGCTAGGTGTTTCGTAAGGAGGCAGCACAATACTATGTACAAAAAACGTTGCACGATAGAAGATCAATGCCCTTGGGGGGTACGTCCAGTTATAGGGATGTGGTCAAGTAAACTTAATATATTCGCCACAGATTGTATCCTTTACACTATTTGCCCTAGAGAAAAATGGTCAAAAAAGAAGTGGGCAACGAAAGGCAATCAATAGGTTTATTGCTACATCTAACAGTGTCAATAAATGGAAAGTACACAGCTGAGATTGTTAATATGACTGATTAATATTGTTAATGCACTCAATTTTATTACTTGAGTGTGTTATAGAGTATTAATCTTATAACTTGAAAGGTTTGTTTATGTTTCAGCAAGTAACGATGGTAAGTCAGAAGTATAAGAAGTTGTTTGTAAAAATCATAACAATTGGACTGCTAGCTATGATGTCAATATTAGCAATGCTGTAGCTGTTTATGAATTTTTTATTAAGAAGGGAGTTTGATATGTGCGGTAAGAATGAAGATGATTTTGCTGATAGTTTAGTCCGTGCTGCTTGGTTTATATTAGTAGCCTCTATTGCTGTTACTTTTATAGTTAATAGCGTTAATACTACACCTAAAATACCTAATAGTGAAGTGTCTATCAATGAGAGTCTTTAAGGAGTTTAATGGTAACAATGGCTGTGTTTGTCCAGTATGTAGAACTGCCAAGAATACAGAAACTATATTAGTGCCTGTTTCTGGTACTGAAAGAGATGGTGTCATGGAGGCTCGTCAGGTTCATAAGAAGTGCTATGATCTTTTTATTGAAATGAATACTGAATAGAGCTTCTCATTATGTACTCTAGTGATTAACTTGAGGTTAATCTATATTAGTGTTATTGATGTAATGCTTATATTGATGTAATGCTTATATTGGTAAGTAAGTATCTCTTAAGACCATTATACAAATTTGCTTAAATCCTGTCAAGGATAAAATGGAGACTATAATGACCGTTGAAGACTGTGTTAAGTGTATAGATAATCCAAAAAATTTAACTTTTGGTGACGCTGTTAAGGATATGTTTAATCTTTTGTTTATGGTTAGAGATGATCCTGCTACTGCATATAGATCTATTTTATTGGCTTGCTCTTGTCGTGAATGGGATATTGAGTTTGGCGATGAAGGATGGAAGGATCTTTTAATTCCTGCGTATATGCGTAAGAAATCTGGTTCTGATGTTAATTATCCTATGATTCAGGAAGTACCAGCATGGGTCGAATTAAACGTATAATAGAAGATGCGTTAGATCGTATGTGCATCTGCGATGGTGGCTGTAGCATGGACATTAATGAGCATGACAGTGATTGTCCTTGTATTGAATTCATTGGTAGCAATAATATTTACGGAGAGCTTAATGAAGACGGGTAAGAGTTTTGTAACTGGCGATTTTCATGGTAAGCCTAATCGTTTATCTGGTAAGAATTGGCCTGAGGGTCGCCTGTTAACTTTAGATGATGTAGTTATCAATGTTGGTGACTTTAGTCTCCTATGGAATGGCGATAAGGATGAGAAATATTGGCTAAAATGGCTATCTGAGCGTCCTTGGACTACGTTATTTATTTGCGGCAATCACGAAAACTTTGATATGCTAGATGCGCTACCTACAGAAGAGCGTTATGGCGCTGATGTTGGTGTTGTATGTGATAATATCTTTCATTTACGCCGAGGTAGAGTCTATACTATCAATGGAAAGAAAATCTTTACCTTTGGTGGCGGACTATCTACTGATAAGGCATGTCGTATCGAAGGTAAGAGCTGGTGGGCTCGTGAATATCCAAGCGTTGAAGAGCTTGACTTAGCATGGAAGAACATCATGAAGCATGAAACTGTTGATTATGTTATTTCTCATGTTCCACCTGAGCACATATTGGATTATTACTTAAGTGTTTCACATCATAGTAAGTTTGATAATGATTTAGTTGGTCAGCATTTGCGTGATATGAGTCAGGTATTGAACTTTGATATGTGGCTGCATGGACACATGCATGTTGATGTGCAACTTCATCCTAAGTACGTCTGTCTTTATAATAAAATTTTAAAGTTAGGAGAAGGCATTGATGAAGCCTAGTGTGCGATTTCGTAAATTTAATAATGGAGTCTTGGTTAAACGCAATAATAGCAGAGTATTTGTTTATAAAACAGGTACAAATATAACTTTGCATACGAAAATTTTAGTTCCCAAAAGAGAAGTAGGGGGCTATGAGGCTGATCCTCGGTTTAAGGTAAAGCGTCGTATTGCACAAACTGCAATTAAGTTTAACGAAGACAGTTTTCGGGCAGTCATGGAAGCTTATGCTTTAATATTAAGAGCTGAAATAGAGCTAGAAGGATAAAATAAATGTTATTAGTTGAATGTATGTATATTCATCCTAATAACCCTAATGTCAGCCGTAAGATACCTGCCATTAAAGCTTTGAGAGAAGTGAGTAGTTTTAGTCTTAGGGAATCAAAAGGTATTGTTGAGTCTATGATGGCTGGTCGATCTGCAGCCTTTAAGGCTAAGAATTGTTTTACTAATGATTAAGTAGTTGAAATGATTCAGGCCTCATGCTTTGCATGTTCTGTTAATGGTGTTCCTATTCTGTGTTTTGAGGAGCTTAGCCTCGGTGTTACAGCCGATAACTATTGGAAATATAGACCGTAATGAATACTGAGCCTATTACTAAACAAGTTGATCGTAATTTAATACCTGAACATGTTTGTGCTATCATGGCTATCCTTATCGAAAAAGGCTTTAAATGTTTCATCGCTGGTGGCGCGGTACGCGATATTCTTATTGGTCGAGAATGTGATGACTGGGATCTTGCTACTGATGCATTGCCTGATATGGTTGAAGAGCTATTTGATGAAGCCTATATAACATATCCTATTGGCAAGAAATACGGTACTATTATTGTTGTAGGTGACATTACTAAGCCTGGTATTGAGATAACAACATTTCGTCTTGATGGTAAAGCTGGAGATGGTCGTCGCCCTGACAGTGTAGAATTCTCTATTGATCCTTGTGAAGATGTAATGCGTCGTGATTTTACTATGAATGGTCTACTTATGAATAATCTTGGTGTTATTTATGATTGGGTCGGTGGCATTAAAGATATTGAAAACAAAACTGTACGTGCTATTGGTAATCCTGAAGTACGTTTTGGTCAAGATAAGTTACGGCTAATGCGAATGGTGCGTCAAGCTACGTGTCTTGACTTTGAAGTTGAAATGAATACATATAATGCAGCATATCATTTAGCAGATCTTGTTCTGGATTGTGATGGCAGTGCTATTTGCAAGGAGCTTGAAAAGATTCTTATAAGTGATTACTCTCGTTTTGGATTTGAGCTGTTGCATTCTTCTCGTATTCTAAGATATATATTACCTGAAGTTGAGAAAATGTATGGCTTCAATCAAAATAGTCCATGGCATAGTCGCAATCTATGGGATCACACCATGACTGTAGTTGAAAGTGTACCAAATACTGTTCCGTTGAGATTAGCAGCGCTTCTCCATGACACGGGTAAAATGACTTCTCGAGTTATGGGTGATGATGGCGTTGCTCATTATCCTAAGCATCATCTTGATAGTGAAGATAATGCTCGTGATATTTGTGAACGGTTACGACTTTCAAATAAAGATAGTAGCAAGGTGTGTAAACTTGTGCGTGAGCACATGAGTCGAGAGTGGAATATGCCTGATTCTGGCGTTAAGCGTTTTATTACTCGTGTTGGTATTGAAAATCTTGATGAACTAAGTGACTTGCAGGTTGCTGACATTGTTTCATCTCGTCCTCCGTTTGATCTTAACTCTCATTTCACTTTCTACAATAAAGCATTTGCTATTATTGAGGCTGATGAGCCAATGAAGGTCACTGATCTTGCTGTCAATGGTCATGATATTATGGCCTGTGGCTTTACTGGTAAGCGGATTGGTATTATACAGGAAGTCTTACTTGAGGTTGTATTGACAGCGCCAGATTTAAATACTCATGACTATCTAATGTCTTGCGTTAGAGGTAAAGATATGCTTATTGCTATTACTGATAAGCAAGCGAACATTTAATTTATTATGTGGAGACTAAAGTCTAGGAAACATATTCTTTGATTATTTAGTCTTTAACCTTAAGGGAGCTAAAATGCCAAAAGTAACAAATGATCAGAACACAAAGAACAAAGAAGCTATCGAACGTAATGAGCACTGGGCTTCATTATCACCTGAAAAACAGCTTGCTAGCCTTGATCTTCGCTTAGGAGTTGGTGTTGGTGCAGTTAAGCAGCGTGCTAAAATTCAAGCACAAATTGATGCTCAATAAATTTGTAGTAATTTTGTGAAATTAAAATCTTTTTAATGGAGAATGAAAATGGCTAAAGGTAAAGGTAGCAAGAAGCGTACTGATCTGGAAAAGACAATGGCAGCAAATCGTACTCGTGCAGCAAAAATGCGTAAATTGAATCGTCATATTCTTCGTCATCCAAATGATGTATGTGGTCCGAAAGCTCTTAAGCGCTGGGATGAAAATCCTCCCAATGGCGCTAAGTAAAGATCTTTGTTATCACTAGAGAGTAAGCATGGATGCTGATCCTCGTTATGTGATATATCTTACTGGTAGTGTAGTAACCAGAATTTTATATGTCTTACCCATTCGGCATATAGCCTTATCTGTAGAAGGGTACATTGCCCTGGGTGGCAGCAAGAATGCTGCTGCCTGGGGTCTCTTTTGCTTGAAGCAGCTTCAGGCCAAGAAGGCTTATGTTAGTCCAGGTGGCTCACTTAGGAAAGCGTCATATACTGGTAGTAAGAAAAATATAAGCAAACCTCACGTTCAGTCTCGTCGTCGCTAATAGTTTTATGTATTGTATTAATTTCACAAGTTTATGATAATTAACACTGAATGTGTTATCGTATTCGTCTAACAAAGCTAGTGGGGCGGCAACCCCAGTAGACCAAAGCAGTAATTGTAAAGTCGCTCAGAGCGATATTCATGAATTTTATGATGATAGCACAGAAGCTATTGGGTAAAATAAATTCCTCATAAATGGGGTAAGTTACCGTGGAGGATACAAAAAAGACACTTGATGCCCAAGCTTTACGGATGTTAACCGTGCTTGTGAAGTTACTAGAATACATAAACATATAAAGGAGAATACATGAAGAAGATTATCGCTATCCTTGCTCCAATTGTTTTAGGATTAATTGCTGGTGTAATGCTATCTCAAGCTTATATAGATCATAAGATAAACAAAATACATGCTAACGCTGAAGCATATCAGCAGGAAATTATCAAGCAGGGTGCAGAGCGAATAAGATCAGTAAAAGTTATTGAAAACTTAAAGAGCAATGAACTTACTGGCAAAGCGCTTTCTTTGTATAATAAAGCTATTGAAAAGGGGATGATTGTCCCTGAAGAAGATAAATAACTCCAATAAAGGACATGTACATCATGACTAAGCAACGGTTCCAAAATGTAAATGAGGCTCTTCAATCTTTGTCAAAAGTAAAAGGCATTTCTGTTTCAAGTAAAGTTATTACTTTATCTAAAATGTCTATGGTTGGTATTAACACATGGGGTACTCTGGATTATTTGGAAAACTATCATAAGTATGTTGTTAAGAAAGAAAACGGTGCGCTGGCTCGATAGCCAACTACATGCCTTAGTGAAGCTTTAAGCTGAAGGGGATAGGTTTAATATCTCTTATATATTATTTCTGTCCCCTTTTATATTAAAAGGATTAATTATGAAAAATTTTGCTATATGCTTGGTCGTTGGGTTAACTGTCTTATTATCAGGCTGTAACCCTGAGCCTGTTGAAGGCCGTAAAGCATATAATCAAACATGGACTAAGGCAACTGTTAAAGAAAAGATGCTATATGCCAAGGTTACTAATGCTTGGAACAAAAATCACTTTATCTATGTTCGTGAAGCTATACGTTCTCGCAGTAGCAAGCCTGGTTTTAACGCTATTCCATTTGCCGATATTGCATCTATCATTATTTTAAATAATAATATTGAGTTAATTATTAAAAATAGCTGGTCTGTTTCTGTTAAGAGCAATGCTGATAATTGTAAGTGGGAGAATATTAATCCTGCTTGGTATGCTCAACTTGTAGCAATAGCTAATGGTACTGCTGTTGACTGTATTCTTCCTGTGAATGCAGCTAATATACCTTTAGTGACTATCATGCCTGAAACTGTTGAAGAAGCGGTTGTTGTTGATGCGCAAGATATTGACAATCTCCTTAATTATGATGAATACGATATGCTTGTTGTTGCAACTAGCTCTTGTAAGCCTGCTAAGGATTTACTGTCTGATATCTATCAAGTTAAGAAGTTCTTAACTGTTAGTGACCGCGAACAAATCATGCAAAAAGTTCTATACTGTAAAAGCTTAGAGCTTGAGGCTTCTATTAACAACTAAGGGAAGTTATGAAAGACTTAATTGACGATGATGTAGAGTGCGTAGTGGATACTGTTAATTATTTTGAAGTTGGTAATATGTGTCCTTTATGTAAAACAGGTATGCTTGAAGAGATTCCTTCAGGTATACTAGCTTGCGATAGTTGCAATTATAGTGATTAGGAAGAATAATGACGCCTGAAGCTCAAAGTATGTATAGTGAAGCAGTGAATTTATCTGACTGCATCAAAGATCATGATTATGCTAGTAAGGCTATAGTTTCTATTTCAGGTAAATTAAAAGAAATAGGATGCCTTATTTCTGAATTATTAATTAATGATGATTCTTTATTTGATATGATTTTCAATATTGCTTACTCGAAAGAGGCAAGCTATGCCGTCATGTCTAACTTCTTAGATATTAAGCCAGATCAAATTGATCTGTCTACTGATTCTGATAGCATAGTGTCTTTTACTCAGAAGTCAATGTTGCATCAGGCTATGGCAGACATATTTGCTGTAGCGCGGTATTCATGTGATATAACTCGCAAAGATTTTTGTCTTGCATGGCTATTGTTACATGAAGATGGTCATCTTGGCACTATGATTAGAGATTTTCCTAAGCATCATCATAAGTTAAATGCAAAGATGCAAGTACTTATGTCTGATGCGAAAGTAGATTCACTTAACAAGTTTCTTAGTGATGCTCTTGAGGAATCACTGAAGCTAGAAGATCCTATCGGAATAAAAGGAGATGACTGTGGATCAGAACATTAATCAAAAACCTAAAGAAGATAAAGCTGAAGAAGACGAGCTTCTAACCCTAATTGGTACGAATGGAAGATTTAGTGAGAACGGTCATTCCTGGGGAGGTAAGCCGTTTACTAATTATCTTTATGATGTGAGTTATAATGGCGAACAAGAAGGGTAGCGAAATATTGTCTAATAAAATTAGCGAGTTAATGCAAAATATTGCTACGTTAAAGCAAGAGGTTGCCGATTTAAAGAAAGTTCAAGAATTTAATCTTGAGGAAACTGTAAAACTCAAAGCAAAGCAAGAAGCCTTCTTGGAGATTTGCGATGCATTTAAATTAATAGATCTTGATCTTATTGATGTTAGGTCTGCAAATATTGAGCAAGAGATTCTCTTGGAAATTAAAGAAGGAATAAGCGTTGAAGAAGACTGTAGTGACAGTATGTTTGATTCTGTTTTCGATCCTGAGTACTGTGGCGAATGGGAGTCAGGTCGATTACCCCTCAGCACTATCTGAGCGACAAGAGCTGATCCTTATATTAGCGCATGATGAAGGCGTTAAGGTAGGGTTTCCAGAAACAGTTCAAGCAATTGCATATCAAGAATCAATCCTTGGTACATATAAGTTTGAAGAATTTGGTATTGTTGGTGATGTTGGATGTAGTCCTGGCAAAAGAGCATATGGTGTTATGCAAGTTAAGGTGGAAACAGCATGGAGGGTACTAAAAGCATATCCTGAACTGTCTAAAGGCAGACGCTTCCTTACTGATGAGCATCTCATTGTAGCTTTACTTATGGATGATAGATTCAATATTAGTATTGGTGCACATTATTTCTTAATGATGTATCGGGTTGATAAAAAATGGAACAAGGGACTACTCCGCTATAATGGTGTTTCTGACTTAAGTACAGATCCCAATAGCTATAAGTCTGGTATATGGAGTCATATTACTACCTTGGTTCGCCCTTTTAACAGAGGAGAGTATTGAGATGTATTTACATTTTTTACTTTCAGTTCTTATATTTGTAGGCTTATTCTGGTTTCTTTGGAATACCGTAATTGCAAAAGTAATCTTTAATAATTTTCTTGGTCAAGAAGGCGAAGAAGAAACAGATACTGAGGATTCTAAAGAGAATCAATCAGAGGAGAAGTAGTTATGGCAAGCTCGAAAAGCAAGACAAGCATGAAAATTGGCGGTATTATTACAATTATCGTTTGCGCAGTATTATTTGCACTAAGTGGTCAGCTGTTTGAAACAACAGCAGCTGATGAGATTGTTATCAATCAGGTTCCAATTACAGGTACGTTGGAGTTCTGGGTTGATCAAGGTACTCATTTTCAAAAAGGTGGTGACTTAACTCGTTATCAGAAAACTACTCAAATGTGGTTCTCTAATCGTACTGATCAAGGTGCTAGCGCTGATCAATCTAAGAAAATTGTATTTAATGACGCTGGTAAAGGCTGGATCTCAGGCTCTGCTCGTATCGTAATTCCGCGTAATTCAAAATATCTTACTATGATTCAAGAAGATTTTGGTAGCATGGAATCAATTATGCTTGAGCTTGTTGATCCTACCATGGCAAAAGTTATCTTTGCTACTGGTCCGCTTATGAGCTCTTATGAGTCTTATGCAAGTAAGAAGAACCAATTGATTCAATATATTGATGATCAGCTTCAAAATGGTACTTTCAAAACTACATCTTGTGAAGTCAAGCGTATTGATGAAATGACAGGCAAGGAGAAAACTGTAACAGTTGCTGCTCTTGTTGAAGATGCTGATGCTCCAGGCGGTTTTGCTCGTCAAGAGGTTGCTCCTTTTGCTAAATATGGTATCACTATCAGTGCTCTTACTATTGAAGATATTAAGTATGAGGATAAGATTGAAGCTCAGATTGATGGTCAGCAAAAGGCATTAATGGCAGTTCAGACTGCTATTGCTGCTGCTAAGGAGGCACAACAGAATACAATTCGTGCCGAAGAAGAAGGTAAGGCCAATGCTGCTACTGCGAAATGGTTGCAGGAAGTTGTTAATGCCAAGGAAATTGCAATGGCAGAAAAGACTAAGCACGTTGCCGAATTGTTAGCCACTCAGCAACTTGAAGTTGCAAAGCTTGCGACCAAAGCTGCTGCTGAAACTAAGGAGAAAGATATTCTACTTGGTCAAGGTGAGGCTGAGCGTAAACGTCTTGTAATGCAAGCTGATGGTGCGTTAGATAAAAAGCTTGCAACATATGAGCGCGTTGAAGTTGCTAAATGGGCAGCTCTAAAGGGCACCAACTTTGTTCCCACTGTTCAAATGGGCGAAGGCTCTGGTCAAGGTGGCAATGCAGCTCAAATTGTTGATCTACTAACCGCTAAGACAGCAAGTGACCTTGGTCTTAACATGGATATGAAAAAGAAGTAAGTTATTACTGATTGTTAGCCTTGTACAGGAAACTGTACGGGGTTATAGAGTTAGTAACTAATATTAATAAGGGATATTTTTATGGGTAAAGAGCTTATGAAAAATAAAATATTTGAAGCAGTTAAACCTCGCGCTGTTCTTCCTCCTAATCGCGTTGTTCCTAATCCTAAAAAAGTAATAAACAAGAAGGCTTGTCGCGGAAAGGTGAAAGAGGAGTAATATGTCGTATTTATCTATGTGGCTTTTATGTGGTATTATTGGTGCTGGAATTATAGGCTATGAGAATTATCGTAATCATGGCTACCTTGCAGTTTGCTTGCCAGAGATACTAGCTGTTTTTGCATGCATTGTTTTTGGCCCGATAATTTTAATGCTTGTTATTGGAGAGTATTGGTCTAGCTTTGGTCTTGATGATTTCTTTACTAAAACTCTATTTATAATAGGTGATAAAGATGACGATTAAGTGTCACAATAGAGACTGTGGCTATAGTGTAGATGGACTATGCACGTCTGACCCTGATAATATCATGCCTACTAAAGCTCCTATCAGCTTATGCCCTAAGTATCTTGAGTCTGGTAGGCCTGTTAGTTGTGATGAGCTTAGGTTAACATTAAGAATGAACAGAATAGCTACTATTAATCTTAACATTGAAGAATTTGAGCAATATGTTCGTGACCTATGTAAGATTAGAGACACGGAGCATGAAAGGAATATAGCATTATGATTAACGCTAAAGATGTAAGACTGAGTGATTTAATTGCACGCTCTGATAGTACCTTCACTTTGCCTGACATTCTAGATCGTACTCAAGAAGAGCTGGCTGAACTTATCAGTGCAATTTCAAGCTACGAAGGAGTTAATGGAAGCAGACATCTTATGCATCCTAAAGGTGTAGAAGATGTTAGCTTTTTAAATAATATTATTGAGGAATCTTATGGCGCCTATTTTATGCTTACTCAGATGGAGTATAGTTTACTCAATAAAGAACTTTGTTACTTCGCTTACAAAGAAAATTGTATTTCAAATCATTCGTTCATTACGTTTTCAGAAATAAATCTTAATTTAAGTAATCTAATCTACTCTATTAGTCATTATCGAAGAGGACGAATTGAGTCTTGTAACTTAATACCCTTGCTTGTTTTGTGTATGCGTTCAATTGGATGTATTTTCCTTGAAATTGAGAATGCTGTTAAAGTTAAGTCTGATATGAGTAGTGTCGTGAAGCTATCTGAAATTTATGATGAGCAACTGAATAAATGGGAAGCTCAATTAAATAAGGCTGACAATGAAGCTAAGTAATGTAAAGTTTTATGATGAATTTAAGCATCTTAATTTAATCTCATTCTGCGTATATGGATCCCGATTACATGGAACTAGTACGGAAGAATCTGACTGGGATTTTAAAGGCGTTTATATGCCTACTAAGAGAGATATCTATCTCGGTAATACTAGCAATTCTATTAGCTTTAAAGCCAAAAAAGGCGAAGGCAAAAATAGTGCTGAAGATGTGGATATTGAAATTTATTCACTAAGCCATTTTGTTAAACTTGCTATTAAAGGCGATACTACTGCACTTGATATGCTGCATACACCTAATGATAAGATTATTCAAACTTCTGAGATCTGGAACGAGTTGACTGCTTCCAGAGAAGAGTTTTATACGAAGAATCTGAAATCACTGGTCGGCTATGCTCGTAGTCAGGCTGCTAAATATGGCGCTAAAGGGTCTCGTCTTGCATCAATGAAGTTAGTGTTAGATTGGATTGACGAGATTGACCAGGCTGGCGAATGTTGCTCTGCTGGCATTGATAAGTTTAAAATTAATGAAGAATGGACAGCCCTTCCTGAAGGTGAGCATATTTATAAACTTCCTCCTCATAAAAATGATACCAATAAGCTTTATATGTATCAAGTGTGTGGTCAAAGCTTTCAAGAGACTGTGTCGATACAGTACATGAAAGAAAGTATTCTAAAGAAGTATAACGAATACGGTGCCAGAGCTAAGAAGGCTCAAGCTAATGAGGGCATTGATTGGAAAGCTGTATCTCATACTATTCGTATTGGCTTTGAGTTGAATTCTATTCTTACAGTAGGAACTATTCAATTCCCGCTTGCTATTAGTGGTGCGTTGCGGCGCATTAAAATGGGTGAGATGGATTATCTTACTGAAGTAGCACCTTTGCTTGATTCTGTTATTGAAACTTGTGAGATGCTGTCTGCTATATCTGATCTGCCCGAAGAGGTAGATCGTAAACGCTGGGAAGACTGGTTGGTCCGACTTATTCAGCGAGAAGTTTTTAGTGAAATCTTAAATCACGTTTAAGGAGTAATACGATGGCGAAAACAAATTATAGACCTCGTGCTATTAGAAGCCTTACTAAAGAAGGCGCCAGTGTAATTATAGCTGGTAATGAAGAGAAATTACGCAGAACTGTATTGTCGTGTCTGCTATTTGAGAAGAACTTTTATGAAGATGGGCAAACTGTCTATCATCGTATTAGTGATCTCGTTAAGCTTGTACGGCCTGAGTTTGTTGCAGAATTGGCCATAGAGGCTCGCAATAAGTATAATCTACGTCATGTATCACTTTGCTTAATTCGTGAGGCTGCACGCTATCCTACGCATCGACACGTCGTTGCTGATGCACTTGTAGATGTTATTCAGCGTGCTGATGAGCTTTCTGAATTCTTGGCTATGTATTGGACTGAGTATAGTGAACAACAAAGCTATGGATGGGGTAGTGATAAAGAAATTATTTCTACGTTCAAGAAGACTCCTATTGCTGCTTCAGTGAAGAAGGGTCTTGCTCGTGCGTTTACTAAGTTTGATGAATATCAGTTAGCTAAATATAATCGCAAGGGCGTTGTAAATCTTCGTGATGTATTATTTATGTGTCATGCTAAGCCTGAAACTGGTGAGCAGGCTGATATATGGGCTAAGCTTGCGGCTGGTGAGCTTAAGACTCCTGATACATGGGAAACTAAGCTATCTGCTGGCGCAAACAAGAAGGAAGATTTTACTCGTCGACTTAAAGCTAATCTTGATCCTAATCAAAAGAATCTACTTGGAGCAATGGCTCTACTTAAGAATCTTCGTGGCATGGATGAAGCTGGTGTAGATCGTAACTTAATCAAGCGTGCACTTAAGGCTGTTAACCCTGAGCGTGTATTGCCTTATCGATTCATTACTGCTGCTCGATATGCTCCATGGGCGGAAACTGCTCTTGAGGTTGCGATGCTTAAGTGTCTTAGCGCTCAGGAAGTTATCCCTGGCCATACTGTGCTATTAGTAGATGTCTCTTATTCTATGAACGATAAGCTGTCTGATAGAAGTGAAATGACTCGTTTAGATGCAGCATGTGGTATTGCTATTCTTGCGAGAGAGGTATGTGAAGATGTTACTATTTATACATACAACACTAGCATTAGAGAAATTGCTTCTCGTCGTGGATTTGCTCTTCGTGACGCTATTGGTCACCCTAGCGGTGGTACCGACACGGGCGGTGCTGTTCGACATGTAAATGCTCATCTTAAGTATGATCGTATGATTATCTTTACTGATGAGCAAAGTCGTACCAGCGTGCCTGATTCTACTGGTCGTGGCTATATTGCTAATATTGCTTGTTGTCAAAATGGAGTTGGCTATAACTCTAAATTTGTTCATGTGAATGGATTCTCTGAGGCAACAGTCGATTATATTCGTGAATATGAGAAATTATCTAATACATCTGACTAGTTATTGGTGGGGCTCTTTGGGGCCCCATACTTACTGTAGCATAAGCTCTATAACTTTCTATAAAACTTTAAAGGAGACAGCAATGTCTGATAACGAAACAGTACAAGAAGATACAGCAGTACTTCAACAAGGATTCAATCTTCAAATTGTAACAATTGGATCGAATTTTTATCTTGGCCAAGTTACCGAAGAAGGTGATAAGACTATTCTTCAAAACAGCTTGTGCTGTGGTACACAATATCCAACCAAGGAAAATCTTATCAGCTATCTTGAAGCTGAAGTTAAAAATACGCTGGAAAAGCCTACTTCTATTAAAGGTCGTGGTGGCATGATTTCTGTTCGTGATATGAGTGATGATTTAGCAATGGAACTTCAAGTTCTTATTATGCGTATGGAACAAGCTCGTAAGCAAGCTGGTCCTGAGCTGGTTGCTGCTAAGTTTCTTAATCTAGTATAATCACAAAGGAGTCTGCTATGTTTGACTCTGAAGGCGATATGCCTGTCATTGGTGTGGTTCCAGAGGACTGTGCTATTACTGCATTTGATTTTGATTTTGAAAAATGGCGCGATGAATCGCGTGATAAGTTAAAGATGCAAGACTATGTTGTGAATAATCCTGGTCCTTGTGGTGAAATTAGCCTTAGTACACCTGAGTCTTGTACGTTAGGTGAGCTCATGTACTATAAGATTGATCGCTATCATGAATATAAAAATATTAGTGATCTTGCTATTGGTGATTTAATTGCAATTACTAATGAGGAATCATGCTTAAAAGGCTTGTATGTAGTATATGAAGGTATTGACGGTAACATTGAGATCACCATCCTTACTGAGAATAAGTCTGAATATGCAATGTATGGATGGGTTGATCCTGAGTATAATACTATTATGGATGCTGCCTGTTGTACTGAACCTGAACCTGAGTTAACTTTAGTGGAGAAGGCTGATGCCGCATGTAAAGATGCTGGCTTAGATAACTATTACCTCTGTGAAGACATAGGCTTTATTACTCTTCCTAATGGTGTGAGTATTTATTACTCTACTAATTTTGAACATTTAAGCGGTTATGTTAGTGTTAATGCTGGTGATATTGGCATTATTATCGGCAAGAATGGGTTTCGCTCTACATATATCTGCTCTGAAGGAGAATGGATTCGTACTAAGCTCAATACTCCAAGTAAGCCTAGATATAATTGCGTAGATTGGTAATAGATATAAAATAATCAATGGTGTAGAAAAGAGTTACTTCCCTTTGGCGGACGATGTCTGGGTTCGATTCCTGGTGCCTTCACATGTTGAAGGCATAGCTCAATGGTAGAGCGCGTAATCATACTCTTCTCGCTTGTTCCTTGACTTTAAATAGCTTGCTAGTGGCGATAGAGTAGAGTTACTTCTATTAGGGGCCGCGCCTTTTTGGCATTGGAGGTTCAACTCCTTCCCCTCCCACCAATAATTCTTTATGGGTAGGGTGGCGAAATTGGTAAACGCACGGCTGAGAACGGGTTTAACCCATTTCTCTGCTTGCTTATTCCCTAGCTTATTTAAGAAAGATAATATATGCTATATAATGTTAAAGATGGTTATGGCTTATTTTATGGCGGTATAGCACGAGTAAAAAAGTTGTTTGCATAAAATTTCCTGGAAAGATTACTACCTTAGTTATTAACAAAACATAACCACCAAACATGGTGTAATTTATTAATTAAGGAAACTAAAATGATTCGCTTATCAACTAACACACATTCTTGCTATTCACGTCCTACTAGGCTTCAAGCCCTAGAGATGAATGCACCTGTGTATATAATAGGCAATAAGCATGAATCTACACTCAATACAAATAATACCATTTGTGGTGATTTTTGGGGCAAAGGTTCAAGCGGCAATACATAAAGAGTAAATAGACATATCTCCTTATGAAGCCGCAATTGACTATGTCTCTTGTGGCTTTTTTAGTTTTGATCGATCCTTGACAATTGAATATTATTATTTTAAATAACTTGCTAGCACTGTGGCCTTTGAGCTGCGGTGGAGCTACTATCTGCTTATGTCAGGTCAAGTTAGTTTTTACATCGGAATGTAGCGTAGCCTGGCTAACGCACCTCGTTTGGGACGAGGGGAGCGCAAGTTCGAATCTTGCCATTCCGACCATTATTCTTAAAGGGAATGCTATGAATGTGATTGGCGAAAAGAAGCAAGTAATTGATAAGAATTTTGAGGAACTTTTGCAAGAAATTTCTCTTAATGATGAAGATCTTTTAACAGCAGTCAAGAAAGCCTATATTGCAGGCATGAAGCGTGGCGTTGCCAATAGCTTTAAAGAGTTTCCTGTTGTTAGTAAGTATTTGTCTTGGTATGATGCACATAGCTCTAAAGATAGAATGCAGGAGATTGTTGCTAAGTCAGCCAAGAAAATCAATGATAACTACATTGTGTCTAATGGCGTGATGTCTCGTAGGGATATTGTAGTAGTAGCTCAGCCAGTAGCTATCTTTGAAGTTGGTAATCAAATTGCACATCAGCCTCAACCAGCACTAAAAACTATTGAGTGTGAGGTAGTTAGTTAAATAATTTAAGCCCTTGAAACCTTTAGTGGATGAGGTCTGGTCTTGTAAACCAGAGAAGGCGGTTCGATTCCGTCCTGGGGCTCCATAAATTTTGAAAGGTAGATATGCCTAAGTTTACAAAAGAACAAGTTGGGGCTATGATTGCTGGAGCTAGAACTCTTAGTCTTGCATTTATCGGAGTAGAAGCAGAGCCAGTTAAAGTTGAGGAAGATACGCCTGAGGTAAAAAGAGCTAAATTAATTGGTCAGTCTATTCGCAAGATGAGCAATTTATGTAAGGGTGCTAAGCTTGATGTTGCTCAGTTAATGAGCACTGTATTAGACTTAGAGATTAAGCCTGGATATCATGGTGGTAGCTCAAGTAGCTCAAGTAGCTCGTTTACAGCTGATGACTATGCTATTATTGTTCCTACAGAGAGTGAGCGTGGATTTGCCGTTGGCAAGCCTATAGTAGTATTGTCTGATGGTAGCTATTGCATGAGAGGTTCTGGAAAGGTTTCAGAGCGCACTTGTGGCTGGAGATCAATGCGCGATTCTGATTATCGTAAAGCTACTGAAGTTGAAATTAATCAATTCTATGATTTACTTCTAGCTCATACGAATATTACTTTAACATTTTCTCCCAAGTTTAATCCACCAGTTCCAGCTGAATAAAGTTAATGGGCGTATAGTTCAATTGGTAGATCCGCGAGCTCATAACTCGTTTGTTGGAGGTTCAAGTCCTTCTGCGCCCACCATTAATTCCACTGCTATCAGTGGTAGAGAGAGTTTTATATGTTTGTTGTATTTATTGTTGCATTAATTGTTGCTATTGCTGCTAGCTATGCTATGTTTATTGCTAGCTATGATCGTAGTTCTGGTCTCCCTGAGCCAGACTGTAAGAAAAATTTTATTATTAGCTTTGTCCCTTGTGGCTATTGTTGGTATTGTGTTTCTCGTAAATTTAACAGCTTTGACTCCTAAAGCATAAAGAAAGAAAAAATATGTTTTTATTCCTATTTATAGTACTTATTGCACTTACTGTTCTTAGTTATAGCTTGTTTGCTGTTTCACATGAGCAGTACAGTGACTTTCCAAAAGTTAAAAAGCGTAATGAGTATATTAAATGCTTCATCCCTGGTTATTATCTTTGGTTTCTTTTACAGCTCAAGCTTGCTGAGTTAAGTGTAGAAGAGGATTAAAAGAAGATTAAATATAAATTCCTGTAGTGTAGATAACAGTTACTTCATTCATTCTGCGAATACTTTCTGGGCATGACCCAGAACAAATATACTGTTATTGTTTGTTCTCAGGCTTTTAAATTAAGGAGTAAGTAATGGTTAAGTGGATAAACGAAATTTTATTTGATATTATTTGATAATATCATTTTAGCTCCTTAGTTAGGCATAGCTGTTAATAGCGGCAAGTCTTTCTTTTGGAGCCAAAATTTATCAGTAGGCCAGTAAGAGTGGTACTCTTAGGCTTTACATGCTTAACCAGTGTGGCTGATATAGATTATAGTTTTAAGGTAGGTTCTCTGAGATGGGGTGAGGATGCTATTCGCGGTAGCAACTACAAGAGAAGACACTAGGCAAGCCCTGCGGGGTAACGACCAGCTCTTATACTTAAAGCTATGTTCCGTTCGGGAGGAACGGTATATAAATACCTCCCTAGAATTTATACGCCTTTAACTCAGCTGGATCAGAGTATTGGATTTCTACTCCAAATGCCGCAGGTTCGAATCCTGCAAGGCGTACCATTTTAGAAAGGTAATTTATGGATTGGATGCCAGCTCCTGAGTTACCAAATATGTAGTATGTTGTGGTGGTAGGAATATCCCCACGTTAAAAACCTAAATTCCTTGTATGATATGGTCTAGTAGTTCAAAAAAGTAGACCGCCATTTTAAAAAGTCCTAAGATAGTTCAGCAATGAGAGAACACTGCTATTCTAAGCAGAGGTCGTGGGTGCAATCCCAACTCTTAGGCATTTAAAGTTTTTTAGTAAGCAGGTAGTTAACCTGAGGATATCAGGAAGCAGCCTTCCAAGCTGTAAATAAGGAGTTTGACTCTCCCTGCCTGCTCCATTATTTTTGTAGTAATTAATTCTTAAACATTTTATTGGAGGCATTATGCAACCGAGTATTGCATTTAGGCAAGCCCTTGAAGATTGTTCTGCTGTTCATACTAAGCAAATAAATGAAATCCCAAACAAGCCAACTTTTGGCGCTCAATATGGATATGAGGCACGCAGGGTTTTAGCTATGGAATTATGTAGTGCAGCTAAAAACAAATCAGCGTTTACTTTTTCTCAAAGAATAGTAGGCATAAATGGTACTACTCAAGAAGAGTTAGACGAAATAAATGCTATCGTTAGCAAGCCTGGTCGAGGCCAGAAAAATGGTACACTATTTAGCTATATGATTAGAGCTATTGAAGATACTGGAGTCAGTAGGCTTACTATTCAAACTTGGTTACATAAATATTCCAACTTGTTTGATGCGCCAACAAGAGGTTAACTTAATTTAAATACACTTTTAGAAAGGTTTTATTATGTCAAAGTTACATGAAATTTTAGCAGTAGAAGGTAATCTTCAAGGCGCTACTAAGCTTGTAGTAAACGAAACAGTTGGTGTTTTTACAAAGAAGCCAGAGCACTTTAAGGGCTTCGTGAAAACATATGTACCATTTATAGATGGCAAGGAAAATGAAATGCCTGGCGAAACGTCAGAGTTAGTTACAACTGTAGATGATAAGCTTGTATATACATTCGATTCTATTGTTAACTATCTTGATGTTGTACTCCAGAAAGAAGCAACTAATCAAGTTGCTAAGTCTGATATCGTTATTGATGGTAATGTTATTGCAACTGATGTACCAGCTACGTTCTTGTTAGGCCTTGAGGCTAAATTGAAAGACTATCGAGCTATCATTCTCTCAGTGCCTACATTAGCTCCTGGTATTGCATGGGAACTTGATCCTGCTGCTGGTAAAGGTGTATTCCGTACTAAGAATGCAGTTGAGCGTATCCGTGCTATCAAGGAAGTTAAGCCTCTTGTTATTTATGAAGCAACCAAAGAGCATCCTGCTCAAGTAAAAATGGTTGATGATGTTCGTAACGTTGGTAAGTATGTTGAAACAAGTACTTGCTCAATGAAAACGCCTAGCGATAAGTCTGATATGCTTGGTCGTGTTGATGCTTTAATTCGTGCAGTTAAGCAGGCTCGTCAACGTGCTAATAATGTTGAGGTCCTGAAAGTAAATATTGGTAAGAAATTAGTAAACTTTATCTTAGGATAATTAAATATAGAGCTAGCGTTATCTTTATCGTTGTTGTAACTTGATAAGCCAATAATGGCCTCTATCATTTAGTGTTATCATATTGCTCTGTAGCTTTAGGCATTGATAATTTGTCTAGTAATTGGTACTTTTTGTGGCTTCAAGCCACATGCAACCTATGTCGGGGGTTCGAGTCCCCTCATGCCAACCAATGAGTATATGAGTTTAATATTCGTATATTGATTTGCTGGCATGTAACTCAGCGGAAGAGTATAGGTTTTCAGCTTAAAATAAGGTACTCGATGAAAGAAAATTAAGCCAACATCTAACTAGTATTTTGCAGGTTCAAGTCCTGCCTGGCTCACCATACAAGTTTTAAATATTCTTTATGAGCCGGTGGCGGAATTGGTAGACGCAATTGATATTAAAATCAATCATATACATTACTGATGAGAATTGTGGGGAAAGAAGGTGATCTTTCCCCACGCTACCCTTTAAACACAAAATTAAGCACAAAATTTATTTATATATATTGATGCAGTATTGAGAAGTCAGGTCATCTCTCTGGGCTCATAATCCAGCGGACTTAACGGTCCTCGCAGGTTCGAATCCTGCTACTGCTACCAAATTTAAGATTGTCAAGACGCTCTCTAATGTGATATCGAAATCAGACGTAGAGAATAAGTGCCCCTAGAGCCCAACGAGGAGTTGCTTCCTCATTACACATTCTGGCACCGTACTTTCAGAGCTATTATACTAGTAACTAATAGTGCTTATGGCAATCTTATGTATTATGGCGAGTTCGCATAGCGGCAATTGCAGAAGACTGTAAATTTTCCTCCTTCGGGATTCACTGGTTCGAGTCCAGTACACGCCACCATTTCACAAAATAGGATGTAAACATAGCTTAAGTAGGCTAAAGACGCAATTATTCGTACATTGCTCATGAAAGCAAGTTATTGGGAAGTTAGATTAACTTCGTAGACTTGTTAGTAGAGGTGATATTAGGTTCAGGGATACAGGTTCGAGGCCTGTTGTTTACATGTTATAGGGGCATAGCTCAGTTGATAGAGCAAAGTGTTGATAACACTTAGGTTGATGGTTTGAATCCATCTGCCCCTACCAAATTTAAGTCTGTTTGTCGCTAGTGGTTTAAGATACGCTTATAAAGAGTGTGCTTAGGCATATTAAGAAGTCTCGGCCCAGACTAATTGTATTATAGATAACGAAGCTAATGAAAGACGGTCTTTCACTAGATTCCAAACCTAGCGCTAATAGGTTCAACTCCTACGTTATCTGCCAAAATAATAACTGAAGTGTGCTGGTTTGATTCCAGCCTCAACATAATAATGAAATGATATAATGGTGTAGATAACACTTACTTCGTCTTGTAAACGAGTGGTCGCAGGTTCGAGTCCTGTCAGGAGCATGGCTCTTGTAGCTCAGCAGGTAGAGCACTAAACTTTGTGTTATCGTTTGTACCTTATGTCTACTTTTGAAAGGTTATAGTATGGGACTTGTATTATGGTTAATGTTTGGATTAGGGGCAGCAGCTCTAGCTATTATAATGAAATTAACTGAATATAACTTTGGTGAAGAGATTACATTAGATGATATCTTTGGATGTGGTGAGATGGCGTACATATCTATAGGGTTGATTGCTATGGGCTTTGTATCTTTTGTTGCAATGATTATTATCTGGTTCTTCTATGGTATGAATCTATTATATCAGAAATATAAGCATGAGATTGTTTTTAAGAATCCTTTTTACAAAAAGAAATAAAAATATATTCATTTAAGCCAGAAAATATTTAACAAAATTACTAGTGGTGTAAGTAAGAGATACTTCATATCCCATAACGTGTCGCAGGTTCGAGCCCTGTCGTCCCAAGCAGCCCTTGGGCGTAGCTCAATGGTAGAGTAGTTATTCCAAAGCCTCTTATTGCCTGTACCCTAGTATTATAATTTCATGTGCGCAATGCTTTTAAGTCAGCTATTAACATTCAAAGTCAATCTTTGGAGGTTAGTAATGATAAAAAATGCACTGGTGAATATAAACAGGAACTACCAATTGGTAGTTTCAACAAAAATAAAAGTAAGAAGGATGGATATAATACTATCTGTCGTGAATGCTCTAAGGAAAACTCTCGTAAGTATTATGCTGATAATACAGGTAAGCATAAGCAAGCAACCTGTGAGAGGAATAAAAAACATGGACAATACATTAGGCAGAAATTACATGAGCATAAAGAGAGTAATGGATGCTTATTGTGTAGAGAGAACTTTGCTGGATGCCTTGATTTTCATCACATGAAAGATAAAGAGCACCTTATTAGTGCCATGATGACTACTAGAAAATCTTGGGAGTCTATTGAGAAAGAAATGTCAAAATGTATTCTTCTATGCTCGAATTGTCATAGAAAAGTTCATGCTGGCGCATTAAGTATTTTGTAAATATTATCGGTGCGTAACTCAGTTGGCTAGAGTATCGGGTTTTTACCCCGAGGGTCGAAGGTTCAAGTCTTTCCGCATCGACTATAATTTTTAACATCCGCTCTAAGCTAATCTGGTGAAAGCGTCGGTTTAAAGAACCGAAGAGTCTGGATCGAAACCAGGAGAGTGGACCAATAATTTTAAGGAGACTTTATGTCTAGTTCAAGTAGTAATGGTATTGGATTTTTTGGCTTACTTACTATTGTTTTTGTTACGCTTAAGCTTATGGGGATTATTGAGTGGTCATGGGTTTGGGTATTGGCGCCAATATGGATTTCAGTTTCTATTGGCCTTACAGTAGCTTTTATATTACTTATATTACACTTAGTGATATTTAGAAATTAATAAGAAATTGCTTTAGATAAAGTTTACATAATGGTGATAGAAGACGGATACTTCATACTTATAATAGACATATAATCGCGTAGGGTTCGATTCCCTTAATGTTGTATCCCCCATGCTTGGTGAGCCACCGAGGGGATACGTTCCCGTTTTCGCTCTTTCCTTGTGTATTTTAAGCTCCTTAGTGTAGTGGCTATTATTGGTATCTTTGTAGCTGTTACGATACCTCAATTTGAATCTTATCGAGATAGAGCTAATGCGAATAAGAACAATGGTTCAGTAGTCGTACCTTATTAATATTTCAGTGAAGGGGAGTAGCTCAATTGGCTAGAGCACTAGATTTTGAGTCTAGTGGTTATCGGTTCAAGTCCGATCTTCCTTTCCATTAACCTTTTAAGAAAAGAATTTTATTATGGCCAAGAATGGTAATGCCGATATTGAATCTGCGCTAAGCATGTTTGATGAAGCAGAAAAGAAGATTAAAAAAGGCATTCAGAAGAATAACGATATTATGGAAACTGAAGCCTTGAAGCTTAAGTTAGAAGAAGACAAGTTGCAAGTAAAGAAACACAAGGCCATGGAGGTTGCTTTTGATTTAAAAGCAACAAATGAACGTGGTGCTAAGTTTATTGAAAAGCTACAGTCCTTCTTTAGTGAAGATTAATTAAAGAGGTGCCGATGTGGTGCCTCTTTTTTTATTTATAATCCTTATTTGGAGGAGCTCCAATGGAAAACACAGTAAAGAAATATGATAAAATAGTATTTATCGGCAGACTTGAAGGTCCACACTTTGGACACATGCATATTCTTAGGGAAGCTGCTAAGCTTGGAAAAGAAGTAATTATCCTTTGTGGTTCACGTAATCGCGCACGCTCTATCAAGAATCCATGGAGACTGGATGAAAGAGAGATTATGATTAATCTCGCTATTGAAGAGTGTGTTCCAGAGTTAGTTGGTCGATTTAAGATAATTGGTATATCTGACTATGCTTACAATGATCAACACTGGGTTAAGCAAGTAGGTTTAGTTGTAGCTCGAGAATTATATACTGGACATAAAGAAGGTGGTGCATATATATCTGGCTTCAATGTAGCCTTGATTGGACATAAGAAGGATTCCACTAGTTTCTATCTAGATATGTTTCCACAATGGAAGTATGTTGAAGTAGAGGCTTATGGTGATATGAGTGCCTCTAATATTCGATCAAGTTATTTTTCTAATACTGATAGTGGTGAGTTTGAGCTTATTTGTAGAGATTCTCTGCCTACTAGTGTGATGAACTATCTATTAGCATGGCGCATGACTGATGAGTTTAAACGTCTGTACGAAGAAGGCAAATTTATAGAAGAGTATAAGAGAACGTGGCATGGATATAGTACTGACGATATTGAGGCTGACAGAATGGCTGAGATTGTAAATGGCATTAAAGTTGCTGCTAAATATGCAGAAGATAAGATTCCTGGGTTCAATCTCAAGGCTGATGAGCTTAGCTTGATTATTGAGCGTCTCTCTGAGACAAAGCGTGTACCTTATGATCCTACGTTCGTTACTACTGATGCAGTGATGATTGAGTCTGGACATATCTTAATGATTCAACGTGGTGGTCAGCCAGGTAATGGCCAATGGGCTCTGCCTGGTGGATTTCTAGATGCATCTAAAAGGGAAACTGTTCGTGGTGCAGCTAAGCGTGAGCTGGTAGAAGAAACAAAGATTGATGTACCTCCAGCTATGTTGCTTGATTTATTTAAGAAAGCAAAGACTTGCGTGTTTGATAGTCCTGATCGTGACCTTCGTGGCCGCATTGTTACTCATGGCTTTCTTATTGAATTACCATCTCGCGCTTCTGGCTTAAGCAAGGTAAAGGGTTCTGATGATGCAGTACATGCACAATGGATTCCTTTGTATGAGATTGAGCAGATGTCTGAAGATGGTAAGATCTTTAGTGATCATGCTGATATCATTATCAATATGACTGGGAGAATCTAGTATGTTTAATTTGCGGCACTGGAATAATGTACAAGTTTTTGAAGGTGAGAATCCTGATGTAAAGAAATTTGTATTTGAAAAAAATGATGCTTGTGTAGAAGCTGTATTGTATAAATATGGCTCTTATACCAAGCGTACGGTTCTCTGTATCTCTACTCAGTGTGGATGTCCTGTTGGATGTGTGTTCTGCGGTACTGGTAAGAAGTTTATACGTAATCTTACTTCTGGTGAGATTACAGAGCAAGTTGAGTATGTTATTGAGCAAATCGAGCGAGAGATTTACTCAGAAATACCTGACTTGTCCCATGATGGCTGCCTAAACTTAGATTGTAATAAACTACAAATTATGTTTATGAGTATGGGTGAGCCAATGTTGAATTGGCATAATGTTGAACGTTCAATTAAAGCATTAAATTTATGTTACTCTAATGCTGATTTATTAATTTCTACGATGGGCGTTGATGACGATGAGGTGTTCGGTAAGATTATCAAACTAAGCAAAGAGATTGATAAGATTGGCTTACAATTCTCAGTTCATGCTATATCTGAGTATAAGCGAGATATCCTTATTCCGTTTGACAAAAGAATGGACTTGCTTAAGCTTAGAGATGCTGGTCTTATGTGGTGGAAAGCTACTGGTAGGCAGGTTTATCTCAATTTCTGTATTAATGAAGATGGCCTTTCTCGCTGGTCGAAGAATCGTATTGCTGAAATATTTTCTCCAATTCCTTTTGCTCTTACCTTTTCTGTTATTTGCGAAAACGAAGATGGTAAAGTTAAAGATACTCTGAGTAAAGACTTGGAGACAAGTGCAATTAGCGGTGTAGTTGAGCATTTTGTTAAAAAGGGATATAATGTTAGAGCTTTTGATCCTGCTGGTCAAGATGATATTGGCGGAGGATGTGGTCAGCTTTGGTATGTTCAAAAATGGATGAAAGATAAGAAAAATAACTAATAGACGAAGGAGCTTCGTTATGTATAACAGAAAAAATTTATGCACAAAAACCGATAGCTATAAGCCATCTCATGCACTTATTTATGATGATAATATGAATCTTATGTTTGATTATGTTGAAGCACGAGCTGGTGGTAAGTGGAAGTTTGTTCAGGTAGCTGGCATTAAAGCATTTATTTCTGATTACTTGTTGAAGCCAATAACTCAAGCTGATGTAGAATACGCATCACGGTTTTTTAAGAGACACTATGGTTTTGATTTGTTTGATAGGAAGATGCGAGGTATCTTTGAGTATATCATTAAGGAATATAGTGGATATATTCCTATCACCATTAAAGCTGTGCCTGAAGGAATGGTTAATTAATAGCCCTTCATGACAGAAATGTCATGTCGAAACTCTTTTAATTGCTGGGAAGCCTAAGTCTGTAAAGATATGGTGATCAGCAGCGAAGCTATTTAGAGACTCCACGGAGTGATAACTTTTAAATAGAACGTTCAACGACTATCCCGCGAGGGAGTACATTCAAGTGAGTGGAAATGGAGAGGCTCTTAACAAATAATGTTGAAGAGCTTGATATAGTCTAATCTTATGTGAAAGCATAAGCTGCAGGTAATGCTGCGGGCCAGAATTAACGACTCTGGTCGAATACAATGTATTCCTGAAGGTAATGTTATTGTCACTGTTGAATGTGATGATCCTAAGTGTGCAAGCATTGTTTCATTTCTTGAGACCGTGATTTTACGAGCGATATGGTATCCTGCAACCGTTGCAACTAATTCCTACATGCAGAAAAAGCATTTAATGGCGGCAAGCAAAGAGACTGCTACTGAAGAAGATTTTGTAGCTTGGATTCCGTTTGCATTGCACGACTTTGGCGCTAGAGGCGTAAGTTCTGATACTTCAGCTGAACTTGGTGGTCTTGGTCATTTATTCAACTTCCTTGGTACTGATAATGTTGAGGCTGCTATTTTTGCAGAAGAAGTATATGGTATTAGCGAAGGGTGTGCTGGATATAGTATTGTAGCTACAGAGCACAGCGTTATGACTGCTCGTGGATGCAATGGTGAGTTTGATGTAATGGAACGTACTTTGACCCAATATTGGGATGCTAAGATTATTGCTTGTGTTAATGATTCTTATAGTATGAAAAAGCATATTGAATATCTTGGCACTAAAATGAAGCAGCGTATTTTAGATTGGGGTGGTCGATGGGTTACTCGTCCTGACAGTGGTGATCCAGTTGAGTCTGTATTGTTCTGCCTAAATGAGCTTAAGAAATATTTTGGTGGGATTGAGAATGAAAAAGGCTATTGGGTTCTACCTAATTGTGTTCGTGTTATTCAAGGAGATGGCATTGATGAAGCTAAGCTTATTGAAGTCTTAGAAGCAATTAAGACTGCTGGCTTCTGTGTCACTAATGTTGTATTTGGCTCTGGCGGAGGACTGCTTCAGAAAGTAGATCGTGATATATTACAGTTTGCTATGAAATGCTGTTACATTGAAGTTGAAGGCACTGGTATTGAAGTATATAAGCAGCCAGAAACTGATATGACTAAGCAGTCTAAGCGTGGAAGATTAAGCTTGTATCAAGATATGTTTGGCATAATGAAAACATATTCTGACAATGAATTGGCTACCCACAGAGCACTTGGAGAAGAGTGGACTGAGGTACTTGTTCCTGTTTATGGCGATAAGGTTCAAGCTGTAAGCTATAGTCTTGATGAAATTCGTGCTAATACTGGATTGTGGTAGTTGTGGATCATTATGATTTAAGAACAGAAGAAGAGCCTTCTGCTATTATTGCAGTTGCTCCAGTAGAAAAAAGACTATTATATGGATGTGCTTAGAGTGTCATATTGAAATAGGTACGCCTATGAATGTTGGCTTAAAGGAAAAGCGCTCTTGTGATCGGTGTGGAGCGACTAAGCATAATGTTTATTTGATTAACACTGGTGATGAGGACTGTTAGAAAGATCAATCTTATTAATATTCTTATTCCACATTTCAAGGAGCTTAATAAGGTAGAAACCGGGCTGTACGTTGGTGGAAAATACGCTCTATACCGGTATATAAATGCCTAGGAAAACCACTATAGTCACTGTTAAGGAAGCATGGAGAAGACTGGAGTCATGTCCTGATACCATCCTGCGGACCCAGGCCTTAGCATACTAGCTTGATGTCTCTCTCGGATCGCGTGCGTGAAGAGAGAGCGTTTAGTTAAGCATTAGCTAAATAAAGGAGAAAATTATGATATTGTACATTGCACTTGGAGTATTATATGTATTATATGCCTTGTATATTGATAAGAATGATATTCTTGAAGAGATATCTCAACATGAGCTTTTTAATAACACCAGTATTGAAACGATAGGAATGATACTGTTTGTATCATTAGCCATAGCTCTGTCTGCAATAGCATTAGCTTGGCCACTATTTGCAGTAAGAAGAATTTATCGTTACTTCACTGAAGATGAACAGTGATATATGTTAAATGTAATATATGTGGCCTTAAAGTAAAGGGTTATACGAAAGGAAATGGTAGGCATGCTAACAATACTATTTTTCCTATTTATCACATGCGCAATGGGCAACCTTGTCATGGGTTTTACGAAGAATCGTTTGAATGGAAGGACGATAATGCAAAAACTATTTAAATGTGAAAAGTGTGGCAAGACACAGCACGTAGATGCAAAGAAAGGTATTCCTCATGCATCGCCTAAGTGTTGTGGTCAGTCTATGAGGTTTATTTCTAATTTGTATGCTTAATTTATTGTGACTAGGATCAGTGGAGAATAATCATCTCTCATAAGAGTGAAGAGTGGGGTTTGAAGCCTTGACTAGCTACCAAAAAGGTTTTATATGAAAAAATATTTTGATATAGATAGTAAGATGTTTAGACTGATTGCATTTATACTTGGGATGTCTATTCTTGGTATTGGTGTTGATGCAGAGTCTGCGGCTATTAGTATAACTGGCTTAGGTGTATCTCTTGCTATCCTTGGAGTATGTATTAGTGATATGTAAAGGCAGTGCTTGCACACGACATCTTGAGCCTGAGCTTAAAGAAGGGGTTCAAGCATTTAAGAATGGTGATCTATATGATAATTCATATGACTTCTTTGATGATTACTTAAAACGTTATTCTTGGGATATTGGATATCAGAAAGGTAAGAGTGAAGTAAGATATGATTTATAGTAAAATTAAAAAAGAGCGAATGTCTGCTCGAATAGAAAAAGATTTAGTGAAGAGTAACTTACTTACTACGCTTTTGAGTGATATTGAAGTGGTTGCCAAGAATGATGGTCAGCGTGTTGTTACTGATCAGGATTGTATTGCTAAGATTAAGGTTTTTATTAAGGGTAATGTTGAATTTGGTACTAAGTTGCTGGATCTCGGTAGAGAAGTATCTGATGTTCTAAAAACTGAAAAAGTTATTCTTGAAAGCTTTCTTCCTCAGCAAATGAGTGAGTTTGATATTGCATGTGAAATTGAGATCTTCTTAGAAGGACTTAATGAGCCTCGTAGCATGAAGCTTATGGGTAAAGCTATGTCTCATCTTAAAAGTAATTTTAATGGTCTCTATGATGGCAAGCTTGCATCTAAACTTGTAAGAGATGCATTATAAGGAAAGCTTTGAGATGAAAAAGATTACATATGGCCATTATGAGTATGTATTAATTTGTAAAACATGTGGATGGTTTGAGCATTGGACTATAAGTTCTGTTTCTGGTAGGATGTGTCCGAATTGCGGTAAATTAGAATTAGTACAAAATGCTGGTCGTTATATCTATGAAGAATATAAATGCGGTCCATTTGGCTGGTTTACAAATACTCGCATGATTGGATTTAAATGTAGAGATAGTGACAAGCACTACTATATAAGCGAGATTATACGTGAAGAATCTTGATCTTCATGGTGTAAGACATATGGATGTAGCCTACACTGTTAAGCGCTTCATTGAGGACAATCTAGGATGCGGTGAAACATGTGCTATTATTTGCGGCAATAGTCTTAGGATGCAACATTTAGCGAAAACAGAACTTAGCAAGTATCGACTAGAGGTTAAGGTTAATACATATGCTGCTGGTAGAAATATAACTGCTACCATTTACGTAAATCTTTAAATATTTTTAGGAGAAATAAATGAATAAGCAATATGTAAGAAATAGTAAGCGACAGAAAATTGGTATGATTACCCTTGAAGAGAATGGCTCTAAGCCTATTATTGGGTATTCTAAATGCAATAAACATGATGATTTTAATCGTGATCTTGGTGAAATTGTAGCATCTGTTCGTGGTCGCCATATTATTGAAGCGAAAAGCATAGATGTTCCTCATGACATTAAGAGAGCTATGCCTGGATTCTTGCAAACCTTTTCTAATTATCTTGAAGGTAAGCAATTGCCAGCATGGATTAGTGACTGCTTAAGTAATAAAGGTATTTGATATGCTACCACAAATTATATACTGTAGCTTATTAATGCTTGGACTTTCTATTCATATAAATAAAGATGGTGAAGCAACTATTTATAGCGCTAAGGCTACTGCTATAGGTGTCTTACTGCAATTTATTTTATTGTATTGGGCCGGGTTTTTTGATCCACGATTAGTTATATAAGTTGACGGAAGAGTACTCTAATTGGCAAGAGGCTTGCTTGGAAAGTAAGTGTAGGGTTAAACCGATGAAGGTTCAAATCCTTCCTCTTCCACCATCTTAAAGGATTCATATGTATAAAATAAACTTACATGCCCATTCTGTATATTCCGATGGTGTTGGTACTGTACTTGATATGGCTTTAGTATGTAGGTCTTTAGGGTTTACGGCTTGTGTAATTACAGATCATATATATAGTACTGATAGTAGCTACAGTAGTAGTTATGAGAAGTATATTAGGCAAGTAGAAGATGCTAAACTTGTATCAAAAGAACTTAACTATCCTGTTATTATTGGTGCTGAGGTTAGCATTGGTAGATATGAGGAAGTTCTGTTATTTGGATCTGATGCTATTGTAGCTCTTTTGAAAATGCGTAACAAAAAGATTATACGTAAGTATGATCCCTTGACTGAACATATGTGTTCGATTGATGAGTTAATCAATTTACGAGAATGCTATAATTGTGCTACTGTTCTATGCCATCCATGCTTAGCCTCATATGATAATAGGCCTAATTTTATTGAAGCTAGTGGCGCAAAAGCTCTTGATGGCTATGAGCGCTATAACAGTGCCTCTGACTGCTTTGGCAAGTATCGTGATGTGCCTTTAGAGTTTGAAAACTTAGTTGCTGTTTGCGATAGTGATGCCCATAGTCCTTTATGCTTAGATTTCTGTTGGAATAAAACAACATTTCCTATTACCACAGAACTAAATTTAATTTCGTATATTAAAGCTTATGGTAGCTTTAAGCATATTGTATGTGAGAGGCATGTAGATTAAAATGTTAAAAGAAATAGAAGAATTTATGGAAGAAGAAAATGCTTTGGCATATATGACTATTCCGCAATCACTATTTGTTAAAAGATATATTAAGTGGTTAATTGCTGAGGCAAAAAAGAAAAAATGTAACTGTAAATAATTAAATTGGAGGGTTATGATCACTAAAGCTAAAGAATTAGCATTTAAGTATCACGAAGGTGATATGTATGGTATTTATCCTTATACATTCCACTTAAATCAAGTCTATAATATTCTTAAAATGTTTGGATGTAATGGAGAATTAGTTCTTTCTGGTGCATGGTTACATGATGTAATTGAGGATACTGAATGCTTATATGAGGATGTTTTCGAGGTATTTGGAAAAGACTTGGCTGACCTTGTTTATCTTGTAACAGATAAGCGTGGCAAGAATCGAAAAGAGCGTCAAGAAAGAACATATCCTGCTATTGCCGGTAATACTGTTGCTCGTATATTGAAAATTGCAGATCGTATTGCTAATATGACTCAGTCTCAGCATGAGAAAGAGAAACAGTGGCTTATGTATGTAAAAGAGTATGTATACTTTAAAGAGACTCTATATGTAGATGATATCACTGATGTTGAAATGCGCATGTGGGACTATCTAGACGCATTAGTAGGGCTAGGGCACCTTTGTGATGAGTAATCAGCCTAGAACGCACTGTGGTGTTCATAAAGCTAAATAAAGCCTATAGTGACCAGAAAATAAGTAACCTTAGATTTCTGTATCCTAATTGTCGTGTTTAGATAGAGACATAAGGACTTAGAGAAAATAATAATTGTGGTGGCGTAATGCAAACTGGTTCGCAGCTTGATTGTGATTCAAGTGTTTCTCGGTTCGAAACCGTGGCGCCACACCAAATATAAGAAAGTGAGCATATACCATGGTTCATAAGGTGTTCGTAATTGATACAAACGTGCTTTTGCATGATCCTCATTCTATTTTTAGGTTTAATGGTAATGATATTGTTATTCCAATGACAGTTCTTGAAGAGCTTGATACTCATAAGAATGATATGAGTGAGATAGGTCGTAATGCTCGTGAAATTGGACGTAAGCTTGATGAGCTTAGAGAGCAAGGTGAACTTGATAAGGGCGTTGAGCTTGAAGTAGGAGGTAAGCTTTCTATTGAATTTTGTCCTGATGAATACTTTACTAGCATGCCTGCTGAAATGAAGAAGATAGTTAATGATAATAGAATTATTTCTGTTGCTCATTTATACTCTACTTTTCTTCATGGTAATGATGATACGGAAGTTATCTTTGTATCTAACGACACTAATGCAAGAGTTAAAGCTAATGCTATTGGTGTTAAAGCTGAGTCATATAAGAATGATAGAGTAGATTTTGATACTCTGTATACTGGTAAAGATAACTGCTGGGTTACAAGGAAGATGATAGATGATTTATATAATGAAGAGTCTATTAGTTTAAATAGTGGATGGGTTCCAAATCAGTGCATTAAGCTAGTAAGTGATGTTAACGAGAAGCACACAGCTTTAGTTAGATATGATGAGTCAACTAGTCGCGTCTTTAAGATTACTGAAATCACTAAAGATAATGCTCCAATGGGCTTGATTCCTAGAAATATGGAACAACGATTTGCTATGGACTTATTACTTGATCCTAATATTAAGCTAGTAACACTTGTAGGTAAGGCGGGTACAGGAAAGAGTCAACCGTTAAGCGAACCTGTTTTGTCTCCTGATGGATGGACAGTCATGGGCGATGTTGAAGTTGGTGATATGGTAGTCTCTAGATCTGGTAAGCCAACAAAAGTATTATCAATTCATCCGCAAGGTAAGCTTGATATATATGAAATTAAATTTTCAGATGGTAGCTCAACAAGATGTTCGTTAGATCATTTGTGGGATACGAAAACTTCACTAGAGAGAGATCAAGGAAAGGGCTTTAAAACTAGATCCACTAAAGAGATTATGAATTCTCTTAGGTATGGAAAGCAAGGTAAAAGAAATCATTCAATCCCACTTGTCGATAAGGTTGAATTTGTATCAAAAACTATTAATATTGATCCTTACTTACTAGGCTTTCTCCTTGGTGATGGATGCTTGGATTACAATATTTTATTTTCTTCTGCTGACACGGAAACTATAAATTCCTTTATTGAGCTTCTTCCATCAGATACTTGCATTAAGCATAAGTCTGATTATGATTATTCTTTTAAGCGAATTAAGAGAAACAATAAAAAGCATTCACTTAGAGTAGCCATTGAAGAATATGGTCTTTATGGTTGTAAGTCTGCAGATAAGTTTATTCCTGAAGATTATAAGATTACTAGTTCAGAAAATAGGATTAGTATCTTACAAGGACTATTAGATTCTGATGGCACTTTAGATTATAGAGCCGGTAAAAATATTTTTTTTGTTACTGTTTCAGAAAAGCTTAGAGATGATATTGTTTTTATTGTTCAGTCGCTTGGTGGAACAGCTAAGTGGAAAGAAAAAACTAAGTTTTATACCCATAATAAACAAAAGCTTGAAGGCAAAAAGGCCTTTCAGGTTAATATCGTTTTGCCGTCTGGAATAAGTCCTTTCAGGTTGACTAGGAAATCTATTATTTATAAGCCTAATGATAAGTATGTTCCTGTCAGATATATTGAGAGCATTGAAAATGTAGGGATGGAAGAATGTCAATGCATCTCTGTAGAGGATAGCAATAGTTTATATGTAACTAAGGATTTTATTGTTACACATAATACTCTTCTTGCCATTGCTGCTGGATTGTATGGCGTTACTGAACCTAGTGACGATACTGGTGAGGAGCCTTTTGATCGAGTTCTTGTTGCTAGACCTGTAATTGCATTAGGTAAGCAGGATATTGGATTTTTGCCTAAAACTGTACTGGGCAAATAAAATCTCTCTAATTGCTGGAAACTCCAGTTAAGATCTATAAACTACAACGTAAGGATGAAATATGCCTAGGCGTGAATGTTTGAAAATTATAGATATATGGACAATCAGCAGCGAAGCTCCGAACAGGAGAACGTTCAACGACTAGTCGAAAGACGTAGGCTTTAAAGTAGGGCCGAAACGGGAGAGTTTAATTTATTATTTTATTAACAATGTTCTATAAAATCTTTAAGATGAAGAGTATTTGTTATAATCAAAAACGCAGGAAAGATAGTGCAGCGTGGTATATTAAAAATAAAGAAAAGCGTTTAGCGCAAAAAAAGGAGCAGTATCGCAAACAAAGAGAAGATGTATTTACCCATTATGGATGGGAATGCGCTTGTTGTGGCGAAACAGAACCTTTATTTCTAACCATAGATCATATAAATAATGATGGCAACTTGCATAGAAAAGGCAATGATACATCACATAATAATATTTATTATTGGTTAGTTAAAAACAACTTTCCTTTAGGATTTCAAACTCTTTGCATGAATTGCAATGTGGGCAAGCACAAGAATAATGGCATTTGTCCTCATAAAAATAATTAATTAAACAAGATATAGTCTGATCTATATGGAGACATATAGCAGTAATCTCAAGAAGTTATGTCATGAAAATTAGTACAAATTATAAAAGTAAAAAATATTACGTTGGAAGAAAATTTATTAATTCTAGTAACTTGATTGTAAAAATAGTCGGCAAGGATCTTAAAGATAAAAGATCAAAATTTTATTTTTGTGAATTTGAGGATGGTTCTATTAGTAGGATAGCATCTGATAATTTAACAAACGGTAAGTTTAAATATCCGATTACATTTTCACAAGGAAATAATCAAAGCAATAGATACAAAACAATATATAAGCGTTATGAGTTTATTTTGCAGAGATGCAATAATCCTAAAGCAAAAGACTTTGAAAGATATGGTGGTCGAGGCATTAGGTGTGAATTTAATAATGTTTATGAGTTGTGGTTTTCTATTAAAAATGATTCTAAGATTGAATTATTATTAGATGAACCATTTAATTACGAGCTTGATAGAATTAATAATAATAGTAACTATAAGCCTGGAAATATTAGGATTGTTACTAGAAGTGAAAACCAACGTAATAAAAATAATAATTTTGTATATAATTTAATTGACAACTTAACAGAAAAGCTACTTTTTATTGGCATAAAAACTGACTGTGAAACCTGGATTAAAAATAATCTTGGCGTGAAGACCAGTTTAGATATGACCAATATCAAAAAAGAAGTTGGTAAAAAGAATGGCTATTCTGTTAGGTATGAGATTGCGGATGCGAATTAACGACTTGCATTGAACATTAGTTTGGGTACAATGGATGAAAAGATGGCTCCTTGGATGCAACCTATCTGGGATAATATTGAAGTTCTACTTGGCAAGGCTGATAATAAAAGAGATCACAAGGGTAGTTTAGATAAAAATGATGTATCTATGTCTCCTGCTGATTATCTTGTAAAAGCGGGTAAGCTTGAAGTTGCTCCGCTTACTTATATTCGTGGTCGTTCTATTCCTGATCAATATCTCATTGTAGATGAAGCTCAAAACTTAACACCTCATGAAGCAAAAACTATTATTACTCGAGCAGGCGAAGGCACTAAAGTCGTCTTTACTGGCGATCCTGAGCAGATTGATAATCCTTATGTTGACTCTAGTAGCAATGGATTAACTTATGTTGTTGATAAGTTTAAAAATCTTAGTATAGCTGGTCACATAACATTGACTAAAGGCGAAAGAAGTGAGCTTGCTGAGTTAGGAGCTAAGTTATTATAATGAACGAATTAAACCAGTGGAAAAGATCATTATTTGATGTATTCCCAGTTATTATTGGAATTTTTACAGGTATATTCTTTGTATTTTTAGGCATATTATGGTTTATGCCAGGCTTTAGCTTTTTAGTTTTTTTAACTATTATGCTTTCGCTTGTAGTTGGTTTTCTTTTTATAGCTACTACTATACATAGATATGATTCGTGATGTATAGCCTTAAAAGTAGAATACAAACTAAATCAGAAGCTATGAATAGTAACTTAGAGTATGAACGTATTGATGGTGATGATATTGCTTCCGATGCTATTATTACTAAGATGCTGACTGATAATAAAGCTAAATCCTATACAAATAGGAGAGAGTTTCTTTGTAAAAATTCTCCTAAATGCCTGATATGCGGAACTGACCAAGTTCAACTGATAGGGTATATGGACTGTCAAGCTGAATGGAAATGTAGGCATTGCGATACAGTCATAGTTTTTGAACCTGATCCTTGCACTAATTGTGGTAGTCAAAGATGTTATCCTGAAGAATGCGAATCTAAATTAGATTATGATAAGTTTAAGGGGAAATAAAATGGAAGCAATGAATGGTGTAATTCATTTACGAGCTAATATTAAGCAACTTCTTGTAGCAAAAACTATTGAGGCTACTCAAAAGAAAGCTGGATTCACTGCTCATGTTCTTAAGCGACAAGAAGATAATGATCGATATGAAGTAATCTGGCATAATTTTAATGTTGTTTGTGGATTTTGTGATTAGATAATTAAAATGTAAAAGGGTTTGAATTATTTCATTCTTACTACTTCAAAAAGAAAACTAAATTATGAATAATGATATTTGGCCAGTTTCAAGTGAAGAATATCGAAAGGTATTTTTTAAAATTGCTAATAGTCGAAAAAAAGAAAAAAAGAGGCAAATAATGAATTGTACACATATTAATACGACAATTAAATCAGGAGGCTATATCGTAGCTTCTGTTAAGAAAAGCAACAATGAGTTTTCAGCGTCTAATCACCCCGCCTTTCACTTCGCTCGTAATTTAGCGGTAGCTGAAGCTGAGCGTCTTGCTGCAAATGATTCTAGTAAGAAGTTTATTGTACTGTACGTGGAAGGCATTGCTGCTATTCCTGCCCAGTCTGCAGTTAGCTGGGAGTAAAGTATGAGTGAAAGAATTCCTGAGTTTATTCAAATTCTTGAGCTCTTAGAATGTACACCTAAAACTAATGATAAAATTAAGCTCCTTAAAGTTAATGAAATAACACCTCATCTTAAGGAATTTTTAGTTCTAGCTGTATGTGATACTGTGAAGTTTAATATTAAAGAACTTAAAGAGGTTGATGCTAATCCAGTTTCAAGTTGCAGTCACAAGCTTAGCTCATCTACTTGGGATACTTTTATTCGACTTACTGATGCTCTTGTTAATGAGGTTATTACTGGACATTCTGCTATTGCTACAATAAATAGTTTTCTTCAGAGTAATTTACTATCTGACCTTGAGAAGAAATGGTATGAGCGCTGCATTAAAAAAGATATTGCATCTACTAAGGTAGGCCGTAAGATTATGGATACTGTGTGGCCTGGATCTGTGCTGTATTGGCAATGCATGTTAGCTACTCCAGAAGATCAGATCGGTAAAATTCTGAAAGAAGATCTTGATACTTTTATTGATGGTTATGCTTATGGTGAATTAAAGAAAAATGGCATGCGTACCTTCCAGGAAGTTGAACAATGCAGTGATGTCCTAGGAGGGAAGTTTACCTTAGCTAAGGTTCCTGTTAGTCGTAAAGGTCTGCCATTATATAACTTTAAAGATGTTACTAAGCTAATTGCAAAAGTTGTTAGCGGTACTAGCTTTGAAGACTATATGTTCGAGGGCGAATGCAGTGTAGATGATAATCTTGAAGACACCATGAGTGTTTATGGATTTGATTTTACTAAGACTGAAGACGACTATCGTGGCAAGAGTGGTAAGGTAGGTAAGGGATGGGAAAAATATCAGGCTGATCACGTAAGATGCACTGAGTTCTTATCTCGTCTTAAGTTTACTATTTTCGATCTTATGCCAATTAATGAATGGAAAGCAAAAGACTGCAAGAAAAACTATGAAGAGCGTCGAGCTGATCTTGTAGTTCTTAAGAATATGATTCATGCTTACAGCCTGTCTACTAAGCTTGATATTCTTGATTCTAAGCGATTTAAAACTTATAGTGTGGCCAATGTATGGTCTAAGGAAGTTATCGCCTCTGGATACGAAGGAATCATCATTAAACGCCCTAAACATAAGTATGAATGGACTCGTTCTAAGTCTTGGATTAAGTCTAAGGAAGAAGTTGAAACTGATGTTGTTATTATTGGTTATCTTATACAAAAGCAAAAGTATAATAGTGATGGTACTAAGAAACCAGCTATGCTTGGAAAGTTCATCGTTCGAGACTCGGAAGGAAGAGTCTTTGAAGTTGGAACTGGCAAGGGGTGGACGGAAAAGTTCTATACTGAGGCGCTAGAAAACTTTGATAGTGTTTATAAATTACGTGTAATGAAGATCCTTGCGCAGAAATTTACTAAGAAGGCTGCTATTATTCCAAGGTTTAACTGTTGGCGTGACGATAAAACTTGGCAAGATGTGCTAGGTGAAGATTTTAATATTAGCTCACTTTAAGTAAAGTGATACTTATAATTAAGGATAAGTTTATGAAAAAAATTAGCATTGATGTTGTTGGAATTACTATGAATTGGGCCATGTTAGATAATGGTGAAGTTTGTGCGTCAGAGATTACAAACTATCTTACTGGTGCTGGATACGATGCGCCTCTTAATGAGGTTAGCGATATTATGGATCAGATTTATGAGATGGTTGATGCTCATGGCATTACTCCAACAATTAACGGTGTAAAGTCTAAGATTGTACAGTCAAAGAAAACTGCTAGCAATGGTGTTGAATATTTTATATATTCATTTGGGCCAATAGCTCCAATTGTTGAAACTGAGCCCAGCTTAGCAGATACTTTAACTTCTTTGTTTGAGAATCTTACACCTGCTATTGATGTGGATCTCGAAGAAGATTATGATGAATGTGCTGGATGTGATCACTATGATGACTGTAATGAAGATTACGATGAAGATTACGAGGAAGAAGTAGAAGCTATTGTTACTTTTGCTGAAGTAGTGTATGCTTGCCTTAATGAGAATCCAGGTCTTATGTCTGATGAAATTGCTGCTATTCTTGTAGCAGATGGACATTGCATTACATCTAACCAGGTTCGTGCTTATAAGGCTAATATGAATCGGTAGAAATAAACAGAATTGAGGAGAGTGCCTTAAGTTATAGATAATATAAATGGCAATCTACGTGGTGATAAAATTAATAATTTAAATTTTTCGTTTTAGTTATCGCACTTAAGCTAATTAATACATTTACTGGAAGGAATTCTAAAAATGTTAAATAAAGGTACTTTTGGTCGGCGGTTTTTTACTGCCGACCAGCATTGACTTTTTTCATACTAATATTATTAGCTATGCAAAGAGGCCATTTTCTAATGCACCTCAAATGAATAAAACATTAATTAAAAATCACAATTCAGTTGTAAAAGATTCTGATACTACATATCACATAGGAGACTTTTGTTTTGGTAGTCTTGAAAGAATAGAATCAATTATTAAGCAACTTAATGGACAGCACATTTTAATTTTAGGTAATCATGATACAGATTATAAGTGGAGCGATTACATTAGAGCGGGCTTTAGTTCTGTTCAAAGATTTTCTTTTATTGATTTTCCAGGTATTGGCCCCGTTGGTCTTGCTCATGATCCCAGCTGTTGCATCCTTGACTTGGATGTCCCCTGGATTTGTGGACACTTGCATCAACAATTTGATAAAATGAATAACTGTGTTAATGCAGGCGTTGATGTTCGTAATTATACTCCTGTAAGTGAAGCTGATATGTTTATACTTTTAAGTGATACTAAGAAATTTCACATGAAACTAGATCCTAATGCAGCTAAAGAATTTGGTGCTACATACGGACTAAAGGAGCATTAAAGTGACTATTAACCCTGATGAAAGACTATTAGATATTATGAATGAGCCAGAAAAAATAATTTCCAACGAGAACGAATCAGCTGTTGTGGAAGAGACAAAAAGCTCTAAGCTTACTCTTAGTGAACATAAGAAGCTTGTTGTTGAAGTGAATCGTACTTTTAACAAGAATCGTATGAATACTAAATTAAAAGCTAAGAACCGTGCTAAGCGTAAAGCTTCACATAAAACTCGTATGGCGCAAAGGAAATAATTATGCTTACAGGACATACTGCTTGTATTAAAGCTGGTGTCAGCTTCGAGGAGTTTGCTATTGGTTGCGCTTGTGCGTTTAGTGCGTATATTAATATGAGAGATGATCCTAGTGATGCTGCAGTATCTGAAGAATTTGAGCCTGATAAGTACTATAAAGATAGTTTAGCTAAGCAGAAGAAAAGAAAAAGCCTTTCTATCATTAACTAAAGAGAAGCAAGAGCGTTGTGCTAATCAATCTAAGTGGATTCAGGATTTAAGAAAAAGCTTATTGACAGAATGATCCGAATGACAAGGAAACGATCTGTAAAGTTGTTACTGTAAAGCATTTCGGGTTTGAGTTCCATTTCTGTCTCCAAAAACAAAGGATGTTATATGCGTGGTACAAGAGCAAAGTTAATTAGAAAAGAAACACGATCAATGGTTGATGCTAATCCTGAATTATGGGAAAAGTATTCATTTAAAAAGCTGTATCGCCATGCTAAAGTTGCATGGATGGATTGGCACGAGTAAGTTAACACTAATAAGTGAAGGCCTGTAATGAGTATGCTATAGATATTTTAATCTAAAGGAGAAAATTATGAAGTATTTTGTTAATGGGTTTAGCTATGACTCTTATGATGAAATGATTAACTGCCTCAGATGTCATTATGGTACCGTTGTTTCTATATGGAGCGGTGGATCTCATTCAATTTCACTAAAAGAATTCTGTCAGAAATATAGCCATAGTGACAATGATGGCATTTATATAAAAGGCCGAAATGTTACTAGGTACAGATATGAAAATAGATGGAATGAAGAAACTCGAAGATGGGAACCAATTACCATCCCATATTATGTTTGGCTTGATCCAGTATTTGAGCCAAATGAACTACGAGTTACAGATGAACTAGGCAGAATCTTAAATGCTAAAGATTTATGGTTTGATATACGGAATACTAAGCCTTTCGTTGTTAAAAAGAAAAATCTTTATCATTGGCGACCTGCTAATTATGTACCTGGAGCTGGCGGTCAAGGATGGTGTGGCGGCTGGCAAAAGCACAGAGGTAATCACTGTGGCATTACTCCGTATAAGCGTGAGTGGTATGCTGCTCAAATTGAATCTAGTGAAACTCTATTAGAGTATGGTGCTACATTTAAGTGCTCAAAAAGGATTGAGTATAGTCATCCTAGATACAGAGGACGTAGCTGGAAAAGATCAAGAGTTAAAAAGCAGTGGATGAGAAAGCTAATGTATAATTAAGAGCCCTGCTATTTGTGGGGCTTTTCTGTTCTTGGAGATAATGTGAAGAAGAAACTTACGCAAAATGCAGCTAATGAAATTGAAAACTTTGTTCTCGATGCTCTTGAAACAGATGGAGCTCATCATAAGCAGTGGTATTTAGAAGAGATTGCTAAGATGCTAGAAATAGATTTATCTAACTCTGAACATGACAAAGGACTGGCCCCGTGAAAAAAGATGTCATTGTTGTAGATATAGATGCTACGCTATGGTCTTTAAGTGAGCCTTGGTGGAAAGAGTTAAAGAAGATCAATCCTAATTGTCCAAAGCCTGGTAATAATGGCGATTGGGGCTTTTATACAAATTACATGACTAAAGAAGAAGCTTTACTTGCTGCTAAGAAAGTTCACATGTACCAGTATGAGCATAAGCCGTTTAAGTGCGCCGCTAATATGGTAAAGACATTACGTGATGCTGGCTACTGTGTAATTATAGCTTCTCATAGACATCCTGATAGTTGCGGTGCAACATTAAGGTGGCTAAGTGAAAACAATATACCGTTTGATGATTTATGGATTGGCGAGAGCGGTAAGGAAGAGTTATTTAATACTTATAACGTACTGCTATTCATAGACGATTCTCCTAGTAGCCTTGGGCTTGCTATTGGTGAGAGCATTCCTTGCATGAGTATTAAATATCTTTATAATGAGCATGTTAAAGGTGTAATGTTTGCAAGTAGTGATGAAGAGTTATTATTTTTAATTAAAATACTAGTGAAGTTTAGCCTATGAAAAATGTATACATAACAATAGGGCTTCCGAGTTGTGGTAAGTCTACGTTTATGAAAAAGCACATGACAGTGCTTTCTTTAGAGTCTTATGCTAATCTTAATGCTGATATTATTAGAGAAGCGTTTACCGGTGATGCCATGGTACAATCATCTAATAAGTATGTGTTTAAAGCTCATCATGAAATATATAAGAAAATCTTGCTATCTCCGCTCCCTAATCATCAGCATATTGTTATTGATAATACGTCTCTTACTAAAGAAATGCGTTCTCAATATCGAAGATTTGCAGAGGAATTAGATGTGGAATGTAAGTTTCACTTATATTACTTTGATGCTAGTCCTGAAACTTGTATTCTAAGGCAGAGAAGTAGGCATAGAAAAGTGCCAGAATCTGTTATTTATAATATGGCTAGAAAAATAGAAAGGCCTACAGCAGAAGAACTTGCTATCTTTGGATGCAATTCCTATACAGTAGTAATGTAAGATTTAAGCTAATGGTGTAAAATACAATTACTTCACTCACAATGAAACCGATGCCTAACCATACTGTATTTGCTTATTCCTTAGCGCTCTTGCTGTTTCGGCAAGAATGTAGTACGACTTCACTCTGACTTGAAATAAACCTAAAGTTCAGTGAAGTATTTCTTAAACTCAAGTAGACATAACTACTACTTGAGTTTAAGAAAGTATATCCTTGTATGTTAACTAGTTAATGCTATGCAAGTTCTTTATACAATTTTTTTGACAATCGTTTCGGTTGTCTATGTACGTGTTGAAGCTCGTGCTTCACACTCGCGGTTCAGAATATTACAATTGACTGGCGGGGATTAAAAATTGCAGACACCAAAGGTGACAGCAAAACTTACGCTACGAAAGAAAATTTAGTATCCAAAGGATACAAATTTCTATTCGTTTTCAATCTCCTCTGTCAATTTAATTGGTATTCTAAGAAAGAAATTTCTTTTTATACAATTTTTGTTATTCATAATTGCTGTTTCGGCAATTAATTAAACTGAACTCAAGAGCTCTGACTCTGCGAGTTCAGCCTTTCGTTGCCAGGTTTAAAACCTGGCCGAGTAAGTGCTATTGTAGGAGGCTTCGGCCTCTTGCTATAGGAGGGAGTAAAATGATTTTAAGCGATAAGAAGTCTTTGTATGAAATATATTATCGTAAGAAAAAGAATGGCAAGAAAAGAATTATACATGCTCCATGTGAGGAGTTGAAGCTAGAGCAAAGAAGAATTAAAAATAGGCTAGAGGAAGATGAGTGGATATCAAGCTTTTGTCATGGATTCAGAAAGGGGTCTAGTGCAAGTAACGCTGCTGTTATGCATACTCAAAAAGACTGGATTCTCAATATAGATATAGCTGATTTTTTTCCATCTATAAGGAAAAGTGATTTGTATTTTCTAGATGAATATGAGAGTGAAGTATCTACTTATGAGAATAAGCTAGTTCAAGGTAGTCCTTGTAGTCCTATTATTTCAAACATTATTTTAAGAGAATTTGATGAAGATTTAAATCAATCTTTAGATACAGGCAATCTAGATTATTCTAGGTATGCTGATGATATTACAATATCTGGTTATGATAAGCCTGATATTAAAGCTTTAATTGATACAGTTAGATCGAGACTTAGATATAGTGGATTTAGAGTTAGGAACGATAAGATTCAATATTCATATAAGAATTCATCACAAAAAGTTCTCGGCATGACGGTCAATGAGAAAGTTTCCATGAACAGAGAGACTCGCAAGAAATTGAGAGCTGCTATCTATAGTGGAAATGTTTCAAGTGAAGAGATGGGATACTTGGCATACTTAAATAGTGTCAATCCAGAGCAATATTTGAAACTAATGCGTTACAAGAAGACTTGTGATGCTAAAAGACTGCTGAATCGGTAGTCTATGATAGAAAAGGACCATAACCCTTAACCGACCTTTGGTCTGAGATTATGGTCCTTAATCTCCTCGAGCTCCGCACGGGGAGATCCGGGCACTAAGCAGGCCAAAATCTCGATCGATAAACACACGAGATCTGACCATGGATCTGCAGGCGACAAATAAAGCTGGGTAAAACCCAGCCGAATTACGCCGTCAGGATCCGGGTCAATTGGCCCGCGTGCGTGCAAGTATGGGGGCTGAGAATATGGCGAATGATATTCTTGGTTTTTATACATGTTTTGTGTTAGGCAGTAGTTAGTATCTATGAGAAAGCTACTGTCTGACTTTTTTTACAATTTATTCTGGAGATATTATGTCAGCTAGTTTTATGGGTACGGCTCTTGGAGTAGAGCCTATCTTAACTGTTCCATGTGGTAATAATATAACTACTATTTCAAGCTATGCTATGTCAGCTGCTGATGACTGGTCTAATACTCAGATCACTACGCTTAAGGCTAATAGAGTATCTACGGATTTTGCTGAAGTTAAAAACCTAAAAAACCTTGACTTCACTGGTAAAGATTTATTTTCTACATCAACTAAAGTAGAGCACAAGAAGCTGGTAAATATTAAGCCCAGTGACATCAAAGGACTTATGACAGAGTTTTATAAGCCTATGTTGTGCAAGTTATTAAGATTTGATAATATTTGCTTGAGTTGTGAGCGTGAAGTTTTTATCCGCAAATTTAAGATGAATAACCATACAACTACCGCTATCATGGAGGTCATTGATGGGCTTTATGGTCAAGGGTTAAATTTTATATTAGCTGGTGGCAAAATGGTTAATTGGTTTGCTGGTGTTGATACAATTGAAAGTGATTTTGATTTATTCTTTAGCAGTGATCATGACTTTGAAAGTGTAAATCAATACTTCAAGAAAAACGATAACTATACTGGTACCGAGAAGGAACATCTTATTGAGTATTGTCAAAAAGATACTGGTTTAAGGTTCCAGATAATGAAAAAAATTTATGCTTGTCCTGAAGACTTAATAAGTCAGTTTGATTTTAAGCATAGCTCTATTGCATATGATGGAAGTCAGATATATTGGCATAAAGGTACGCTACATGCTATTCGCGATAAGGTTCTTATATTTCAAATCTTACCAGATAAGATTAATCAGTTTCTTAGAGTAGAAAAATTTATTAAAAGAGGCTGGTCTATTCAATTAGGAGATTGGGCTTTAGCATCATTTGGGCTACTTACTAATATAGGATATTTATACAGAGTCCATAATCAGTTTATAAACAGAGAAGATTTTGAGTTCAATGCTGATCATTACCAATAATGCTAACCTAGAAAAGGTTTAGCTAAACTAGACTCCCGTGTGAGTCATTTTAACTTCCCTAGAGAAAAGGGATAAGGAGAATAACATGTCTGAAATTATTAAAACTGTAGTGTCTATTGCGAATGTTGAAGAAGTATCTGAGCTTAAGGGTGATTTTGATGCTGAAACAGTAAAAAATCAAATGTCTGGATTGTTTCCATATATCCTAAACTGTACTTCTACAACCACTGTCGAAGACGGTGTACGATACATTACTTTCGCTGAGCGCCTTGGCACAAAAGGATAGATTGCTCTATGGGGGAGGTTATACTCCCCCATTATTTTCAATTCTCAAAGGAGTTATTATGGAAGAAGCTGTAGAAGTTATTGAAACTTCTTTAGAAGATAAATCTCTATGTGATTTAATTATTGATCTACCTGATGAATCTGAGTCTATTATATCAATTGATATGTCTAAGGTTGATGATGTATGTAAAGAAATAGCCAGAGCAACAACGACTAAAAGACTGTCTGTCATAGAAGATGTTGAATCAAAGATTAAGACAGCTTTCTTAAGCATTGAGCGATATCAAGAGTTTACGGAGTCCGAAAAAAATCTTAAAATAATTTTTAAACAAATGAAAACTGACATTGAGTTTGATTACTTCATGTCTATGCTAGGAGGTAGCATTAATGAATGATCAACAAGTGCATAGTAGCTTACTTTTATTATCAAATGCATATTTGCAATACCTTTTATATACAAACAAAGTCATTAAGTCTTCTTCTTTATCTTCTGCTCATACTAGTTCTGATATGGAGAGAAAGCTTTCTTTCTTTATTAAAACTCATTGGATAAGAGAGCTAAAGGCTGCTAATCTGTTTGAGCACACTGATAATATAAGGATAAGTAATGGATCTGTTACGATTACGTATTCTTATTCTAAGTGGAACAATTGGGCAGCCTCTATACAGAGATTGGAAAAAGGATACTATAGTCATTTAAGTAAAATTCTTGACTGTAACAATGAAATGCTTATTGGCAAATCTAATTTAAGTCACACTGCATCAGAATTAAGCGTATACTTAAATGTTCATAGATTATTAACTGAAGCAATGTCAGAAAGAAGTGCTTATCTTGAACTTGATAGTACAGAGGTTAATAGCAATAAGAGTTTTTTTAAAGAGATGTTTGATCAGGCATTTATTGATTTAATTAAACTTAAAAATTTAGCCAAGCCTTTTACTGAATTTAAAAAGCATATTAAGGATGATATTTTAATTAATTGTAATATAAATGCTGACTACAGATTCACTGCTTTTGAAGTATGCTTACTATTAAAGGGATGTGTTGGTCATAGTATTTATATTAACAGCTTTAGAGGCGGCTTTGATACACTTAGCAGTGCAGCTGAAACTTTATACTTGTATGCCATGGCTAATGATAAGGTCAGCGATTTAGAAGAGGCTACTTGTGCGATTACTGATATTCTTATGTCTATGCATTATGTATTTGAATATAGCGTTAATGAAGCCAGAATTCGAAACACAAATGCATTTATGCTTGAGCTGCAAACTTATATAGAATTTGTCTCTAGCACACTCCGGGAGTAATATTTATGTCAAATGTTTTAATTGAAATAAGAGAAAATGCAGCTATTGTTACTCATGGAAATGGTGGCGATAGCTTATTTAAGAAAACTGTTAAGATTGAGTCTTTAGTAAAGGCATTCCAAGACAAAGGTACTGGTATTAATACTCCTGTTTTACCTGTTGGAACTATTAAATGGCAAGAAAAAGGTAATAGAGCATTCTTATTCCTTTATTCGCCTCCTGTTAAGTTTGATGCCAATTATAAGTCCGAAGTAATTACTGACTGTATTCGTCCTGGTGTAATTATGAAGTTTGAATTACAGGTAAATAAAAAAAACTTTACACTAAGTCAGACTTTTGCATGGGCAGTTAAAGATGCTCCTATGTTTTTTAATGACAATACTATTTTATACAATCTTCCATTTCCAAATGTAAGTGATAGTGGCTGGGTGTGTTGGGGTGGTGGATCTGTTTTATCTGGTGAATTTCAATCACTTTGTGGTCTTGGTAATTATATCAATAGATTGTTTAATGCACCATTTAATAATGATTTATTCCAAGGGTCATTATTTCGTCATGTTGGATTTGATACTCCTTTAGGTTTATTTAATTTCCTAAAAGGAAAAGAAGAATTTCCTGATCAGCTATATGTTGATTCTGGTCGTAACTATACGTTAGGAACTATTTAATGTTTGATATTATTAAAGGAATTCCGGAAGACAAAACTGGGCTTGGATTAGCTACGTATTGCCTGTGCTCGGATGGCATTTATTTAGTCAAGGCTTGTGGCTGTGGCTATATTACAGTAAAAATTAACGGTATTGTTGGATTGCCAGTAGGCGAGTCTGATATTGCTGTTCTGCCAAGGAAGATACCAGCTCTTCTGTTTTGGGAGATACAAAAATTCTTTAGGTATGTTGAATTAGATAATGCTAATAAGCAATTAGAAGCATATATTTTAATTATGTATAATACTGAAACTGATAAATATTTCCTACATGTACCGATACAAGCTATTGGTGCAGGGTCAGCTAAGTATGATTTATCTAATTTATGGACTGACTTCCCTAACTGTAAGCTTATTATGGATGTACATTCTCATACAAGTAACATGAATGCATTCTGGTCTAGTACAGATAACGCTGATGACAATAGAGATCGATATTCTGGCGTTATGGGTAGAATTAATAAAGTTATACCTCAATTTAAAGCTAGGTTTAGCACTATGGGTACTCATGTAGATGCTGATTTTGATGACTTATTTTGCGAATCAACTGAATCATTCAGTCTCGATTTTGAAAAAAGTATGCAGAATATTTCTATTCAAACACCAAAACCAGCAACCGATAATGCTGGTCCTAGAATTAATAATAGAAGTTCATATTCTCAATACGGAATTCCTTCTGCACGAAGTGGATATGCAGGTTTATGGAACAGCGTTAGAGATAGAATTTAAAAGGATATTTATATGAATGTTGATTTATTAAAATTAAGATCAGTGGAATTTAAACCAAACTTAAAGAATTTTTCTCGCAGCTACGGTGTAACGAAAATTATTGTTGTTGGATGCGGTGGTACTGGCGGCAGGATAATTCCTAATATTGCACAGCATATTTCAAATCATAACAATGAAATAGAAAGTAATATTCGCAATACTGAATATATCAAACATAAGATGGAATTAATCTTAATTGATATGGATACAGTAGAACATAAAAATCTAAAGAGACAGAATTTCTTTAGTTTCGATATAGGCAAAGGTAAAGCTGAGGTTATGGCAGAGAGATATTCTGCTTTATTCGGTTTCGATATTGAGTATTTTAATAATCGTTTTGATGAGTGTGGATTTAAGACTGGTAAGAATCTGCATGGTGGCTCTGATGCAAATTACATTATCTTTGACTGTACTGATAATTTAAATGCTCGTAAGTCTATTGAAGATAATGGAATCAATAGAGGCTGTATTACTATTATTAGCTGTGGTAACGAAGATACGTTTGGGCAAGTTTTAGTTTCATCAGAATCAAGAGTTAGTTATTCTCAATCAGCTACACCTGAGTCTGAAATCGGTACTATTATTAGTACGATTAATGCTGATTTAAATTGTGATTTTAGTATTAAGCCTAAATACAAAACTCCTTGCCTGCCTTCTTTGCTTAATCTGTACTTAAACTTTAAAGATACTGAGGTCTTAAGCTGTACGGACATGACTTTACAGAACGATCAATCAATGCCTATTAATATGCTGGTTGCTCAGATTGCATATAATGTATTTTATGATATAGTTTCTGGCAAGCCTTTAAATTACAATATGGTTAAGTGTGACATTAATAATACTTTTTCTACTAGCTATATCTCTAGCTTGTATGCATTGAGGAATCTATATATAACTAGTATATTTGGATTCTGCAATGAGTCAACTATTGCTTTTTGTGATAGCTATTCTGGTCATTTCTTCAGCGAATTGGTAAGTAGGGTTTCATCGCAAAAAATTCTAGAAGTAGCTAATGGCAAGGGCATATTAAAGTATGGTATATTGAAAATATGGGCCGCTCATGAAAAGAAATATTCGTATGAAAATGAGAATGTTACGATTAGAGATGAGATAGCAAAGGCGAAAGTTGATGTTATTGCTTACTTGGAAGGAGAATAGATATGCCACAATATCTATTAAGATGTGTAAACGAAGAGTGTAAATATGAGTTTACTAAATTATGTAGCTATAGCTTAATAGAAACACTTAAGTGTAAAGAATGTGGATCATCTATTGCAACTGTACCTACTGTTTGCCAAGGTAAAATTAATGGCTACTCAGAAGCTAACGGTTATTCAAGGGAAGAATTGTCTTATGACGGATCTAGCCCAAAACCATTCTAGTGGTAAGATTATATTTGTAAATGGTGCTCCGTATTCAGGCAAAACATATCTAGTGGCTCAATTAGCGGATAAGATAGGTGAATGTAAGATTGTTAATTATGAACTATTTTACGGCAACGGTGGCTACATGGGCTTCTATACAGAAGTTATTAGGCTTTCTGATCTTGGACATACTGTAATTGCAGAATCTGTTAATAGCAGGATTGGCTATAATAAGTCTGATTGTCCTAGTCTTAATAGGCTAGATTGCTTAAATATTGCAGTTAGTCCTTCTTTAGTTATGCATGAAAAGAATAAAGATAGATTTATATCTCTGTTTGGCAGTGAAGCTAATCGTAATAGAATTGGCGGATTTAGTTTAAAGAAACTAAGACAGTCTGTTAAGCTTCCGAAGTCTAAGTACTGTATATATAATCATAGTAATCTTGATGAAATAAAGGAGTTAGTTTATAGTTATGTCATTTATAATTAAAAAGATTATCATAAGCAAAACAGGAGAGTCTTCTGGGTCTGCTTCAGTGAAAATTGAAGATGGTCCTGATATTGCTCTTGTTTTAAATAAGTTTCAAATTGATCTCAATAGCGGTGAAGGTCCTGTTTCAGTATTGAAGCATGAAGGTACTATGTTATTTAGCGGAAGCCTTATTGACCAATTAAGTGATATTATTTTTGAGCTATTTAATAGCTTATCAGATGAGAAGCCAGGTATGTATGAAGCCAAAAAAGGCGCTGTTGTACGTATTTAATAAGGAGAAAGTATGTTAAAAATTACTGAAACTAAAGTTTTTGTTTCAAATTTTGATACAGGCAGTGGCGTTGGATATGGAATGATTACATTCAATGAAGCTCTTGTTGTAAAATTTACTATTATAAAGTCAGGTAAAGACGGTAGACTTTTTATCTCTTGGCCTCAAAAGAAAAAGGCTGATGGTGATTACGTAGCATTAGTTACCTTTACATCTATGGAAGCAAAAGATAAGATTGGGGACCATATCGTTTCTGAATTTAATAAGAAGATGGGCATTACTAATGGCGGAAAAGCCTCTGAAAAGAAGGTTGATGTTGTTATGGCCACTAATCCTGTTGTCAAAGACGCTGAGGAAGCTAAAAAGGATTCTGTTGAAACGGCAGAAAAGAGCCCAGGTAAAAAGACAATTACCTGGGGTTAATTTAAACTAGGAGAACAAGTATGAGAATTTATCGCACTAATTCAGTAATCGAGCTGTCTATATGGGGCGCAGAGAAAAGAGCTTTTATCCGTATCACTCCAGGCATTGCAGGAGCAAGCAAGGGTCAGCCACAAGCTGGCGAAGTAAGATTTGATTATGATAAAACTTGTAGTATTTCTTTTAGAACCCTTGAAATGTTTCAAGCATCTTTTAAGTTCTTGGGAATGTCTCAGGGAGTTGAAGTTGAGCTGAAGAAATTTGCTGATATGAGCAAAAGTGTAGGCAAAGGCGATGCTAAAAAGCAGCTCACTGCTAATATCTATAATGGTAAGGTTTCTATCATGATGAGAGAGGGTGATAAGAAAGCTAATATCAGCCTAGAGTCTGACGAAGCTTATGCTATTGCTAAGTGGTTTGAGGTTCATGCACAGCGTTTTGCTGTAGAGGAGGCGCTTGAGTCAGAAGAGCGTGCTCGAGAAGCTGCAATGAACAAGAGTAAGTAAATTTGATTGCCCCTGGGAAACCGGGGGCTTTTAAACGGAGTTATTTATGAGCAAAACTGAAGATAATAATGATAATAAAGAAAAGTATTCAAGGCCTCAAAATGTTGCTGTAATTAAGAGCTATATAGATAATAAAGATCTTCGTTTTTTTGAATTTTTAGGTGGCGGTATTGGTGCTAATTACTATGCTGATAATTTAGATGTTAAATTCATGACTATTTGTGAAAATAATCTTCCTAAACTTAAAAGCTGGAATGAATCAGGCGAATATGAGAAGTTGAAAGTTCAATTTAAGCATCTTGTTCCAATTGATGCATATAAGCACTTTTGTGAGTTTGATCATAAGCGTTTCTATGATGTAGTAAACCTAGATTTCTGTACTTTTTTCTATGATAACGGTAAGCCTAATTGTACGGCTTCCTTAATTGACAAAGTTTTTGAAAAGCAACATGTCGCTAACGGTGGCTTAGTGTTTTTCACATTTCAAATAACTGGCATTGGTGTTAATATGCATAGGCTTGCAATTAAGAATCAAGATGATATTTCTCATGCAATTTCCGAGATAGCGGAGAGTCATAACTGTAAAGTTGAGCATGTTCATACATTTACATATAAAGCCAGTAGGCCAACTACTATGTTGAACCTAGCATTTAAAGTAACATATTCTTAAGGAGTAATTTATGGCAAATAAGCCAACAGCTATTATGTGTATTGATCAGAACAATATTTTTTTCAGATATAAGAAGTTAAATTTTAAATGTCTGTTAGATGAAGTAAATAAAAAGTACGATGTAATTAAAGCTACATCGTATATGGCGCTTGATCAAGATTCAGATTCACAAAAAGGTTTTATTACATACTTATGTAATAATGGTTACAAGTGTGTCACAATTGATATTGGTCAAGATACTAATGTAGATCATATCTTAATTGCAGACTTAACGAATGACTATAAGAATTTAAAACCAGATGCAGTTATTATCGTTTCAGGAGACGGCCACTTTGCATATGCTTTAGATTTATGCTCTAAGCAAGGTGCTATTACTACAGTTATCGGTGCTAGAGATTTCACTTCCCTTGAATTATTAAAGATTGCAGATAATGTACAGTATTTAGAAGACTACAGTGATGTAATACCTAAAAACTAAGAGGCTTAACATGGAGACCATTACTAAGATTAATATAGGCAATAAATTCGACGCAAATAAGCTAAGATACTTAGCTGATCAAGGTACTTTAATTCAGCTTGAAGTTAGTGACCTAAAGTCCTTCAATCAAAATTTTAGTGAAGTTAAGCATATTTTACGAGATAGCTGGATTAATGTTAAATCTATGCGTGGACCAGAGACTTGTTCTTATTATAAAACCTTATTTGAAGATACTGTATTAATAGCTAGCAAAATAGAAGATGCCTTTAGTATTGAATTAACTAGTATTACAACAATTAATGGTGTTCATATATCTGAGCTGTGTGATTTTTATCAAATAGGTACAGATATTAATATAATTGAATCTCGTGATCCTTTTAACTTAGCATTGTCTATTTCTAGATTACAAATTACAGAAGGACATTCTAATCTTAATATGTCTCTGTGCTGGTGGCAGCTAGAATCGGCATGGAGAGAGAAGATTGTATTGGATTCACTGTCTAGTTATATTGGAGAAATCGAATATGTTAACTATGGCAATGATGTTTTAGATATGCTTATGGGATATGGCGATAAGTTTAATATTATTCTTCCTGAATAATTCTTTTACATACATATCCTTTATGTTGTCTTCTAAATGTAATCTTACCGTTTGGTTTTATAATAGGCTTATTATTTGCTATCTCTAGTAGAGCTGTGGCATTTAAGCCTTTTAGTTTAGCCCAGTGATATATGCCTGTTACCTCAAAAGACTTACCAGTCTTTATATGTGTAATTAAAAATTTTCCACTTTTCCCATATAATGGGTGATTGGATCCTGCGTTACGTGATGTCATATTACCTCCTTTTGGTATCTATGTGTTAATAACGTTATCTGAATTATAATCACACACTAGAGCTTGAAAACCTCTTAGTGGTATTTTTCGGATCTGCTATTCTGGGCCTCTGCATTTTGTAGGGGCTCAGTGCTTTATCCTTTTGTCCATTTGGACACTCCTCTCATGCCATCCTTTTTGAAATACCCTTTGTGCGACTCAACACACCAAAACAATACATTATTAAAACTAAGGACACATAGTATGTTCATGATAGCAAGAATTAAAAAGAGTAGATTCTTTAGGGACTGTAGGCTTTTTACTATAGAAACTTATCTAGACCTACAAAATAGCGGAAGACTAACTGATACACATGATGACTATCTCATTGGCGTTAATATAGACTTTATTCCAGTAAAAATTAAATCTTTAAAGAAAACTCACTTTGAAACCTACCTCTCTAATCATATTCATAATGATTTGTTTAAGCGTATGACTAACTCAGTTATAGGCAATAGAACTTATTCTTTATTTGATCAAAAAAACAACAGCATGGCTAAGAAAGCAACATAATGGACAATAACTTACAGGAAACACAATATGATTAGAGAAAATATAGCCTTTATTAAATTTGGAACTGGTTGTCATGGAGCTACGGCTATGGGGACTAGAGTATATTCATATGATGAATTTATTCACTATGCACATACACATCCTAATTCTGGTATATGGTCTAGCTATGTAATCAAGACCGATGGCTCAGGAGACCCTATTCTTATATCTAAGCTTCGTTCAGATGACTTTATTCCTATATTCGAGGAACTTATGGTTGAGGGATCTGTATTATACAATAGAATTTTAGCAATTAAGCAAAGAATTGATGATGGCATTGGAGGCTATGGCTTCTTAAGGCTACTTACGTTATGCTAATAAAACATTTTAATTTATAGGAGACATAATATGTCAAAAACTCACATCGCATTTATAATCGACCGCTCTGGATCAATGGGCAATGTTAAGAAAGATACTATTGGTGGATTTAATCAATTTCTAAACGATCAAAAGGAAGCTAATGGTTTCTGTACCATGACTCTCGTGCAGTTTGATCATGAAATTGAAACTTTACACCGTACAAAAGATATCATGTCTATCCCTGAACTTAACAATAAAACTTATGTGCCTCGTGGCATGACGGCATTATTCGATGCTATAGGTAATACAATCCATGATACTTCAGATTATATTGATGGCTTAGATGATGATAATAAGCCTGACAATGTTATCTTTGTCATTCAAACCGATGGACATGAGAATAAGTCTACTGGATTTGATGGTGCAACTATCAAGGAAATGATTGACTTTAAAGAGGACGAGTGTAAGTGGGACTTTATTTATCTAGGCGCAGGTCAAGATGCTATTGCTACAGGTGCTAAATTTGGTATCAAGAGCGGTAAGGCCATGAGCTATAATAGTGATTCTATTGGAACTCAAACTATGTTTGCCTCTGTATCAGCTAGTGTATCTGAGTATCGCAGTAGTGTTGATGTAAGCTTAAAAGGAACTAACTTTGACTTTTTTAGTGAAGCAGATAGGAAAGATAATGAGTAAAGTTTTTTATAAGATAGTTAAGTCATGTAGAAATTGTCCTTGTCGTAGAGATGGTGGAGCGGTAGAGGATATTTGTTCTATCACCAATAAGCATATTTACTCTAAATATATGATTTATGATAAAGATGATGACTGTGAGGAATTTGGCTTCCCTAAATGGTGCCCTTTAGATGACGGGGAAATTTATGAGCGAGATGGTGAAACATATGATTAAAGGTGGAGAATAATATGAAAATACATCCAGCACGAGTACTTGTACCGCCAGTGAAGCACATATTAAAAGATGGTGGCGACAGAGCTACTACTGAAACTGGCATGATGCGCGAGCCTGACATTGGGCGAGGTAGATTTGATCTTATTTCTCCAATATTAGAGCGGAGACTTGCAGTGTTGTATGAGGGTGGCGTAGCCAAGTATGCCGATAGAAATTGGGAGAAAGGCATGCCTCTTTCTCGATTCTATAATTCAGCTAAGCGTCATATGAATCAATTCTTGGAAGGGTATAGAGATGAGGACCATTTAGTTCAAGCTATTTGGAACTTAACCTCTATCGTTCATTTACTTGAGATGATAGAGCGAGGCTCTGTTCCTGCAGAATATGATGACTTTCCTGACTTTACTAATAAGAGAAAAGATAGTGTTGATGAACTTTAAAACAACTGGAACTTGCGCTAAGAGTATCGAGTTTGACGTAGAAGATAATGGGACTGTCGTTGATGTAAAATTCAACGGCGGTTGTCCTGGCGCACTTTCTACTGTTGCTCGCTTTATAGAAGGTTCAAATATATCCGTAGCTATCTCCATGCTTAAAGATGTTAAGTGTGGGAGTAGAGATACTAGCTGTGTAGATCAACTTGCACAAGCACTACAACAATATCTAGATAAAGGAATAACTAATGAGTCAGAATAAATTCACGGCCTGTTCTCCTCCAATATGTAAATGTCCAACCATTGAATTTGTTGGTACTGAAAGATTATTAATTAAAGACGACTTTCTTGGTGAGGTAACACTCACTACCACGCAATTTGAAATGATGACAGACTGGTACAAAAGCTTATCCAGTGATCCCTATGATCAAATCGTGCCAACTAAGCCAGTATTCCCTAAGGGTACCTATTTTAGAGATGATGACGTACCAGATGTACTTAAGCCTGCGACTACACTTAATGAAAATGGAGAGCGGTTAGATTTACCTTTCAATAAGTCAGGAGCTCTGTAATGGATTTAATGTTTATTTTCTTAATTGTATTTGGAACATTTGGCCTTAGTTCTGCTTGGCTTTACAGTCCTGGATTTGAAGACGCTCGTACTTGGTGGCTTGAGAACACTGGAGAATTTGCACCATTAGCTTATTGTCAGCTGTGTTGTAGTTTTTGGTTTGCAGTGCTATTATCGCTTGCATATGCAGTTGGGCTTAACTTTACTTGCTTATGGTTATCTGCTGCTGGTATCTCTTGGTTACTTGGAGCTATAACTAACTTTTTCTTATGGGGTAAGGCAAAGCATGAGCAAGAACTCAAAGATTAAACAACAAAAAAGAACTCTATCTAAGCTTGAGCCCCTGCTGTTAGAGATGGGGCATGAGTTAGATGAGTTAAGAAAAGAAGTTGAGCTATTAAAAAGAAAGGTTAAGATGTGATAAAAGTAATTGATGATTACAATGTAGATAATATTTTTATGTATCATACGCCTAAGCCTGGTCAGCCTGAAAAGTATACTGCCTTGAGAGAGAAGGCTAAGGAGCTAGCCGCTATGATGGTTGAACTGTGTCCTAATAGCAGAGAAAGAATGCAGGCCTTAACTGGACTTGAAGAGTGCGTTATGTGGGCCAACGCTAGCATAGCTCGCAATGACTAAGTGGCTCGTTAAGTTTAAGCTTAGGCGGTAGAAGTAAAACTTTTAGAGGAAATGATATTATGAACAAGGCGAATTTTGTTAAAATTAATATTGGAGGTAAGCAGCAAGGAATTGCTGATCAGGCTAGTATAGATCTTGAAATCGGATGCAGAAATAAATGCGTTGGATGCTATGGATCTAAAGCTAGCCGAAGAGGAGGTCAGTTTTATAGCGACATTATCTCAAAGGAATATAATGATGATATATTTAGAGCGAGCTGTAAGGCAGCTAAAAAGAAAGGGATTAAATATGTCCGCTTCGGAAAGTTTTCTGACCCTGGGGATCCTGCTGTCCGCAGAGATGCTATTAAGATACTTGAAGCAGCAACAAAAGAAAACTTACGAGTTGTCTTCGTCACAAAGTCTCTTGAATACAACAAAGAGTTCGCAGAAGTCTTAAAGAGCGGTAATCATATCTTGCATGTAAGTCTTGGTATGATTACTAAGGCTCCACTTAACTATATTCGTAAGGATGTTGGGTCTAAGTATCATGCAGTAGGAGTTAATTCTTATTGGAGAATTACTGATGATGTAACTGCTCGCATGCCTAGTGAATATCAAGACTTGCCTGGGGACAGAATTATACTTACACCAATAAGATTTGCAAGTATGGAGCAGCTAAATGAATACAAAGCAAATAAAGAGCTTTATAGGTGGACTGGTGGATATTATAAGCCTATTAATATTAACACTAGCTGGCTTTGTAGCTCTGATCATATGTGTGGCGAAATAGGTGGTAAAAGTTATTGTAGTAACTGCTTGGTAGGAGAATAGAAATGGCATGTAAAGATCATCCAGGTTATGGTGGGGTTCGTAAACCCAGAACTGACTGCAGGGGTTGCTGGGAAGTATATAATAAGAACCAAAAAGCTAAGACTGTAATTAAAAAAGACACACAAGTAAATAAAGGTGCACTTAGTCAGCCAGGCGTTGCACAGCCAGCCATAGAGGTGCCTGTTAAGCCTGAAGTAAAACTCACAAAAGAGCATAAGGCTGAGGCTAATAAGGTTATATCTGAGCTAGTTGCAAGTCTTGTTAAGGAAATTTTTGATAAAAAACTTGATCAACTTAGACTTGAGGTTGCTGCCGAGCTATCAATACAGTATGAACATTTAAGCATTCGTGATAATATATGGAAGCTTGACATGCTTCCAGTGTTAGAAAAAGAAGGCTGGCAATGGATGTATAATAGCTGGCCTCTAGTTGAGAAAGGCTTGGCTCCTGGTAAGTTCGAGTATACTGTTTTAAAGAGAGTTAAGCGGGCTGGGAATAAGCCTGTGCCTGATTTTAATAAAGCGAGTGTTATTAAAAAATATAAAGGTAACACTCCTAAATCTAAGTAAAGTAAAGAGAAAATTACTATGAGTGAACGAAAATTTAATATTAATGGATCTATATCTATTAAGGAAGCTGCAATTATATCTGTAGAAAAAGGTAGCGTAGAGAAAGCCGTGGCTATTCCTGTGTGTGCATTTTCTATGAGAGTAGAAGGTAGTGCTGTTCCAGTTAAGGTGATACTTAAAGGTGATACAGCAAAAGATATCTGGGTAAATGAATTAGCTAAATGTAAGAGTTTAAGCACAGACAAGAACGTAGTGCTTGTTAATATTGAGGCAGAGCTTCGTGAAATCAGAGCAAAAGAGTTTGTTATTCATAATCCTATTTCTCTTGATTTCTATAAACTTAACTCTTATAAGGTAGGTGTTAATGCATCGGTTACAACAGATAAGACCTAAAACCCTGTCTAGTAATCGAGATGCGTTTCTTGAAGGCAGTGCTTGCTTGCTAGATCTGGATACCTGTAAAGTACTGATGCCTAATGGTATTAGCACTAACTATCAAGCTTCTAAGATTTCAATTAAGAGTTTATTTAATATGGAGTTAGAGAATGCTTCAGCTATCAGTAAGAATGATAGGCCTGCTATGTATGTACCTGATTTAACATGGAATACTATTCCAATCAATTTAATTGATGTTAATGTGTTTAATTCTATTGCCTCAGCTGGTGATGCTATTTTTTGGCATGGAAATTTAAGCTTCAATAAGAAATCATGGTCCCTTACTGCTGCTGGCTTTGTGTATTATATAGAGTATAGTATGCCTAAAATAGTGGAGTGGGCTTCCGAGCATGGTATTAGCTTTAACATTGATCATAATGTTTGCTATTATATGAATCAGATGTTTAAGAGTGTTACAAAAACTAAGCCTCGTGTACTTAAAGTAGCTTTTGATGATGATAATTTATATCTGAAAGAAGATTCCGATGAGTGCCAGTATGTAGTTATTGTTCCTCGTAGTCATCCGGAATATAATGAAAAGCTTAAGTCTTTTAATGCTATAACTGAAATGTATGTAGGACTAGAAGTCGCAGCTTCTAAGAGTACTGTTGATCGGATAAGCTATGGTAAAGATAAAGATAGTCTATTCAAGCATCTGACAAAGTGTTTGGGTGATACTATTAATATGTATGCTGGTGGTGATGCTGACTTTTACAAGAGCGATACGGTGAAGCTATGGATAAACAAGAAGAAAAGCCAGTAGAGGAAACTCCTATACAGACTATGGACTACAGCATGATTGATTATGCTGGCAAGACATTATTTGAATGGCAGCAAGAGCTATCAGTTACCATGCCTTCTATGCCATGCTCTAGTGTTGAAATAGATAAAACTTGTGCTATATTAAACAATAAGTATCAGATAGCATATAACTTATACAATAATTTGTTTATTTCATACAAGGATCTTGAATCAAAAACTAGGCGTGTCATGATAGCTAAAACTGAAGAGCTATGTGAAACATATACAACAAACAAGGTTCGTATCCCTGGACGTGAGAGACTAGAAGATATAGCTAGGAATAAATATAAGGCTATTCAGAGACATGAAGACAAGCTTGTGCAAATTAGCATACTTAAAACTTACTTTGAGAATCATAAAAATAAGCTCAAAGATTTAATGCTCTTAACTAACAGCTTGTCTTATTCTATTAATCAATCTGATAGAATGTATGATAAGTCTAGCAGAACGAATGGAATGTAATATGGATATTTTAGTACTAGCAAGCAATATAGTAAATTTAGGCGATAAGTACGCCGAGCTTTGGGATATGCTAGATGGAGCTAAGGATGCTGGTGTAACATGGGAGAAGTCTCGCATTGAAGGTGCTAGGACAGAAGGGTATGATGCATATATTTATATTGATACTAATGCAGAGTATCTTGGCAAGCCTTTCATTCATATAGACTCTCTTGAGGACGATAACGATAGCATAGCCTCTAAGGTGCAGGAGCTTGCTTCTTATATGTTTGGCAAGAAAGAGTGGGTAGATCCGCCTTGGATTAATAATAACACACCGGAGTCTGAAAAGCTTGCTGTGTCTAATTCCGCGATTGACATAGTTGATCTTGGTTATGAAATAACTGAGGAAGAAGTTGCGAGATTCAAATGTACTGAAGTTGTAATTAATATAGAAGGTAAAGATGTATGCTTAGGCAAATCTGATCTTATTGTTATGGGTAAGATTGCTAATCTTGTTGATAAGTTTGGTTATAAAATTAAGAAAGTTGTTGTATGATATTGCCAGCAGACTTTAGCTTGATGTGTAGGATAAACTATCGTAAGTCTTGTACTTATCAGAAGATAGCTTTAAATGATTACAATAATATGATTGCAAAATTCCCTGCTGGCACAACTGTAGATGCTCTTTCTTATAGGGCTAATAAAATGTATGGGTGGAGTAAGATTAAATCTGTTCATTTTGATATTGAAACATCTACTCAAAACATACTTACAAACAAAAGAGGCCTTAGCTTCAAAGCACCTAAGCAAGCTATTGGCCTTAAGTTTGTAACGCTACCAAGAGGGTTCTTTGATTCTGCTGGCAGCTCCTTGAAAGAAAAGATATTTGGCACTATTGCATCTAGTTTTGTGAAGAACTTTGAAATAAAAGGTAAAGATAGAACTAAAAAGCTTAGTCTCTATAGATTGCTTATGAGTAGTATTGTCAGTACGAATAGCGCTAATGTCACCTTAAATGGGAAGACATTTAATTATGCTAAGTATATTGATAACATTGATATCTTATTAATGGACTACCTAGATAATATATATGACTGTCCCATGGATGTATATTTAACACATAAGCTTATTTGCAATAGACTTCTTATTCCATACATATTTGGAGGTAAGAAGTTTAATGGTACTAATGAGTCTATTGAAGTTCCTATGTCTTCATATTGGATCTTTCAGTTATTATATAGCCGAGATAATTCAGTATATTTTAATGCTCTCAATAATTTTAAATGGGGAGATGTAGATATTACTAAGCTGCAAACAAGATTGATAAGAACATATACTAAAACTAATGGTGCTAAATTAGAACTGAGAAGTAGTAATGTACAGCCAGTTGTAATAAATAATTTTGCTGTGAGGTTTATATATGAATAATGAACTTATAATTATTGCTCAGCCAAGTAAGAATAAGATCATGGTTGCTAGAGCCATAGATCCAGAAGAAGGTGCCTTGTTGGTTGACAACATTGCATTTAATGCTATGCTTGTAGCCTTCGCTAACTCTTACGAAGAAGCTGAACAAATTATTAAAAACTTAGAAGGATGATAGTTATGAAAGATTGGAAAGACTTTGTTTATAAATTATGTGAACTTGGATCTACTAATACCTCTAAAGAAATTGCTAATATAATTAATGATTTCGATGGTTTACAAATTAAGCCTGGACAAGTAGCTGCAGTGAAAGCTAGTTGGACTCGTAAAAACAAGTAATTTTTAGTAGGGCGAAAGCCCTGCTATATAAATTTTGGAGACCGACTAATGCTTTCACGGGACAGAGACATGAAGGCTGGCGATTTAATCAGTGCATTTAAGGAGATAGTAATGACTGAAACATTAATTACAACCCGTATAGAGATTACTGAAAATGACAACGGTAAACAAGAGCTTATCATTTTCGCTAAAGATACAATTGCAGATGAAGAGATATATTCCAGTGTTGCTTTTGAGGTAGGTAAACCTATTGCGTACGCAGAAGAGACACTTAAACTCCTCGTTCATGCATTGCAAGTACTGCAGTTTGGAAAGCAAGATAAGAATTCCTTGCCTAATAATATTAATAGAGTAGATTAATGGCAACCTATACCCCAACCCACTTACATTCATCTTATTCAATACGAGATGCCGTAATAAAAATAGATCAACTGGCTGATAAGTGTGTAGAATTAGGAATAACTGCTTGCGCAATCACAGACCATGGTTAAGGGTTAATCAGTAACCGTTAGTTGTTAACATGCATAGTATAATACTATAATAAATTTTGGAGAAATATTATGTATGGTAAATTTTTTAAAGAGATAGATACTGAAGAAAAGGCTTATTTCCTAGGATTGCTTTTTGCAGATGGACATATCAGTACTGAGGAAAAGAAATATAAACAAGTTATAATTAGGTTATGTGAAGATGATTTATCTCTATTGGAAAAAATGTCTTCTATAATTGAATGTAATGAGCCAGTTTATACTGCTCCTCAGGCTAATAGATATTCTACAAAAGGACAGTTCTCTTTACATTTAGGGAGAGAGTGGGATAATCTTAAAGATTATGCTAAAAAGGACATTCTGCCTAATATACAAAAAGATCTATTACATCATTTTGTTAGAGGAATATTTGATGGAGATGGATGTATAAGTATAGATAAGCGTTCCCTGGAAAATGAAAATTGGAAATTTGTTGCTGGTGATTTCTTTATATTACTCAATCAGATTGAGCATGCTGAGGTAATTAGAAGCATTATTTGCGAAGCTATTAATGCTAAGCCTACTAAGATTGTAGAGAAATTCGGTAACGGAATTGTTCCAGTTTACAAAGTAAGGTGGGGTGGAACTAATAAGCTTATATCTATACGAGAATGGTTATACAGAGATGCAACTATATATCTTGAGCGGAAAAAAGAAAAATTTAATTTAATAACAAATGGAAGCAAAGATCCTTGGAACAAAGGATTAAAGCTGATTAACAGAGGCCGTCCTAGAAAGTAATTTTTAGGATTATTATCGCGGAATTAAACGGGAACGCTGAGATGCCAATCCGAACCGAAGGCTATATGTAATAATATAGTCAGGGGCAACGCATAGACAAACTGAAACTTAATTTAATTATAAACCTAGTGAGGTATAAATAATGGAAAAATATATCATCTTAAATGATTTTGATAATTATGCTGTTTCTAACTATGGAAACATTAAAAATATCAAAACAAAAAACCTGTTAAAGCAAAATGAATATAATGGTTATTTGCATTGTCATTTATGTCAAAATAATAATAAGAAATCTTTTAGAGTACATAGGCTTGTAGCTTTTTATTTCATTGAAAATAAAGAATGTAAGCCTGATGTCAATCACCTTGATGGAGATAAAGATAATAATCATATCTCTAATTTAGAATGGTGTACTAAGTCAGAAAATACTATCCATGCTCAGAACTGTAATCTTAAATTTGATAACAGAGAAGTTAGAGCAATCGATAGTAAGACTGGTGAAAAAATGTCATTCTTTAGCATAGGTGAATGCTCTGTGTATTTCAATACAAACAAAGGGTCAATTCATAGAGTTCTTATTGGCAAGCGAAACATGCATAAAGGTTATTATTTTGAATATATTAATTAAGAATATAATGTGGACTATTTTAATTAGTCAATCCTTTAAGGATTTCCACGAGGCCGCGACACCCTATTGAGGGTGAAAAGATATGCTGGGCTATAGAGAAATCAATCTATAGAACTAGGGGATAAAAAGCCCTTAGGATAACATACCGTTTTGTGGTGGTTCATTTAAGCAGTACAAAGTTTTTAAAGAGAAAGGTATCAAGCCTATCATTGGATGTGAATTCTATTTTACTCCTGATGCTGACGCTAAAGAGTCTCACTACCATCTAATCTTACTTGCTAAGAATCAAGAAGGATTTAAAAATCTCAATAAGCTCTCGAGGTTCTCTTATGTTAATGGCTTTTACCGCAAGCCTAGGATTGATTGGAAATCACTAGAAGAGTTCTCTGAGGGGCTAATTTGCACCACTGCGTGCTGTTTTGGGTATCCTCAACAACTATATTTAAATAACGAGGTTGATGAAGCTATTGGTGTTATTAAAAAGTTTAAGTCTATCTTTAATGATGACTTTTATCTTGAGATTGCAGATCATAATCTTGAAGAAGAAGATAAAATTAAAGACTTCTTTAGATTAACTGGAGTAGACTTAGGAATTAAGTGTGTTCCTGCTACTGACTCACACTATTTATTACCTGAAGATCAAGAGTTTCACAATGTTTTTAAGCAATTAGCATATAATGCTGTAGGTAAAGGAGATGATGGATTTGATGGCAGAAATTATCACGTCTGGCCTCTTGAGCTTATGCTTGAGAAGTTTACTCAGGCTGAGGTTGATGTTACCAATGAAATTGCTGATAAGTGTAACGTAGAGTTTAACTTTGAAGGGTATCACTTACCTGAAGCTGATCTACCTGATGGACTGGATGAGTATGAGTACTTGTATCAGCTATCTAATGAGGGACTGGCTCGCATTGGTAAAGAAGAAGATCCTGTCTATATTGAACGTGTTAGGCTTGAGATGGAGCAACTACACCTTACTGAGCTAGAACATTATTTTCTTGTTGTTTATGATTATGTTAAATGGTCTAAAGAGAATGGTATTCCTGTTGGTCCTGGTCGTGGCTCTGCTGCAGGATCACTTGTGTCTTATCTTATCGGTGTGACGGGTGTGGATCCTATTGAGTATGATTTATTGTTTTCTAGGTGCGTGAATTCGGGGCGAGCATTACAGTATTCGTTTGGAATATAGCTAATGACTGATAAATATATAAAAATTAGACATGAGAATTTAGCTTATTATATAAACATTGAGCATAAGAAGAGTTTGGATTTAAATTTTTCATTTAACGCCAAGCTTATGCAATTAGCAGAGATTGTTATTAATATTAACACTAATAAAGTATTGAAATGTAGATATTCATTACAAGACTTACTTGATAAGGTACTAATAAATGAATAAAATTAAAGATCAATTATATCTCGAATTATTAGAGCAAAGAAAAATATTAATTAATGATGATATTACTGATGATATTATCGAGAAAGTTGTGATGAAAATCATAGAGTGGAACGAGGAAGATGATGCGCTAGAGGATCTCAATTCTTTTGATCGCAACTCAGATCCAATCCAAATCTATCTCGATACAAGTGGCGGAGATACTACAGCAGCACTGTCTCTTGTCTCTGCTATAAAGTCGTCTAGTACGCCAGTAATAGTAATAGCTCTAGGTAAGTGTATGTCAGCAGGCATTATAATTCTTGCTGCAGCTACTAAGGCTGTTTGTCAAAAATATACATCACTTATGTGGCATGAAATTTCTGGCGGTAGACGTGGCTCATTGACTGATATTAAAGTAGACACTGACTATATGGATAAGTTACAGAACATTGCTGTTGATATTATTGTAGATAAAATAAACATTACAAAGACTGAGTTTCAGAATAAGTATGTCAATATTGACTGGTATTTCTTTCCAGAAGAAGCTATTGAGCTTGGTCTTGTAGATGAAATTATATAGGAGAACAAATGAAAGCGTTTATTAAAACTATGTTTTCTAAGAGATCATTGAGCTTTATGCTCCAACTAGGATTAGTTCTAGTTGCTACGCTTATGGGGTAATATGGCAATACCTAAAATAAAAGATGTAATTAAGAAGCTAAATAAAGTAAAAGCAAATCTTGAGGATGGAGATAAATATGGGCCTATCCCGTATATTGATGAGGCTATTGAAAATCTCGAGCGGGCTATTGAAGAGTTAGGGCTATATTAAAATGAATAATATGAATAATCAACTTATTGAATTAATTAATGCAAATATGCCTGGCATTCAAGCTCAGGCTATGCAGGAATACATTGAGCAGGCAGAGAAAGATAAGAAGAATCTTAAGTCAGCTCAGTCGTCAATTGATACACTGAGAGCTGATCACAATAAGCAAGATGAAGAAATCACTTCTCTTAAAGCTCGTGTTCGTGACCTAGTACCATTCAAGACTAAACATGAGGAAGTTCTTGAGAAAGAACGTGACCTTCGTGTACAAATGGCTGAAATGAGAGTAGAAGAAGCTGAGAAGCGAGCTACGTCCATTGAGAGTCTTGCTCAGACTATGTTTAGAAATGCTAGCGTACGTAAGACAGTATCTTCTTTTGGTAGTACTCCTGTAGCTGTAGCTGGCTATGTCATAAATGAATCTTATAATAACACTACTACGGAGACTCTGGATGAAGATTAAGCTCGTTAAGCCAAGCCATGAACTTATTATGATAGGTAATCCTACTGGTATGGAAATCCTAAAGCATATTGAAGCTGCAGGACGTACATGCTATAAAAGTGAAGCTAAGGTTACAGATGAAAGTGCAGAGAAGTTTATTAAAATGATTATTAAAAATTCTCACGAATCTGTGCTTGAGCATTTTTCTTTCTCTGTAAGATTTATTTGTGATCGCGGTGTTACTCACGAGCTTGTGCGTCATCGAATGGCTTCATATAGTCAAGAGTCTACTCGATATGTAGGGTATGGAGATATTGCTGAGTTTATTATTCCTAGGTGGTGTGAAAATATTACACCAATTGAATTTAATACCAGTAAAGATCACTATGACTACTATAGTGACGAGGAGCGAATATGGGTCAGGTCTGTAGTTGAATCAGCAGATAGATATGTGGATCTTTTGGATAAAGGCTGGAAGCCTCAGCAGGCTCGTTCTGTGCTTCCTAATAGTCTTAAAACTGAGATTGTTATGACTACTAACCTTAGAGATTGGCGTCATATCTTTAGCTTAAGAGATGCGTTACCTGCTCATCCGCAGATCAGAGAGATCATGCATCCGTTATTAACAGAATTACACACTAAAATTCCCGTAGTATTTGATGACATAGTAGGAGTAGGATAATGGATAAGATAACTGAAAAATGTCTTAATGATATTCGAATGAGAATTGCTGAGCTATTAAAAGACTATGAAGAAGAATTAATTAAAGCTGGCCGAGCAATTATCTCTCAGTGTAATATCTGTGGAGAGTATGTTGTAAGAACTAGATTTCTCAATGGGCTGATACTAGATGAGCTTGAAATTATTGAGAAAGAAAAGTCACTTAACTCTGCAAGTCTTCACAAATGCAACAATGGCTCTGTTGGCACGTTACAAGTTCTTGGAGTAGTTAATCTTAACACTGAAAGCGAATAATAATGGTTAAGTGGCATATAGATAATGATTTCACTAAGCTAGTTAGATCTAAAGATAGATTTAATGAACTTACTGATCTTGAACACAAGAGACTGTATTCAGAAGTACGTAATGTCGTACTTCAAAAAATAGAAGATAAACTTAAAGGAGAAGTTGATACAAGCGTTAACTCTCTCTTACATTGGGTACTAGGTCTTTCTGATAACAAAGCTACTGTTGCTCAAAAGGTTGCTTCGCCTGGCTCTTATGCTGACTTTGATATCGATTTCTCTAAGGAGCTTAGAGGTGAAGTAAAGCAGTATCTGAAAGGTAAGTTTGGTGAAGATCGCGTATCTGATGTCGTAACCTTTAATACGTTGGCTGCTAAGGCTGCAGTAAGAAGTGCTGCTAGAGCACTAGGTAAAGCAATTCAGTCTGGTGCGGATATTGCTAAGCATATTCCTGATGTTCCTGGTATTAAATTACAAGAAGCATTTGATGCAAGTAAGCAACTACAAGAAGCTATCAGAGAGAATGATGATGCCAAGGAGATCTGGAGAATTGCAATTAAGTTTGAGGGATTGCCTCAAGCTCTCGGTGTGCATGCTTGCTCAGCAGGAGAAGGCAATCTTTTAACTGTTGATGGCTATAAAAGAATTGATTCTTTAGATGGCACAGAAGTTGAAATTCTTACTAAAGTCGGAATAAAAAAAGCTTTAGTTTTTTGCTCTGGCATTAAGCGTATATACTCAATAAGTTATTCAACTTCTAAATATAGTGGCAATAAAAGAAAGCTATACTTTACTGAAGATCATAAGTTTTTTTATGACAAAGGAGTATGTAATGCTGGAGAATCTGTAGGTAAAAATCTAGGATATTATAATTTTAATAATCTAAATGATATGTCTATTGTTTCAGGGTGGTTTTGGAATGATGGTAATTATGATGATAGATCATCCTTTATTTACTTTACTCCAGAAAAAGATAAAGAAATGAAGTCTCTTTGTGATAATCTTGATATTATTACTCCTAGATCTAGAAGTGATATGTTTCATTTATCGAAAAAAGCTACGAATAACATTGAATTATTACATGGATCAGGATTTAAATTTAAGACAGTAGATAAAGATATTCCTATATTTAAAGATATGCAAAATAAGCTATCTTGGTTAAAAGGATTTTTATCAGCCAATGCATCTGTACAAGAGAATTCTATTAGAATAAAAATATCATCCTTTAAATTAATATGCTTTATTCTAACAGAATTAGAACTTTTAGGCATAACTGGTAGTATTGTAACTAAAAAAGGTGTGAAGCGTAAGTTTCCAAATGGAGAATATCAATGCAATGATTCTTATCAATTAGAATTAACGCGCACATCTTCTTTTCTATATAAATATCTAATAGGTTTTCTTCAGCCTTACAAGAATGATAAAATTAAAGATTGTTTTTATCAAGACATTAAGTACGAAAGAACCGATAAGGTATATGACTTTTCAGTTATTACTAAAGAAGAAGAAAGTCGAAATGGTTACATTGATGGCATACTAGTTCATAATTGTGCGTTTGTTATTTCAGACAAGCCAACTACAGAGTATGTTCCATCTATGATCTCAACTAAGAAAGATGGTGCTTCAGTCTTAACTCAGTATGAGTATTATGATGTTGAAGAACAGGGGGTTAACGTTTAAGGCTCCCTTAAAAGTTGGGAAATTGCTGGAACAACCTAAAGCTAATTAAGCTACAACGTGACTAGAAATGGTGAGCGTGAATGCTTGAAAATTAATTAGATATATGGAAAATCAGCAGCCGAGCTCCTAAGTTATTATATAATATGGAGAAGGTTCAGAGACTAAAGCTAGTAATAGTAATATTGCTAGCGGCTCCAACTAGCTATTAATTTAGCTAAAGATATAGTCCGATCATCTAGGGAAAACCTAGAGAGCTAGGCAGAAATGACCTAGCCTTAGTTTGGAATTGCTTGGACTTAAGTTATTAACAAATAATCCATTGGGATTAAAATCTAACTTATAGGGATATGCAATGAATAAAGAATTAAAAGGTGCAAACAGAGTTACTGGTAAGAAGCTATATGGTATCTCTAAAGAAGAAATTATATCAGATGTCTTAGATGTCTATAGGGATAATGGAAATAGATTAACCAGAGAAGAGTATCTATCTAAGGGGAAGTTTTCTAGAGCACCAATTAAGAGATTGTTTGGCGGATGGAATGCTTTATTGAAAGATTTAAACCTCAATATAAACTGCTCCAGGATGGACGCTACTTGTGATGATGTAGTTGCAGACTTAGCTTCAGTTATGAGTTGTCATAACGAAATTAATGCTAAGATATATAGAAAACATGGTAAGTACTCTCAGGCTATTGTTGATCGGTTATTTGGTTCATATACAAATCTTGTTGCTAGCGCAGGGCTTCCTCCTCTCTACCCTGGAGTAGGTATGCCTAAGCAGCAGATCATAAAAGGCTTAAAAGCCCTTTACGATAAGCATGGATTTATAAACAGTACGTTAATTGATACAGATTTTTATATATCATTACCTACTGTCTATAGTAAGGTTGGTCATATGGATGTGATATATCAAGAACTTGATATTGATCCTCCTTCTAGCTCAGCCCCAGGAAATGCTGTAGTAAATTTAATTTCTAAAATCATAAAAGAAAAACCTATTAAAGAATGGACTTGTCCTCAGTTAAAAAATCCTAAAACAGGAATGAGTTTATTTATAGATGGCTATTTTCCTGACTCACAAATTGCTATTGAGTATGATGGAGTACAGCACTATGAATTTACTCCACATTTTCATAAGGACATAAGTAGCTTTAGGTATCAGCAATCTTTAGATAGATTTAAAGATGCGGTAATGGATACTATGGGTATTAATATGATAAGAATAAGATATGATGAATCTGTTGATAAAAATTCTTTAGAAAAAAAACTAAGTAACAAAAATGCTTAAAGATGGACTTGCTTGGATTAAAGACTCTCGACGTTATAAAAGGCACTGTTGATCTTGTAAAGAAGACACGTAATATAGACATTGATATAGAAAATATTGATGTAAATGATCGTGGAATCTATAAAGTAATCAATGCTGGTCACAATACGGGTAAAGTATTGCTCGTGTAAAATCGCATAAATTGCTGGAAACTCGCGTAAGATAATATAACTACAACGTGACTAGAAATGGTGAGCGTGAATGCTTGAAAATATATTATTAGTGTGACGATCAGCAGCCAAGCTCCTGTTCTGAAAGGATGGAGAAGGTTCAGAGACTAAAGGTACATCCTAAGTTTATAAATATGGATAAAGCCTTACTAACATGTGAGTATCAAAGTTAAACTTATTTGATATAAGATATAGTCCGTTCTTACAGGAAATCTGTAAGAGCTAGGCAGAAATGACCTAGCCTTAGTTTTAACTTTGAAGCCTCTGTCGTTATTAATAAATAAGCTAAGGAGGCTAATCGTATGAAAAATTTAATTATTGAAGACGTAAAACAATGCTATGCTAATTGTGATGTAAATTTTACTCATAAATACTACTTGAAAAATGGTAATTTTAGTGGATCAAGGATATATAAAATCATGGGTGGATGGAATAAAACACTCAATGAATGTGAGATACCATTAAGTAATCCTTCTTTAAATGTTACAAAAAATGACTTAATTAAAGAAGCGAATGTAATCTTTGAGAGGTTCGGGTATTTAAACTCAGAGCTTCATCGTAAAAATTCAAAGTACTCACAAAAAACTATAGATAGAGAATTTAAGTCATTTTCAAAATTTATAAAAGCAACTGGCATTAAAACAAGCAGAGTACATCGTGCAAAAGATCTAACTGATATTGAAATCTTAGATGAATTAAAGCTACTTTATGATAAGTTCAATTTTTTAAATTGTACTTTAATAAAAAAAGAGTATTCAGTTTCATTAACTACATTAATAAAAAGATTTGGAAACATGTCTACTATATATCAATTACTTGACATAGAAGTAGATCCAAATTCAAATTGTTATTTCTGGAGAGCAAGCAATGTGATAAAGATATTTTCAGATTATTTAAAGGAAAAGCCGCTGCAAGAGTGGACGTGTCCTGGGTTAAAAAATCCAGAAACTACAAATAACTTATTCGTAGATGCATATTTTCCTTTAAATAACATTGCTCTTGAATACGATAGCATCCAACATTACGAATACATACCATTTATGCATAAGACTTATGATAACTTTATCTATAGGCAAAATCGTGATAAAATTAAAAATAGCTTATTGTCTAAGATGGGAATAAAAATAATTAGAGTTAAGTATGATGATGTAGTCGATGAAGACTACGTTAAGAATAAGTTAAAATTATAGTAACAAAAAAGATTTTTCAGTTTGAGTCTGATATCTTTGCAGGTGCTGTTAAGAATGTTAAACCTATGAACATTAATGAAATCAGTGACTTAACTTCCTTGTTACGTCCTGGGCCATTATCAATGGGCATGCTTGAGCAGTACATAGATGCAAAGTTTCATTCTAATAAATATAAATATAAACTCAGCGATCAAAAGTTAATTGATAAGGTGTGGGAAATTTGTAAATCTTCATACGGTCTCATGGTATATCAAGAGCATGTAATTAAGTGCTTTGCTGAGATTGGTGGATTTAATGAGATAGATTCTGATCTTGCTCGAAGAGCGATGGGTAAATTCTTGCCCGCTGCAGTATAAATACTGCATATGAACTGGGAAAAATCGGTGAAAGCGTAGTACGATAATAATAGCCTTGCTATATAGTAGAAATAGTTATTAACAAGTAGTTATCATAAGATAGCATTAAAATCTTGGAGCTAATATGAAATATAGTAACGCAGAAAAAGAGCTTATAAAAAAGCTGTATATTGAAGAAGGATTAAACACTGTAAGTATAAGTAGTGCTGTAGGTAAATCTCAAAGTGGAATTGAGAGATACTTAAAAAGAGAAGGCATTTTTAAAAGTCCAAGAAGAATTGAAATATCTAGACAAGATGTTGAAGTTATTGTTGGAAGATATCTCTTAGGTGAAACAGCTGATGAAATATATAAAGATTTCTCACTTAAGCTTAAGTCATGCGACTCTATCTTGCACCTACTTAAGAAAAATAATATCAATAGACGAGATGCAAAAAGACGCTCTGTTATAAAACATCATAATTATTTTGAGAGTATAGACTCTGAACATAAGGCATACTTTCTTGGATTTTTAATAGCAGATGGCTCTGTCATAAATAACAGGGACGGCAGAAGTGATTCTATAAGGCTTGAATTGCAGGAATGTGACAGATATATTATAGATTTCCTAGCTGATCAACTCGGTTTCACTGGAACAATTACAAAAACTAAGTGTGGTTATGTAATTGCTTTTTCATCTCAAAAAATGTCTAATGATTTAAAGAAATATGGAGTTGTAAATAATAAAACATACATTGGTACCTATCTTCCTGAATTAAAAAATAGCTTAATGCCTCATTTAATTCGTGGAATATTCGATGGAGATGGTACCGTTTACATGGATAAGAATGAAAACTTTAACTGGGGGTTTTATGGCTCAAATTTAATCTGTAATCAAATACAAGATTATCTTGCAGAGCAATTAAGCTTTAGTAAAAATTCAGTATTCAATAAAGGTTCCATTAGTATGATTTATTTGCACTCAAAAGATAGAACTCCAAAATTTTATAACTACATTTACAGTGTTGCTTCAATATTTCTAACCAGAAAGAAAAATAAGTTTGATTATTATCTAGTCAATACCGAGAGGGCACTAAAGGAAAGTGTCCTTGTAGAGCATACGAACTGAGCACTAATTCTGAGCAAAAATGTTCGCACGAGTTTCCGGCACCCGATATAAATCCAGGGTGAAAATGTATGCCGAACTTATAGCAGCTAATGACTATAAGAACTAGGGGATAAAAAGCCCTTAGGATAACAAAATTGAAGAAAAAAGAAGATGTAATGAGAGAGTTGAAGCTAGATTTTATTAGCGGTGGAAAAATTAAAGGTTATAATGAAAAAGATCTTGGCGAATTATTTAACCAGATTGAAGGGTTTTGCGGGTAAACTACTAATAATTTGAAGGTTATGCTATCAACAAATAGACAATTAAGTCTTAGGAGATAGCGTAATGATTGATGTAAATCAGACGTATTTCTTGAAAGAAAACATCAAGTATTTCAAAATTATTTCATGCCCCCTAGGTAAGAAATTATTTTTGAACAATCCTGAATATGCGGGAAAGTCCTTAGAGCTGATAGATACTAAGCTTACAGAGTAATTTGTAAGTGGCGAACGGTAATGCGTTTCGGTATAGTAAAAATTCTATCAGATTGGATGATCCGCAGAGATAGATCCTTTATGAGGATAAGCTCTCAACGACTACCAAGGGAAATCTAAACAGATAATGCTGTAGATTATTGTATAGTCTAGACCCCTAATAAATATCGGGAAACCGAGGGTATGAAACGATGGTTTCAATAGGTCGCACGCTGTTTGCTATAGCTTTATTACAGCTCGCACTGCTTTCCTTGCCAATTATTATCCCCTTGAATTTTATACTACCTTGCTTACTATTGATTCTGGTAATACAGATGACGTAAGAAGATACATCAGTGCTGTTAAGAAAAGAGGATTTAATGTCCTTGCTCCTGATATTAATCGCTCAACTGTAGATTTTACAATTGATGGTGATAATATTATCTTTGGCGTATCTGGTGTAAAGGGAGTTGGTAAAACTGTGTCAAATAAAATATTAAGAAGACGTCCTAAGAAGAATGGCTATAAAGGTTTAGGTCATTTTGTTATGCGTAATCTTGATGTGTTGAATAAGAAAGTTCTCGAACAGTATGCTAAGGCTGGCTTGTTCTCATCATTTGACGTAAATAAAGAGTCTGCACTTAATAGTGTAAGGGCTGTGCTAGAATTTATGGATAGACAAAAAGCTGTGTCTGAATATAATACAATCTTTGACATGGTTAAGAAGATAGATCTTGCTCGCTATGTTGATAGCTGTAAAATTATCCAAACAGATGTACCAGATGATTTGCTGTATGAGATTGAAACATTAGGATTTTATATAACTAAGCATCCATTAGAGGACACTACTCTTGATACATCTAAAGCTATGAGTCTTACAGGTATTACAAATCTATATCATGATAATAGATTTCTTGCTGTTGGAGCCATCTGTTCTATTGATATACGTAAAACAAGAGCTAAGACTAACATGGCTACATTCGATTTAACTACAGCAGAAGAATCAATAAGGTGTACTATATTCCCAAGATCATATGCAGACTTTATGGATCTAATTGAAGAAGGGAAAGTGGTAGTTGTAAAAGGATCAGTGAAGGAAGAAGAGGAATCTAAAACCTTTATTGCTAATCAAATCTTTGAAAACTATGAGAGTTACCTGCTTGTAAAAGAGGCGAAGGTTGATAATTTCATTAACTGGATTGATATTGATAAAGTTGTAAGCTCTAAGCCTAAAAAGGGCGATGAGCTTGGCGTGGCAGTTAATTCACATCTGTCTTATATTTTAAAGAGGTAAAATTTTATGGCTAAAAAACCAGAAGCAACAAGCTCGCTTACTCGTGAACAAATCATCAAGATGATCAAGAAAGTAAGCAAAAACAGTTGTCTTATAGGTGAACAAGAGATTACTGAGTTAAGATCAGTGCAAAAGATCCGTACTGGAGTACCAACTATCGACTACTTGCTAGGCGGTGGAATCTCACTAGGTAAGCTTACTATCTTAGCAGGCAATCCTAGTGCATGTAAATCCACAACTTCTATGCACATTTTAAAGTCTTTAATTAATGAGATTAAAGCTAGCGAACAACATAAGTTTGTTCTATGGTTTGATCCAGAAAATTCATGGGATCCTGAATATGCTAAGGCCTTAGGTGTTGATCAGGACTATGTTATCATCGAAGATAAAATTAAAGTTCTTGAGGATGCATTTGAAAGAGCTGATGAATTAATATCTATGGGCTTTATTGCTGCACTAGTTATTGATTCCTTAGACGGATTGATTCCTCGTAAGCAGGATGATAATTCCTATGGCAATACAATGGGGTCGCAAGCTGGAGCGCTAGCTATGCATTTACCTAGCCTCTATAGCAGAATGACTGAGAATGGTATTACCTCTATCTTTATTAAGCAAGCTCGTGTTAAGATGGGTGTCATGTCGAAAGGTGAAATCATTACATTTAATGGAGGCAAGGCTCTTCGTCACTTTGCTGATACTATTTTCATCTTGAAGCGTATGTCTAATCGCAACCTTAGCTATACTCCTATTCAAATTAAAGCAGAGAAGACTAGGTCTGCTCGCATGGGGCTTACGCTACAGATTCCTCAAGGGGAATGTGGATTTGATATGACTAGAGATCTTGTTGATCTAGCTATTGCTAACAACTTTATTAAGGTTGGTGGCGGCGGATGGATTGAGCATGGCGGAGAAAAAGTGCAAGGAGTAGATAATCTTCTTGAAAAACTAAAGTCTTCACCAGAATTTCTAAGTCAGCTACGTGTTGATGTGTATGAAAAAGTAATTGATGTATCATCTATCGTATGTGAGTCTCAAGGTGAGATTCTAGTCGATGATGGCATTCTTCCATCTGAAGTTTAAGGAAATATAAAATGAAACTATTATCAGCAGGCAATAAATTAATCATTGAATTATATAAAGAAGAAGACAAGACAACAGATTCTGGAATCATCTTAACTGGTGACTCTACTGAGTCTCCATCTATTAAAGGCGTTGTTATTTCTGTTGGGCCTGAGACTAGCTTTGTTCAGCCTCTTGATGTTGTGTTCTTTAAGAGAGGTAAGTCCTTTCCTATGAAGGTAGATGATAAAGCATATTTCTCACTAGATGAATCTGACGTTTTAGCAATGCTGAGGGATTAATGTCTAGAAACTATGGGACAACAAGTTCTTATAGCGCATGTGTCTTCAGGAAAGACTACAGCTATATAGCTAATGGCAAATGCCTTGGGTGTCTCTTTTGTTATAAAGACATAGAGAGTCAGCCTCCTGAAAAGAGGAGGTTGGCTTCTATGCTTGAATTAGAAGGAAAGATAAGTCCTAGTCTTTATGAAGTGCCTGTTACTCTATCTAGGTATTGTGAGCCATTCTATAATAAGACTTCTACTAAACATTCAATATATGCAATGAAGCATATACTTGAAAATGGTGGACAGGTTATTCTTAGATCATCGCAAGCAGTTTTGCCAGGTGAGATATGGGAGCTAATAAAAGACAAAAGGTATTCAAGTAATATACAGTATCAAGCTCGGTTTATGGCTGCATCAACTAATACTGGCAATGTAGTTAGAGAAATGCTGGCTCCTAATTTTAGTTCTGCGTCTGATTTGATATGTACAATGGAAAAGGCATCTGAATTTATTGACGTGGCTATGTATTTTGATCCATATATAGTTGGTATAAACAATAAAGACCTTGAGCAGCTTATAAGTGAGTTTAAGCCAAGCAAAGCTATCTTAAGGCAGCTATTTGCAACAAGTAAGTTTAAGGACTGGATTAGCTTTACTGTTAGTCGCAGGTTTGGGGCAATGCTTAATATACCTATTGTAAACCACTGGACATATAGCAATGACATACTTCTAGACTCTTTTGCTGAGGTAGTCGAAGTAGCAACTAAGAATAACACTAGTCTTTCTGTATGCGGTAATCATTTTTTAAATAGCTTAGTAGCTGAAGACAATTGCTGTCAGTTTAGTAATGCTAATGCTTTTTATAGCGGATTGAGAGTTAACTATGAGTCTACCATGGAGTAGCACACCTAAGAAGAAAGAAAAAAAGAAGTACTGGATTATAGATTATTCCTTTTATATGTATAATGGATCATTTGCTTATAGGTCCAAGTGTGCATGTCGAGATAAGAACAATGGAGAGCCTGATCCGTCATGCAGTAAGTGTAAAGGTGACGGATTTACATATATGCAATCTAAATCCGGGCATCCAATTGGTGGTTTATATACAATCTTTGCACAGATAATTGAAAGAGCTAGGCAGGGATTTGAAGTTATTACAGTATTTGATCCTCCAAAAGATCAGCTTGATAGAATGAAACTGCTTGATACATATAAAGGCGGTAGACCTTCTGTTCCTGAGTTTATTACATATCAAATGCGATATGGCGAAAACTTACTTCCAATGACTGGTGTTGATTGTTATTATTCAGATCACGCTGAATCAGATGATGTTATGGCTGCAATAGCATTTAAGCTTGCTGATGAAGGTCATTATGTTGTTGTATCAACTGATGATAAAGACTTATTCCCTGTTCTTAGTCATAAAAATATAGATATTTATAGACAGAGGAAGATGTTTACATCTAAAGATTTTCATTCTCATTTAGCTAAGAAAGAAGGAATAGAAGTAAAAGACCCTGGTCGCTTTAATGAATTCCTTGCTATCTGTGGTGATGCGGCTGATAACTTTAATTTGCTCAGTGGATTAGGCCCAAAAGCTGCTGAATGGATCATTAGCAACACAAAGAAGTCTTGTATAGAAATCTTTGATAGCCTAGATGAAGCTCCATTTAAATATCAAAAAAAACTAGTCAACTGCACTAAGCCTGCTCCTGAAGAAGGTAAGCGTCCAGTTAAGTGTCCAAGTAAGGCTTGTACTGGTTGTAAGTATATGAAATCAGATAAAAAAACAGATCTTGAGCTTAGCTTAAAGATTGCAACATTAGACTATAAGGCTGAGTATCGCAACATTAATGTTGAGCCCAATAAAGAAGAGGCTCTGCGATTACTTGAAGCATTAGATTTAAATGGTGCAGCTAGAAATATTAACTATCTATTTTAATTGGTGATTATGAATAATTTAAAACTAAAACAACTATCTATTCTATTAAGAGTTGCTGGAGGAATTATTTCGTTTGTACTGTTAACGGACTCAGCGAAAAGGAATATTGATAGCTTTAAAGAAATAAGGAAGTATAATGATTAAGACAAATGATATACGTGTTTTTATTACGCCAATTGGCCATGTTATTGGTGAGTTTGTTGAAGACTTAGAGGGCGGTAGAGTAAAAATCTCCAATCCTCTTAAGATGGCCATGGAGTCTAATGAGACTATTGCTTATAAGCCAATGATTATTAAAGAAGAATGGGCCATCATGCCCAGCAGCGCAGTTCAAGTTGAATGTGCTGAAGCTTTCACGGGAGGCTACAAGGAAGCATGCTCAAGTGTTTTTTCCAACCTAGTCATGCCAAGTATGGGACAGCAATCTGCTATTCTAAACCGTAAGTATTAATCTAAGAAAGGTAGGTGTACTATTATTACTTCTATGGAAGAATTAGTCGACACATTGCGTCTCAAGTTAGCTGATTATCTTGAGCAAAATGGAATTGAAAGACCAGAAAAGCATTTTAAATGTCTGCACCCAGGACATGACGATAAGAGTCCATCAATGAATATGCATAAGGATGGGCTGTATGTTAAATGCCATTCATGTGGCAGTTCAGGAGATATCTTTAGCGTTGCTAACTGGATCGAAGATAAGCCTTTGCTCGGGCCTGAATTTATTCAGGATAATATCTTCTACTTAGCTGATAAGTTCAGCTTAAAGTATAATATTATTAGAAGCGATGATGCAAAAGTTGCAATGAAGTATGCCTACCTTAGAGCTTATAAGATTGCCTCTGAGTATCTTATTCATGTGGCTAATGAAAATCCTAATGTTGGATTTGATAAAGAGGTTAAGCGCAGAAGATGGGCGCTGAAAGAGTCTATTAAGCTTGGACTCGGTTGTGCTGATAGTTTTAGTAACTTTATTGCTCACTTAAAATCTAATGGATTTACTGCTGACTTTATTGATATGGTAGGACTCAATAGAGGAGATATCTTCAATCAAGACGGTCTCATATTTACTGTTTACGATGAGTATAGTCGCCCAATAGCATTCTATTCAAGAGACGTTAGATTTGAAGAGAAGAAGGCTGAGCACAAGAAGAGATTAAGTAATCTTGAAATGGCTCCAGGGAAGCCACCAATGAAGTATAATAGCACTGCTAACTTTACTGGTGTATATGAAAAACCACAGTTCCCTTATGGTATTCATGATTGTCGCAATTTTCACAAAGTTATTGCTGTCGAAGGCCATGGCTGTAAACATTCCCTTAAGCTATCAGGTATTGATAATGTGTTTGCTTTGGGAGGATTGGAATTAAATGATGTTACTATTGGAAAAATGTCATCACTTGGCGTTACGAATATCGTCCTTCTGCTCGACAACGATGAAAAAGGCAAAGAGAAAATCAAGAATATTGTACGAAAGTATTTTGGTAAATCCAGTGCTGAGTTCTCCGTTATGGATATGTCTGCAGTCGCTCCTGACGTAAAGGATCCAGATGAATTCTTGCGTAAGTATAGTAAGGAAGCCTTTAAGACTATCGTAGAGAAAGACTGCCTTGAATGGATTGTAATGGATGAGCTTAGTGTACAGGATGCTGATCCTTATACTATTCTCCAAGATATTACTCCGTTAATTGCATTACAGAGATCTCCTCTTCAAAGACAGAAGACTATTAATTTAGTGTCTGAGCTTACAGGCATAGATAGATCACTTATCTCTGAAGAGATTGATCAAAAGATTTCTTGTAGCACTGAGCGTCAAGGTGAGTTTGCAATTAAGGTTATGGATGAAGCTAAGGAGTTACTCCTTATGAATCCTGAAAATATTGGTGGCGCATTCTCCTTGATTGAAACAAAGCTAAATGCGTTAAAAGAGAATGAAAATACTGAAGAGTTATTCTCAGCAAATGAAACACTTAAAGCTCTCGTTAACATGCAAGATAAGCAAGAGTGTGAGGATGATGAGCCAGTTATAAAGACAGGATTTACAGACTTTGATAATCATATTCCAATACCATTTAATGAAGCATTCGCCCTTGTTATGGGACCTCCTAACACTGGTAAGACTGCTTTATTTGACTCTCTCGCTTTAAGAATGCTTGAAGAGAATGATGACTTAACAGTCATTATTCATACTATCGATGATAGTCGTGATATCTATCTGAATAGAATGGTAGCAGCTCTATCTAGAATCAAAATTAACTGGATTAAGAGACCTAAGTATTATTTAGATAGCGATAAGTCTAAGATTAGATCTCAAGCATTTAGAAAAATTGCTGAGTATATCAAAGACGAAAGATTGATCGTTAAAGATATTACACATGGCGTGAGTGCAGAATATCATGGTAATCTAATTGGACACTATCGAGAGAGATATCCTAATAGAAACATTGTGTCTTTCTGTGATAACTTTCATAGATTACAGTATGAGGCTAGTCAGGAAATGGAAGGTCGTCATAAGTTTAGAGCTATGTCTTCTTTAATGAAATCGTACACTACTAGGTATGACTGCTCTTTATTCTGTACTGTAGAGATGACTAAGCAAGATATGTATACTAAGCCTACTAATGCTTCTGGTATTTCCGAGGCTGCAGCTTTACAATTCGATGCTAATTTGATAATATACCTATGGAATGAAATGAACTGTGAGCGTGAAGAAGCTGACTTAACCTTTGATTCTAAAGTTCCAGAGTTCTATCCTGATGACGGATATGTATATAAAACAGTGAAGAAGCCTATTATTGAAGCATTAATCTTAAAAAATAAGCTATCTGAGTTTAAAGACTCTCTGTACTTTAAGTTTCATCCTGAGCTTGCTCTATATGATGAGATTTCAAGAGATGATGTTAGAGAAATTTTAGAAGTTGCTGAGCAAAATAAAACAGATAAAGGTTCTGCCGATAGTAAGCCTTCTGGCAGCCAGAAAGTAGCTATAAACATATGATAGTTTATAAAAAACATATTGATGAATATATTATGTGTCCTTATCTATTTGGTGCTAATATACTGTCAAGCAAACAGAACATCATAAAGCTTAGTGATATGTCTTCCAAGCTCAAGAAACATATTATTGAGCTAGCGTGTTTTGAAATGCAAAACAATAGTAAGTTTAGTATTATTGAGTATAGAACTAAATTTACAAATAAGCATTACAAGAGACCATCTCAAGCTCCTACAGCTGAAAGGATTGTACCTAAGCTTAATACTATCTTTGAAGCATTTGCAAATAATACATTTATAGGATATAATACTCCTATAGATATTAGTTTGCCAGGTACATCTGTTACATTTAGAGATATAGTTGATTTTATTCTTTCTGATGAGGATGGTAACATAACTGTTGTTGAAATAGAAAATATTGATGACTTTGATAAATTTAAGCATAAGCTTAAGTATTGGCCTCAGTATTTTACTCCTTATAGTTATCTTGCTGCTCAGTTTAACAAGAAAGTTACGTTAAAGATAATTGATCCAGTTACTTTTAGTGTTATAGATGCAACCTATCTACCAGATAGATTCGATGATGACTTATCGCAACTTCGTGACCTCGGAGCTGCGATGTCAGCGCCATCACTAGTTAGAAATCTTTATAATTGTGTTAGCTGTGAGAGAAAAGAGAGTTGTTTATAATGAAAGATGTAAATTTAGAAACGTGTGCCTGTGGCAGCACTATGTTTACTGAGACTCAGCCAGTTGAAATTGAAGAGGGTGCATTAACTGTATATAATTCTCGTTCAACTTTAAGATATGGCTCGACTTCTACTGTTCCTGTATTAGAATGCTTAGTTTGTGGCCGACTCCTAGCTACTCGCACTAGCTTTGCTGGCAGGAATAGACTTGATCCTGAAGTGCAGATGTATGCTCGTTTAATAAATGTAATTACTAAACATAACGATGCGATCCGCCAGGTTGAAGACTGGCTTAAGCCTCCAGAAATTGAAGGAATAGCCTTAAAAGAGTTTGTTCCTGATTATTACACTAAGGAAGAAGTGAATGCTTTAATCTTGGAGGTAAAAACTAATGGCAAGTCAGCAGGAAAAATTAGTAGGACAACTACTAAAAAAAATAGCAAGTGACACGAAATCTCAAGTAGACTTTAGCACCATTTGTAGTAGCCTTCTCCATAAAGGTATTGTTGTAGATTACTGGATCCCTTCTCTTAATTGCGTTATTGAGGTGCATGGGGTCCAGCACTATAAGCCTAGTAGTTTTGGTAAGGATAAAGTACAAACTTTAGTCGACTTTAATAAGCAAATGAATAGAGATTCTAAATTAGTAAAGTTGTGTGATCAATATAAATTAAATTATGTTGAAATCCCTTACACAGAAAATGTTACTCATCTAGATATCTACTGTAAACTAATGGACTTCATGGATGAATAAAATAACTATTCTACAAACACTTAATAAAGAAATTAAGAAGCTTGGTAAAGATAAATCTTTAATCTATGCTGTTATAAAAGTGGAGCCTTATAGTAAATCTAATTTTACTAAATGGGGCAAGAACGGTGCTTATACACCTGAGCGAATGGCAGTGAGTGATAGAATTGTTGCTGCTGAATGCGCCAGAGTGATGGGTGAACATGGTTTATCTAAATATTCCGGTCCACTGTTTATGCAAATAGATGGCTACTTTAAGGACAGGCGCGTGTTTGATGCACCTAATCTTTCAAAGAGTATTTGCGATGCCCTAAGTGACGTTGTATACTATGACGATAGACAGATTATTTCTTGCATATGTACTAAGACGTATGCTAAGGAGAATCCTCGAATAGAAATATTCGTTAAAGAGTATAATGGAAGTCATGAGATGGTAAACGTTAAAACGCTGATTGATAAAGAAGCTGGCTTAGTTAAATTACCTAAGAAGACCGTACCAGCTAGACGAAAAGCAGTCAAGCGTATTGGCAGAAAGGTAGCTAAACGTGTCAGTGGAACTAAAGAACGTAGCAGCAAACAAACGAAGAAGTAAAAAGCGTGAAAAGAATGAGTTTAGCGTTGTAACTAATTTGGTTAAGAAATACAAGAAAACTAATAGTGAAGATGACTTACTTGAAGTAATTAAAAACCTAGAAGGTATAATTAATTCATTTACCATAATAATTACTCCTAGTAATACTTATCAGCAAATTCACATTAATCCATTTATGGCTAAATTCTTAGGCATGTTTCTTGCTCCAGAAGAGCGTACGTCTAACACATCTGCTGAAACATTCCACAAGGCTATCGCTCGATACAATTAATAGCTAGATTTAAAATGCATGATCTTGTAATAAAAACAGCAAAAGATGCTGGTGTAAATGTTATTGATGTTCCTACTAACTATAGTGACCCTGAAGAGTCTATGGAAGATGTGCTCGACAGGTTAAGTTTTAGTCCTGAGAATATCAGATATGAAGATAATCTTATTCGTAAACTGCATAACTATAATGATATATCTATATTGAATTGCAATGAAGATATATGGAAATGTTTTGCTCCGTATGAAAGGTATTTAATTTACCTGCATGACACTATGGGGTTGACAAATAGACAGATCTTAAGTATATTAAGATTTGAAAACAATGAAGAGCTCGAAGAGAGGCTCTCTGACATCAAAATGAAAAGCGAACTAATCGCTAACGAAGGAGATTGACATGACAGAGCAACAAGTACCAGCATCAAATCCAGATCTTACATATGAGCAGCGCATCTCTGCACTAGAGAATCAGCTATATGTTATCTACTTACAAGCCAATGCTATTACTAAGCTTATGCTTGATAAAGGAGTTGTTACTCATGAAGAAGTAACTAAGGAAATGGACGATCTCAATGCTGAGATCTTTAAAGTTACTAGTGATGTAATTAGTCAGACAGATGAAGCTGCAGAAGCAGTTGATGAAGCCGTAGATTCTGAAGTAACTGAATAGCTAAATAGCAACAAAGCGTTATAAATAAAGGGGAGCTCTGTTAAAAGGGCTCCCCTTTTGTGCCCTGTGGAGAGGTGTTATGACTAATAAAATTAAAGTAGAAATTTTAGATACAAGTTATGTAGACAGAATGGGCAAGGTAACTAAGGGCCCAAAGCTTCCAAAATATAATAAGCCTTTAGATTCTGGTATGGATGCGATGGCATACATAGAAGAGCCTAAGATTATGGCGCCTGGCGAGTGCTGGATGTGTCCTACTGGATTACATTTTGCAATGCCTGAAGGCTACGAGTGTCAAGTACGCTCTAGAAGTGGCATTACATTAAAGAACCAGGTAGTTGTACTTAACTCACCTGGAACGGTAAACTAACTTTTCTATAGTTCCTACGTTACTAACAGATACTTAGTAATATTACTAGGATCATGATTAAGAAGTAGTTTATATGAAAGTAGTCGTAAGATGTTTAGTTTGTGAAAAAGAAGTTGAGGTTTATCCTAGCAGAGCAAAGTCTTTCAAGACTTGCAGCTGAGAATGCATTGGTAAGCTACATTCTGGAGAGTTAAATAGTAAGTGTGAATATTGCGAGAAAGAGTTTCATTTGAAAAAGCACAGAAAGAATAGAGCTTCTAATAATTTCTGCTCTATTGCTTGTCATGCGTCTTGGGAAAGTGAAAACCAAAGGGGTAGCAATAATCCTAATTTCAGAAACAGAGAATATAATGAGGATGGATATAGAATAATCCACACTCCTACATATGGCAGCATAAAAGAGCACCACGCTGTTGTTTTTGAAGTTTTAAAAATAGATAAATTGCCAGAAGGATATCATGTCCATCATCGTGACTGTAACCGCCTAAATAATGTATCTACTAATTTAGCATTAATAATTAGCTCAGATCATAGGTGGCTACATAAGCAATTTGGCAATGCAACCTTATATGCACACTACTATAGCAAAATTACTACTGATATATTATGTGAATGGAGTAATGATCCAGAAAGAGCAAGACGACTTTTAGATTTAAACATCTTACAACAATCTGCCGTTGTAAAATTGGGTGAATTGCTGGAAAACCCTGAAGAGGATGATCAGCAGCCAAGCATAGAGAATGACAAATATGTATCTATGAAGGTTCAGAGACTAGATGGTGAGGATTGTCAAACCAATAACCCATCCACGAGCGCCCAACGCTTAGATAAAGATCCCGTTAAATATTGTAATGTATATATAAATACTGGCTGCTCACATATAGATGGCATACTGTGTGACTATAAAGCATGTACAACGTTAACAGATTATTTGAGTGATGATATAGTCCGAACTGCATGTATAACAAAATGAATATGCAGAACTATGGGATAAAGAGCCTATAGGTTAACATAATTGAGATAATGGATACAGAGGAGAAATTGGTGTCATCTTAATGAACTTAGGTAAGCGTCCATTTCGGATTGAGCCTAATGATAGAATAGCACAACTAGTATTTTGCCAGTATACACAAGCTGACCTAGTATTAGTCGATGTACTTCCAGAAACTATCCGCAATAAGTCAGGTTTTGGCGAGAGCGGATCTAAGTAACAGGAGAATAAAATGAATAGAAGTGACTTTATTGATTTCGCAGCAGAAGTTATTGGCAAGAAGAATGAGAAGTCTGCACTGTCAGCTGAGATTAAAGCAGCTAAAGATATATTTGCAGAGAAGCATGGTATGGATAAGAAGTCTATCAATGATTCCCTGAAAGAATATGAGACTTTTCTTAAAGATCAATCAAAATTTACTGTTGTTGATCGTGAAAAAGCACAAATAATTGAAATGGTTTGCTTCCCAACTGTAACAGCGGCTGATGATGCAATTGATACAGAGGAGTAATTATGTCTAAGTTTCCTAGTCAGTACGAAGAGTTCATCTACACTAGAACATATAGCAGATGGCTTGAAAAAGAAGGGCGCAGAGAAGTTTGGGATGAAACTGTAGATAGATATAAAGATTTCTTTATTGGCCGTACTCCTGACGGAGATCTACGGGCAGAGTTTCTAGCTGCTATTGAAGGCATTAGATGCTTTGAGAACATGCCTTCCATGAGATCTCTATGGGCTGCTGGCCCAGCTCTTGAACGTGAAAACATTGCAGGATATAACTGCTTCAGCTCAGACACAGAGTTTATTACGCTAAGTGGATTAAGATCATTTTCTGAGTTTGAAGATGGAGATAAGGTAAATGTCTTAACTAAGCTTGGAGATTTTAAAGAGGCCACTGTTAGATCGTTTGGCAGTCAAGCTTTGCAGAAGGTTACACTACGCCCTGGAGCTAGAACTAATGTAAGAAGAAGCATTTCAACTACACCTGATCACAGATGGATTACTAGTAATAGAGGAGAGGTAACGGATTTAAAGGTTGGAGATGTTATTCCTTCTAATGTAATAGACTGTGAATATAGAAGCTTTAATACTGAAGCATTTATTCGTGGATTTGGTTTTGGTGATGGTACGCTAGACTCTAGAGGTCGTGCTAAAATTAGACTGTGCGGAGAAAAAGACTTAGCTTATATAGATAAGTTTAAAGAATATGGACACTCTTCTTTGTGGTACCCGGGATACATGGACGGTGATGCTTTAGTTGTTTTTCATAAAGGCTATTTTGAAGACTGGAAAAAGCTTCCGTACGATAAGTTAAGTGATGTTAACTATCTACATTATTGGCTCATGGGATACTTGGCTGCAGATGCCTCTATGAATAGTGTTCAGCCAGTCTTAGCATCTCAGGATATTGAAGCAATAAACTTTGTTGATAAGATTGCGCCTTTGTGTGGATATGTAGTTACTGGTAGAAATACATTATCTTCGATGGAGACCAATTTCGGCATTAGAAAAAATCCTCTCATAAGGTTGACACTGAGAGCAGACACTAAATTCTACGTTACCAACATAGAAGAACTTGATACTGATGAAGTGTTTTGTGTTACTGAACCTGTAACTAGCACCTTTACTTTAGCTAACGGTATATTGACAGGTAACTGTGCATATGTAGCTATTGATGATGCTCGTGCATTTAGTGAGATACTATACATCTTAATGAATGGTACTGGCTGTGGATTTAGCGTTGAGAGACAGGAAGTCTGCAAGCTTCCGCTTGTACCTGATGGCTTTATTGACCTTAGCGATAACCCTGAACATGATACTATTGTTTTTGCTGATAGTAAAAAAGGATGGGCTGAAGGCTATCGTAAACTAATTGACCATTTATATAGAGGAATTATTCCTCATATTAATACAGATAAGATCCGCCCTAAGAATGCAAGACTGAAAACATTTGGCGGACGAGCAAGCGGTCCTGAGCCTCTCATTCAATTAATGAAGTTTACTTCTAATATCTTTGTTAATGCTGCTGGTCGTAAGCTTACATCCATTGAGTGTCATGATATTGCATGCATGATTGCTAATTGCGTAGTTGTAGGCGGTGTTAGGCGTAGTGCTGGCATTAGTCTATCTAACCTATCTGATATCCGCATGCGTGGAGCTAAAGACGGAGAGTTCTGGATACATCAACCTCAACGTGCTCTATCTAATAACTCTGTAGCATATACTGAGAAGCCTGAAATGGCTACGTTTATGGATGAGTGGATGGCTCTTATGAGATCTGGTAATGGTGAGCGAGGAATCGTTAACCGTGAAGGATTGCAGAAAACTGCAGCACTACTAGGTAGAGATCCATTGGCAAGCTATGGAGTTAATCCTTGTGGTGAGGTAATCCTTAAATCTAAACAATTTTGTAATCTTTAACTTGCAGAGACTTCATACAGTAATGTATGTCGAAAACTAGGTGAACTGCTGGAAACCCTGACCGTTTAAAGACGAAGGCAATCAGCATCCAAGCCTCGAAAGAGGAAGGTTCAACGACTATCCCGACAGGGAGTACGCTCAAGTGAGCGGAAGCGCCTAGCCCCCAGCAATGGGGTGATGATATAGTCTAAGCTATATGGAAACATATAGATGGGTTATAAGCTATTTGTAGTTATTAGCACTATGTAACAATGTAAAATTACATAATTAACTAACAGGAGCTTATAATGGAATTAATTAAAAATCGAGAAGGTTATCTTGTTTCAAAAACTCATCGACAATGTACTAGTTGTGGAATGATATTTGAAATTACAAGTAAGATGACTATGTGTAAAGTGTGTAATAGCAATAGAGTTAAGTCTTTGACTCCTGAGTGGAAAATGCATCAAAGAGCTAAAATGCGATGCAAGAAATCAGGACTAGAATTTAATATAGAAGTTGCTGATATAGTGATACCAAATAAGTGTCCTGTGTTAGGAATCAATATAAATATGAATTCTGGAAGGTCTGGAGTCTATAAAAACTCACCATCCTTAGATAGAATTGATAATGATAAAGGATATACTAAAGATAATATCCAAGTTATCTCTCAGCTAGCAAACTCAATGAAGGGTGCTGCTAGTAAAGATGAGCTATTACAATTTGCAAAATGGATTAATAATTTTTATTCCTAGTCCCTGGTGGAACCTAACGACTTCCATTGAATATAACTGAGCGAAATTGTTGTTTCTGCATCTGACACGCTAGATGACTTGAAGCTTAAGGCTAAGCATGCCACTATTCTCGGTGTCTTGCAGTCCACTCTTACTGACTTTGGGTTTCTTCGCAAGCAATGGAAAGATAATTGTGAAGAAGAGCGTTTACTAGGCGTTAGCATTACTGGTACGTGTGATCATCCAATCCTTCAAGTTGATGATCTTGATGCTAGAAGATGGCTAAAGGAAATCAAAGGCATTACTCATAGCACTGCTGCTGTATGGGCAGAAGCTCTTGGTATTAATTGTCCAGTAGCTATTACTGTAGTCAAGCCTAGCGGGTGTACATCTCCTAGGACTAAAGTTCTTACAAGTGAAGGTGTTAAGTCTATGGCTGATATCTTTACTGAGAACGGCATTGATAACTTAGAAAGCATTGAGGCTGGTACTTGGATTAAGCCTACAATTAATACTTATGTGTATGACGAGAATAATGATAAGAAATTAGTTACAAGCCTTTTTGTTAACGGCATGTCTGAAGTGTATGAGATTGAGTTTGAAGATGGTAATTCATATAGATTTACAGCTGAGCATAAGCTCAAGACTACTAGTGGCTGGAAGAGATGTGATAAATTAACTGAAGACGATGAAATTGTAGGCTTTTAATGTTAAGCCCTCTGGTACTAGTTATTAACATATTATTAACTAAACTACTATTGGAGGGCTTATGTCTTTAAGAAAGAAATTTACTGATTCTTATGGTGATATACCAAATGACTATGAAGTGCATCATATTGTACCTAGGCATGATGGCGGTACTGATGATATGAATAATCTTATACCTTTATCAAAAGAAATGCATAAGGCATTTCATTTAGATAGATATAATAAGCTTGGTGACTTTAGGGATTTATGTGCCTATCACATGATAGGGTATAATTTTTCTGAGGCACATAAGATATCATCAAGCTTTGACGGTAAAGTAGGCGGTAATAAAGTTAAGGAAATTCAAGTCGGAATATTGGATCCTAAATATAAAGATGAAAGAATTAAATGGGCCTCTCTTGGTGGTAAGGCAGCTCAGGCTACCTTAAAAGAAAAGCAATTAAGCTCTTTTTATAATCCTGAACTTAGATTAAAGGCCGCTTCTGCTGGAGGAAAGGTTGGTGCCTTTACGATGCCTGAAATTCAAAGAGCCAATGGAAAAAAAGGTGGAGCTAACAATAAAGGCTTTGTTTGGCTAAGTAATAAGAAAATTTCAATAAAGTATACCGCTAAGATGCAGCAAGATAAGTCAACTGAAGACTTTCTTAGAGAAAATAGTAATTTCAAAAGAGGTAGATTAAAAAATAATGAAAATAAAATCAATTAAAAAGCTAGATCCCGAGCTCACTGTTGATATTGAAGTTGAAGATACGCATACATACCAGCTCGATAACGGATGCGTCTCTCACAACACAGTGTCTCAATTAGTAAACTGTGCATCTGGATTACATCCTCGCTACAGTCAATTCTATATCAGAAGAGTACGTGTTACAGCTGGTGATCCAATTGCTACATTCCTAATCAGCAAAGGCGTACCTTACAATCCTGAGGTTAATCAAACTTTAGCAACGTGTAATACGCTAGTCTTTGAATTCCCTGTTAAGGGGCCTGAGAGCGGCTCTATTGAACGTAACGATAGAGATGCGATACAACAGTTGAATTACTGGAAAATGTTTAAGGAAGAGTGGTGTGATCACAATCCTTCTGTAACTATTTACGTAAAAGAACATGAGTGGATGGAAGTAGGAGCATGGGTCTACAAGAACTGGGATTATGTAGGAGGACTTAGTTTCTTACCACATGATGGCGGCACATATCCATTAGCTCCTTACGAGGAAATTAATGAAGGCATGTATGATAAGTTAACTGCTGATATGCCTGTAATTGATTTTACTGAACTCTCTGAATATGAAGAGAAGGATACTACTCAAGGTAGTCAAGAATATGCTTGCTCTGGCGGCAATTGCGACTTTAGGTAGTTATTAACAGGGGAGTAGAGAAATCTGCTTCCCTGTTTTATTAAGGAGACTAACATGAGCAGCATAGCCTTATTCTTTGCACGTAACTGGAAACCTATCTTGATCGGAGTAATAATCTTAGCACTATGTGCTGGGCTAATAGGATTTGGTATGAGATATCAGTCACTCAAAGGCCAGAAAGAATTACTAGGACAAAAGATAGTATCACTAGAGTCAACACTAGAACAAAAAAACCAAAAGATTCTCGCAAGAGATGAGAGAATCAAAACACTTAAATTAGCTAATGATATAACTAAAGATAGCTTAGCTGATTATGTAGAGCTATTCCAGCTACTACAAGTAAAAAGAAACGAATTACAAATCAAGTACAATGGCTTGCTTGAGGAGGTAAATGATGCAGTTATTCCAACAAATACTAAAGGCACTATTAGTGAGCCTTATATTGTTATCCCTGGCGGGGTGCCTAAAGAAGCCTTGCCTAGATCCCCTTCCCCCTGAGATCATTATAATCGAACCTGAATATAAGATTTACCCTATAGAACCCCTAGAACCTCTTGAACAAATAACCATATACCCATTAGATGAACCTAATATTATTGGTGGGATTAAAGAGAATGATGTAAAAGCTATACAACGTAATACAATAAGAGTTGTAAAGTGGGGGATAACAAATCAAACAACCATCGAAGTAATAAATAACCAAGCTATTGAGCATAATAAAGAAAAAGGGACTGGAGAGTAATTCTCCGGCCCCTTTTTTATTTAAGTTAATAAGTCAACCTCTCCATTCTTAGCTTATGCTACTGTTAAGCCTAATTTAAATTCCAGCCCTTAAGCTTAATGCATCTCCTGGTCTGCTCGAGATTGCTAGCGCTAACCTTGTATACTACAGTGTCTTTAGTCCAGCTTATAATGCTTCCATTGTTTTCATTAACACAATTTCTTATGTCAGAGCTAAAAGAACCGCTCTGATAGTTGTAGTTATCTTTACTGAAGCTTAAGCCTGTCACGCTACAGCCTGAAATTAAAAGTAAAGCAATTATGATAATGCTAGTAGTAAAAATTCTCATCTTATCCTCCTAAATATCCTGATCAGGCATCATCAACGTCTTAGCTACATTACTCGTTTGACCATAGTCGGCAAAAAATGATATTTGCTTAACGCCATAACTGTGTGCCTTGATTATATAGTCATATATTTCTTTTGTAGTTGGCGAAGTAAGAGTCACGTTATAACTCACCCTTGCGTCTAGTTTGTCTTCAACAAGCTTAACGATTTCAACGAAATCTGTGAAGCTCCAATCACTATCAACTTTTACGTTTCCTGATTTTATAAGATTGTCTTTCTCTGTTTGAGTTAAGCAGGAAGTAGTAAGTTTATCAAAATATGAAAATAGAGTAGGACTACATTTCCCAACCGCACTTCTAGTGCCAGTTGGTGAGAAGGCAAAAATTTTGACATTATTAAACTTCAAAATCTCTGCCTCATTTGAATACTCTTTTAGCTTATCTAATATGTTGCCCAGTAAATCTAAAGCCTCTTTTGATGGAAAATCTATCTTAAGCATGCAACATAAATCAGCTAACCCCATTAGTCCTACACCAATAGATCTCCTACTTAGGCATACAGATCTCTGCTCTTCTGTTATATATGGATTTATGTCAATCACTCTATTTAAGAAACTTACAGCATCATAAAAACTTTGCCTTAATAAGCTGTAGTCAAACTCAGAATTAACAATAAATTTTGTTAAATTTAGAGAAGCTTCTGGTATGCCCTCATCCTTAACACAAGTGATTTCTCCACAAGGTGCTATTATATGATCTTCTTCAATTTCAAAGATTAGACCAGGCCTCGAATGTTTCGATATTATCTCTGATATTATTTCTAATATCTTCCTGGCTGCTATGCTGAAAGGATTTTGACCTTCGGTCTCAATCAACATATGCTCATCATTTCTAACTTTATCGAAGAATGATGAGTTTAGCTTTACCTCAGGCATTCCAACTAAAGTTTCAATCCCCTTTAAGCATATTATAGACTCAATTGCACCAGGGGAATCAATATCAATAGTTACAGCTACTGCACCATTTCTAACTCCTCTAACTCCTTTTTTATGCGGAGTGAACCATACTAAACTTTGCATTATTGGAATCATATCTGCCAAGCCAAATGCTTTTAATGGGACTGATGCAGTTAAAGGAGCATTGAAAGATGCTCCAGAGAAGTTCTGCAAAAGCTCTCCAACTCTAAGCATTTTTATTACTTCATTATTTGTATCAATTGTATAGAAAGCAAAAAGCTGTTTATTGAGTTTTAAGTTTGCAAAAAAGCTAGTGTTTGGTACAAAGTGCCTATTTTTAAAAGATGCAGTTACATACTCTTCTCCCATCTTCTCAGTTATCGTATCTAGTATTTCACTCCAGCTACAAAATTCCTGAAAGCCTGTATCTAAGACTGTCTCTCGCAGACAGTGAGCTCCTCCAAAAGAGTTATATAGCTCAGGCTTATTGTGAGTTACCTGATTCATTAAAATATATTCAGCTGTAGTTATCATTTTATCTCCTTAGAAATATTCATAAACATCTATATCGTAAGCACTAGCAACAGGCGAATATTGCGGAGGAATAGCGTACTTAGTCCCTACGCCCCAAGCTCCTAAGCAATAATTTCTTAAATACAAGCTAGCATTATCGACCTTATGATTTACACCGTAAAAAGCTTGATACGGACAGGCTCCTTCAGGCATAAAAGAATTTATTACAGAGTTATTAATGCTAATAACAGGCGTATTTACCAATGGAGTATCAAAGTTTAAAGTTACGCTAGTTTTTAATGTTCCGGAAAATGACTTCACATATTTTAAAGTCTTAACGCCACTATCAAATACCAAGTCTTTATTCTCATCCCATATTCTTAGACCATGAGTTTCAGCACTCTTCTTACCTCCTTGCGAGAAAATAAATACCTTATGAGCAAAAGTACCTGGCGGAATAGGTGCACGACTTATAGAGATTCTATCCCAATATGTAGGACCTGACTTCCATACACTACAGCTTGTATAGTTATATTCATCAGTATTAGAAACAAATACTAATGGCTTTATAGCATAGTTATCTATTGATATTGTTGTTGTTCCCCAGCTGTAATCATGGGAATATTCTGTTGTAGTGGTAGTGTTTATAATCTCCTCAAGATGTAAAACTTTATTGTTAATGTTTAACGTCTCATCTCCTGCATCATTAGTAACGCGTAAACCAAAACTCATAGCTATCTCCTTAGTATATGATAACTCACAACGTGACTATACGTGAAGGCAGCAGCAATATGTATAGTTATCGAGTTTTTAGTCACTGTAGACCATACTCCTCCAAAAGGCACTGCACTATACTCTAAATGGACCCTAGGAACATAAGGTAGGGCTTCAAATGTATGTGTTTGCTGTGAGGTTAATACATTACTAAAAGTCATAGATCCCTCTGTGTGTACCCTGAGTAAATGAGTACTTGGATCCATTTTAATGTCACCATCTGAATTTTTAATTAATAAACCAAAATTCATATTACGATAAGTCTCCTAACTGTACTCTGAGTCTGCCTGCTACATCATATACTTTTACAGTGCTATTGCTTATTTCCATTCTAGCTCCACTGAGTGCAGATTTAATTGTTACGTTGCCAAATGAATCTACAGAAAATTTAGGTGAAACCCCTGGTATATTTATACTAGATCCAGATATTGCTCCGCCACTCATTGTCGATGCACTCATTGTTGATGCACTTATGCTTGATGCACTGATATTCGAGGCACTTATGCTTGATGCACTTATGCTTGATGCACTAAGCGTGCCTCCTGTTATAGTTGGCGCGTCTACTTCTGAAGCAGTAAGCTTTCCTTTAATATCCAGCAAAGCACCATCCCATGATATGTAATTAGTTCCATTGCCTATCCCGAATTTAGCTACTCCTGATACATTCCCCATGTATACACCGCTAGTAGTATCTATATAACTATCCTTACCGGTTGTACGTATCGATGCGTTTGCCCCTAGTATTATACCACCAGTGTCACCTGTAAATCCAGTCTCAAATGAAGTCTTAGTATTATCTGAACCATCTGCTACTGTAGTCCATGCTCCCCATGTAGTGGTGCTTGTGCTCTTTCTCTTATAGTAGTTGTCTCCAGAATATGCAGTCTGAACAATTGCGCCGCCTGACACTGAACTCCATGGAACATTATTAACCAGCTGACAATATGTAGTTCCTGTAGGTGCTCCTATGACGCTTGATTGCTTAAACTCTGTATATACACCTGAGCCTTTAGTGTAGTAAAATGAAGGAGGAGAGTTGACGGATCTTGTATCAGGACTTGATAGTCCTGCAGCCTTATTGCTGCTTGTTATATCAGCTCCTGCTTCTGCTGTAGATTGATTTAGTTTTACTATAGTTGTCTTATCTGTCAATCCAGCAGGAGTTGTAATAGTTATAGCTAACTGCGTATTAGATCCAAAAGAAGCAGCTGTTAATATTTTTTGATTTCCAGTACCAGTAATAATAGATGGAACAGATGTCCACGTAACTGTTTCTGATGTATTTTGTCTTACTACATCTAATATAATATCAGACTGACCACCATCTAATATGTCATCTGTGAAGGTAAATGCTTGTTTTGAAGTAACTAGCGATATAACAGGTCCTGGCAATCCGTCTATGCCAATTGATCCATCCTGACCGTCAACACCAATTATACCAGCCTTAGATTTTGTGAGAGACTGGACTCTATTGAAGTCAAATGATTCTCCATGTATAGTCTTGCCTATAACCCTAAAAGAGACAGATGCAACATCAGCAGTCATTGAAGATACAGTTCCAGCGAACGCACTCACGCCTTGGTCAGACAAAGAGCCTGTAGTCACATCAGAGCCTGTTGAGATTATTTTCCATGTGCCATTTGATGTACCAACTCCATCATATTGCAATGCTGTTAGTCCTTCGTATACGTATATTTCTGTACCTGATCCAGTATATGAGGTTACAGTACCGTCATTTAGAGCTGGAACAGTATGAGACTCATTTGATAAGATGCAAGCTATCGGACTCTCTCCTGACTTACCTTCTATCCAGCTTGTACCATTGTATGTAAATATTTGTTTGTCAGAATCCCTTATCCATATAAAACCAAACTTAGAGTTAATCTCTAGAGGTTCATTCTCTTGATATATAGTAGTATTATTAGTAGCGCCATCTAAAGGCAAGTTAGTCCATCCAGCGCCAGCCTTAACGTCCTCTATTGTTAAATTTGCATTTGATATAGTGGCTAGGCCATCGTCTTCTACTAAAAAACCACCACTACTAATCCAACTAGAATCCTTGTTGGCATATACTGCTTGTATATATGCAGTGTAATCTCCTCCATCCTGAAGAATGACATCCTTGAAGATGAAGGAGTATGCATTATTCGAGCCTTGTACGTTAGCAAATGTTTTTGATACAGACTGTACATCTGGAAGATCCGCATCTTGACATACTGCTATATTAAATCCTTTCAGGAAAACAGTATCTCCTGCCCAGTTCCAATCTATTTTTACTGACTTTACTAACATATAAACTCCTTAAAATTAACCATTTAGTCTATCAATATATTTCTTGCCAGCCTGCAGTGTAGCCCTAGCTTCACTCAGATCAAAGTCTTCACCTAGTCTCTCTGTTAATAAGTCTCTAACTAGTGCAAGGATAATTTTTATTACTGGACCATCAAGCCACTCTAAGTATAGTGGTAGCTTAATTATCTCATCTAACATTAATGCTGCTGCATCTAAGCCTTCCTCTGTCTTAAAGTCTTTTAGGTCTGCATCTAAGTCAGCAACCACTACGTCGACAGCCAAGAGTAAGTTTGATGCTAGCTCACTAACCTTTGGTATGTTTCTTTGTATGTCTGATAGGGAGTTCCATTCCTTAAACTCATCTATTGATTCAATAAGCTCAGATCCCTCTGTGAAGAATTGCATTGCCTGTTCTTTAATTTTCTTTACATTTGTATTCATTGTAATCTCCTTATATTACTTGCATTATTATGATATATCCTTGCAGGGGTTTGGCTCGAATGTAGCGCCAGTAGAAAAAGCCACCCAGTCAGGGTCATCTATTGGAACCCACCCAGCTATAAACTTTTTCAATATATTCTTAAATCTACTAGGTCTCTCTGGATAGCCTGTAATAGTGTTATAAATATTACTAAAACATACCTCTTTTGGTTTATTGTTTTCTATCCATAATGTGTACAGCACATCTGCCTTAGCCCAAAGTGCTAACACAGTCTCACTGGCCCTAGCCCTTGGTGTCTGCCAAGGACGTATATTATAAGACTTTATTCTAGTACCAATCTTTGCCCTGTGGTCAGCACCTTTATCTGTTAAGTAGAACTCTTGTATTCCTTTCGCTATTTTCCGGCAATCTTCTTTGGTTCTTGGTATACCATTTAGGGCACTTGTACGGCCGGTCAAAGAATCAGATATTTTCTTCTTAGTTTCATCTGTTAAGGTTACCCCGTACCTCGAGTTACCTTCCCCTTTACACCTGACAGACGAACTAACCGACATTGCCCTCTTTGCCTCTTCTGTATGCTTTTTACCTTTGAAAAACGATACTTGTCCTATACGCATGTCTGACATCTTTTTACGTATTTCAGGTCTGCATGCCGGATTATTTTTACCTCTCTGACCCAGTGAAAACTGCTTTTTAAGTAGTTCATAGGTTCTTGAGGATATCCCCAGATCCCTGTTTTTGGTTTTGTCTATAGACATTTGGTACACAGCGAAAAATAAACTCTTGTTACCCTTATGCATTTTTACTAACAACCTGTGTACTATGAAATGCTCTCTACCCGTCAGTAATACTAAATTTGCTTTATCGTTCAGTCCACCAAGACACTTTGGTACTATGTGATGCTTTTCATAGTACCCTGTGAGTTTCTTTTTATCTAAACCCCTACGGGTACCTCTAGTAATAATATCATTATAAATATTTTGATAGGTCATGTTAGTTGATCGACTTCCCAGGATTTATTTCACAAGTACATCCCTTAAAGTAATCCCACTCATCTTTTTCAACTAAACCATCGTGACTCAGCTTAATCTTCCAACCTATCTGAACAACTATGGCTCTATCTGATGTTCCCCACCTGCGAACCCAGTATAGCATAGGTCTTGGTAGCCAACCGCTTTTTGGTTTTGCATATAGAATCTGAAAGCCGCAGTTATCGAAGTCATCCCTAACATAATCTTGCCCGACTAATTTGTGGAATGTGAACTTACGAATATCAACGCCTATGACAATACGCTTCAGGTAGTTATAAGGATTACGTACACCCGACCACCACCACATCTTGAACCACGAAGGAACCCATGTAGGAAAATAAGTATTCCAATACCAACCACGCGAGTCGCCAGACAAAAAATCCTCTGGGTTGCTGAACCACTTTAGCCAGTCAGGTAATCGGTATTGATATACGCCCTCCGCAGGTTCCTTGTACTGAGTAAACTCAATATACTTAACTGGTTTCTTGAAAGGTAAACCAATAGCTACAGCGACCATAGGCAACAGTATAATACCCAGAATTATATATACAAAAATCATTTAATCCTCCTTCGGATTGTCTGCTTTAACTTGTTTACATTTGTCGATGTATGATTGCCTTGCTTCCTCATCACCCTTAACTACTGCATC